TGGCAATGTCACTGAAGGCCGAGCCGTCAGTCCACACAAAGCAGAAAATGTAGTTATAGTCGTAATAGGCGGAGCGGAGCCACCACCAAGCCGTGCTGCCGGTAGCGCTGTGTCTATACGCAACCTTACTGTTACCTTTAGAATAATACTCATATCTCTGCTGATAATTCTGCTCGTAAGAGTTTGCATATGTACGACTGCCCTGAACCTCATATTCTGCAAGCAGCCATAGATAGTCCATAGTAGCAGTTACATAGGAACTCTGGTTCCCACCTCCGTTTGCGGTATTGTCCGTAAACTTAGTAACGGACTTCATGACAGCTCGCAAATCGGAAGGTAGTGCCGCCATCAGGCTGTTGGCAAGCGGGCTTGTCGGCGAGTTAGTGTTACCTAACAAGGTCTTGCGCATATAGCTATTATTCCAACCGCCACTATTACTGTTGTTTGGATTCATATTAAAATAGCCATTGCTACTCTGATAGTTGTTATATTGACTATCTACAAGCCCGACCATCTTCCCGCCAATTTTTCCAATTTGGAAGTGGATTCGGTTGCTTCCCTCACGAGAACTATTGTGATTAAACCCAATAATAAACGCATCAATGGAAAGATTGCTGAATGTAAAATTACCAACCTTACCATTGATTACGATGGTCTTGGTATCACCGATATCCCAATAGTTATCGCCCTGCCCGCTATCAGAAACTGTCTTAATAACAGACCAATCGTTCTCGTTCAGTGTATTGCTGACGAATTTAGCATTGACCGTCACGGTCTTGTTTGTCGGAGCATTGTAGTTATTGTCAGCCGCAACCTTAACTGTAATCGTAGTGTCACCACTCGTCTGATTTACATTGTGAACAGTAATCACATTACCGCTGACGCTTGTTGTCACAATTCCAGTGTTGTTTGATTGTGCCGTAATTGCGCCTGTGCCTGCCCGTGTTACGGTGATTTGAGCTGTCGGATGCTCCATATCCAGCGTAACCGTTGTGGGGTTTACACTCAGACTGCCAGCGGCCTTATTGATCGTCCAGTTTACCTGCTTTGCCGCAGTAGTCTCGTCGCTCCACATATAATCGTCCTTTGGAGTAAACGATGCGCTGTAAGTACCGGCGTTTGTCTGGCCTGTAACGCTCAAAGTCATCTTGGCTGTATCATAGTTACTCCAAGACGGAGTTTGTGCGCTGCCGTTATAAGTAAGAGATCCACTCTGAGATGGAACCGTGGCAATCACCATGCGGTTAGCTTCTCCACTTATTCTATTACTTGCGTTTACATTTACCGCGCCATCGGTAGTTTCTGGGAAGAACGACACATAATAGGTTGTGCCATTTGTAAGCCCAGTGACAACCAGAGGATTGCTTGCGTACTGATTTCTCGTGGTAACAGCGAGTGTGTATGCCGCATCTTCATCATCTGGGCTGGTTGCATATCCGCCGGCCTTAACCACAACGGTGGTCTTCTCCCATGTCGCAAGAGTAAGCCCATCTTCTACGATGGTAGCCGCTGGGTCTGTCCACTTCACCGCAAGCTTGCCGTTACCGGCAGGGGTAGCGCTCATACCGGAAACATTGCCCAAAACCGGGGCGTTAGGAGTTGCGGTAAATTCGCAATCTTCATTTTCGGTATAAGTATTGGTTGTTGTGTATGGGAAGAATTTATAGTAGTAAACCGTACCATCTGATAGTCCGCTATCGCAGAAATACTGATTCTGATACTGGTTGCGCACCTTGCTGTCTACGACAACCGTGCCGTCTCGTCTGCTTACTGGCATAGAGCCGGCTTTGCGAACAAGCAGCGTACCAGCCCATTCAGCCAGTGTAGACTCTGCTACAACCAGGTCTTCAGGGTCAGTCCACTTTACATATACCTTCCCATGCGATACTTTGGTGGTAATATTAGAAACAGCGGCGAGCTGTAGCCCTCCGCCGCCAGTTCCGCCACCTGATGGAAAGTTAGATACAATAGGCATTTAGATGTCCCTCCTTTATCCTAAAAGAATCACTACAACGGGGATGTCCAAATCGGGCATCTCGCCATCCGCCGCAATCGTAAGCTCCCCTTCGCTTTGCCCGATCACAGCAAACTTCGCCATTCGAGCTGCGTCCCGTTGTTCAATCGTTGCATTCTGCGCGACAGAGATAAATCCATTTTGCTCACTACCAAGCCCTTCCAGGGAAATGGTTTGCGTGAATGGTGAGTCAATACCGCTCCATGCAGAAGAAAGAAGTGTTGCGGTCAGGTTTCCGCTTTTCTTCGCCATAGTCCCAAGAGCTGTATCGATCTTGACCATGTTGGAGTTATCAGAACCATTTATCTTTTCACGCCACGCCTGAAACTTCGTGGAAGCATCATCTTCCAAATAAAGCCCATAATTAGGGGTCTCACTCATCGGCTACACCCCCTTTTAATGCAACAAGATAACTACGATTGGAATATCACAGGTTGGTACATCACCAAATGCCGCAATCGTTAATGTCCCATCGCTCTGACCACACACATAAAGCTCCGCTTTCTTTGCCGCTTCTAATTCAGCGTCGGAAATTGTTTGGGTAACGCCGGCAAAACCATCGGTATCAGCGGTGATCCCCTCAATGGCGACCGTTTGCTGGCCGGACACCCATGCGGATGCAAGCAGGGTTGCAGATACATCATTACTGCCTCCGCCCGGTTGGTTAATGCGATGTCTCTTCTGGACTCCGTTATCCTCAGAATCAATATAGAAACCGCCATCATCAGGGGTAAAATAGGCATACCCGTCGTGGAATGGGGTCACATCTGTAGAGATTCTGGAACTATCGCCTTTCAAAATCTTAAAAAGAGCCATTTATTTTCTTTACCTCCGTTCTACAGAGAAAATGAAAAGGGGCGGGTAATTCCCGCCCCCAACATGGGAAATCTCGAACTTGCTAACTTAGATTAGAAGCTGCCCCAAGTCAAAGCGTTTGTCACATCGCTCATGGTAGCAGCCTTGTTGCTGGTAGCATTGTACTCGGTGTTGAACACCAGGTTATCCTGCTTGCCAGCCAGAGCTGTAGACAGGCCAGTAACCTTAGACTGTGCGATCTCAGGGATGTCAGCAGCCACCAAAGCCCGACGGGTAACAACAACCTTACCGTCAGTCTCAGACACAGCAGAAACAACCTTGCCGTCAACAGCGGTGTCCTCAACATCCAGTGCGGCAATGGCATTGGTGATATCAGACCCTACAGCCTTACCGTCCAAAGCAGCCTGCAAACCGTTTACCTTTGCAATCTCCAGAGTTGGGATATCGTCGGCCACCAAAGCACGACGGGATACCGCAATCTTACCGTCAGTCTCCACAACGGCACTTACGACCTGACCAGCCACGGCCTCGTCAGGTACATCCAGACCATTGATGGCGGTGGTGATGTCGGCGGGAGTGGCCTTAGCGGCCAGAGCGTCAGTCAGCCCAGCAATCTTAGACTGAGCAATGGCTGCGTCTGCGGCGATATCAGCGTCCTTGATGCTGCCTTTCACAGCATAAGAAGTCTCATCGCCAAGCTCACGCCATGCAGAACCGTCGTACACATACTCCTTAGCGTTGTATGTTACAACATCGCCCTTAGCCCATGCGCCCTCGTGTCCGGCAACAGTAGGCTCGCCCTCAGCAGGATCGGTAGTGGAGTTGCCCTCGTAGTGCATAGCACCAGACAAATCCGCCACAGCATTCTGCACATCCGTCATGGTAGCAGCCTTGTTGCTCTCGGCATTATAGGCGGTATTGAACACAACGGTATTCTGCTTACCAGCCAGCGCAGTAGTCAAACCTGTTACCTTAGACTGGGCAATCTCAGGAATATCATCGGCTTCCAAAGCCCGACGACTGACGGCAATTTTACCATCAGTCTCAGATACGGCAGTTACGAACTGGGTTGCAACCGCAGAATCGGAAACATCCAAAGCGGCAATAGCATCGTCAGCGTGAGACTCAGCGGCGCTCTGAGCAGCAGAAGCTTTCTCATCGGCATACTTCTTAGCGCCCTTGATAGTATCGGCAGTGGAAACGTCCTCTGCGGTGCCAATCATAGCAGTCTTAGCAGCATCAATGTCGGTAGCTACCTGAGTAGAGTCTGCCTTACCATTGATCTTAGAAGCCAGAGTAGCCTCCAGGTCGGCCTCAGCCACCTCATCCTTGGAAGCCAGATCGCCCAAACCCTCGATAGAGCCTGCGACTACATCGGAAATCTTCTCGTCAACATACGCTTTTACATTGGCATATGGAGTACCCTCGTCAGAGTTACCCAGCTCACCAATAGCAGTGGAAATTGCGCTGGAAACATCAGAAGCGGTGGTATAAGTAGCGCCCTTAGTCAGAGTGATCTTACGGGAACCGGCATCGTATGCGGCAACAGTCACGGCGTTACCATCGCCAGTTACCTCAATAGAAGTAGCGCCAGTGTCAGGGTTAATTTGCACCCACTCAGAGCCATCATACTTAGCCAAGATATTCTCAGCGGTAGCATAGTACAGAGCGGTAGTGCTTGGCTTCTTGATAGAAGACAAAGCAGCAACATTGGCAACCTCCTGGAAATCGCCAATGCGAATACGGGCAGAATCGCTTACATCAAGATAAATAGCCCGCTCATCTGTGGTTACATAGAAAGTACCCTCAGCATAAGTTACAGGTAGATTAGTCAAAAGACCTTTCTTAAAAGCAACAGTAGCCATAATTTATATTCCTCCTTATAAAATAAAGTCCCAGCGGTCATTCCGCTGGGCTATTTCTTACATTTCTTGCCATGTAAAAAGATTTGCAATAGCGGTTACATCGCCTTTTGTTGCAATCTCGTGGTTGGGGTCATCCGCAACATAACCATCGGATGCTTTATCCTCCGCATTATGATAGAAGATACCCTTGCGATAAACATTGATACGGGAGCCGATCCAGTTGCCGTCTACATTTTTGTCGGCGTAGATCTGCGCAACCATGCCGTTCTCGCCACCATTGTTCACGCCCACAAACGACTCAGTGCCGTCCTGGTGGTGGTATTTTGCGCCGCCGCCTGTAGGCTCGTTGATGATGATCGCCTTACCGCCATCGTCGTTCACGATCTCTTCCACAACAAAGTCGCTGGTATCAATCAGATCCTTTGTTGGGATATAGATGTGGGAAGCGTCAGGATCGCTTAGGACAAGCTCAATATAGGTGTCTCCGATTGCAGCGCCAGAATATGGGTTGTCAGCCTCTGTGACCACCTTTACACTACCGCTCTGCACCACGAGATCCTTCGGGATGTTGATTGCGTCTCCAACATAGCTATCGCCAGAAGCAGTAGACTTCTTCAGACGATATGTAGCGGAGTACCCCTCTGTTGCGGCACTAAGCTTTTCAATGGTGTAAGAGTCGTTGTTTGCCAGCGCAAACAAACCATCATCCTTAATCTCGATGATGTTTCCCGCCTCTTCGGAAACTTGGACACCAATGGTTTTACCGCCACTTCCGTCATCCGCGATTAGGATTGTCGCGTCTACCGGAGTAAGACCGGCGATGGTTCCAGCGACAAGCTCGTCCAGCTTTACTTTGTCCTCGGCGGACAACAGGCCAGCAGCGGTTTGTGTTGCTGCACTACCAGTGCCGAACAGGGTATCGCCCTTATAGATTTCCTTGGTGTCGGCCAACCAGTACAGAGTATTGGTATCTTTCTGCTCCAACGCATTGTAAAGCGATTTTGTACCGACCTTAAAAATTACATTAGCCAATTCGATTTCCCTCCTTTACAGCAGAATTTCTTATATAAACACTCTCTAAGAGTTTATATAGCGTTACATTTTCTCCCACACATAGTCGGAGACAATTTTGCTATCGTCGATTCCAGACCATTCATCGTGCGGATTTAGGTCTACTGGATCTGGGACTTCGCCCGGTTCGTCCTCAACCGTAAAAGACAACACTTTCTGATCTGAGATATGTGGGACATAAACTGCGCCGTCCTCACCTACGACATTCCCGATATTTTTCTGAGTACCGTCGCTCAATGTGAGAATCATGTCGCCGTCTTCTGCAAGCTTGGCATCAACCACTGGATTGCCCGTTACAGTTCCCCCACCGCCTCCGAAAGAAGAGTCTCCGAAGAATGGCAAATCAGCCATCTCTAACACCCCCTTTAGTACATGTAATAGATGTTTACATCCTTAGCTTCTTTGAACACCAGGCTTGTAATATCAACCTGATCAAAGCCAAGCTCAAAAACACCTGTTACAATCGGAATTTCACTCCCGTTAATAACTACCTCCGTTCCAGGATCGCACTTAATACCAATCTTCTTGATTACCATGAGATCCGTAAACGCAAGTGTGCTGTTTTCATGTGCCGCCAGTTCATTTTGCTTAAAAATATCAAGCATGTTTACATTGGCGGTAGTAGTTCCATTAAAACTACCAAGCGTTCCTTTCGACATATTAAAACCCCTTTCAAAATCATCATGCCAAAATTACATAATCCAATTCATCCAATGTAAGTTCGTCATGTTCGTTCAGTGCTGAATTATCCATATCAGAAAGCAAGCGATATCTCATCATCCCGACACCAAGTTCAGAATGCAACTGCGCTTCACTCTCTTCCGGGAAAATAAAACACTGTAGGATATTCCCTACCTCCAAAATAAGATTGAGGAAGCTTTCATACGTCATGAACTTCTTAGACTCCACGCCATTATTCTCTACGCTTAAATACATGGAACTATTGCCAGTTCCAAGCGTGTACCACATTTCAAAATCAGCGGAGAAGAGAAGATTCATCATCGCCTCTCCTTCCACTGACAAAAGGTAGAAAAGATTTGGATTACTTGTGTCCAGAACAACTTCCGAATCCCCTTCAGCGTTTACAACCGCAGCAGTGGATACATCTGCGTCCAACAAAATATCATCCTCAAAATTTTCCAACGCCTCTTTCAAGGTGGAGGCGGGAGCAGACGAAAGCTCCATTTCTGTTGCGCCAGATCCAAGAGATTTCGCAATATCGTATTTCAACGCACTTGTCAAAAGCTGAGTAACATTTTGAAATGTGTTGAATGTCTCTTCATGCACCTCTGTCTCGTTCGTGCTCAGCACAGCACTGGTCGATCCGCCAGTTGGCTTAGCCGCAAATACTTCAAGCTCTGCACCAAGCTCCATCCCATTGGAGAAGATATTGTAAACACGCTCCAGCAAGTCATCAATTTCAGACGATAGCTGCACATCGCTGTCGCCAATGATGTATTTCTGCAATGTCAGATAATTCACCATGGCATCAAGGTACATTCTGTTATAGATAATAAGTCCATCACGATAAGGCAAATTGCGAATGATCAGGTCAAATTCGGTTAGTCGTTTTCGGAGATAAATGTTATATGTTTGCGCCATTTCTCCACCACCTAACTATTTACTTAGGCGCTGGGGTTGCTTAGAGTTAGAGTCAAGCTATTCGCTTTAATCGTGACGATGGTAGCAGCCTCAACATTACGAGCTGTTGACAGGTTATCGTACATGAGCAAATTACCGCCCTCCAACTGGTCGTAAATAACAAAGTGTGTCATTGTTCCCCAGTTTGAAGTTGATTCGTCAAACGAAATCGCCTGCTCGTTGGTAATCACGCCGTCGTCCGGCTCACTCAGGTTCTCAAGTTTTACACGATGATAGCCAGAGTTAGAAAGAGGTTCCGTTACACCGGTTCCGCCCACTGCTGGTTGTGTAGAACTTAGGCCAATGTAATACTCAGTTGGCAAAGCAGGAGTTTCCTTTGTCTTGAACAAATTCCCCATCACTTGATTCAAAAAGTATGTAGTGTTCATTTTATTTCCTCCTTATAAGTTTGATTAACTTATTCCTTTTGAGAAACTTAACGAATTACCGCCTTGTCGATATTGTTGGTAATCCCTAAGATCCCCTGGCTTGGGATATCTGTTTCACCAGACATATCCTGAATGGTAATCTGGTAAATATATTTCCCATACAAATTTACGGTCTCTTTTGGAAGCAGCGTAACCGCAAGTACGCTCTCAATCCCGTCGTCGTCTGCAAGCACCGTCATAGATTTTGACAATACTGGCGTTCCAGTTCTATTAACCGAGTACACGATTGAAAAAGTTGCCTTTGCTCCAGAAGCGTTAAATACCCTGCCCGTATCAGTAAATAGGTGAAAGCGAAGATCGTGTGTCTCTCCACCTACAAACGAGATCTCAGGCAAATTATAAACCTTACTAATCATGATCTCCCTTACCCTCCTACATTAACTGGGAACTCGCATGTAATATCCAATTTGCAATCCCCAACGACTTCCAAGGAGTTATCTCCACACACCAATTTGAAAAACTCAAAATTAAAACATGGATAGAGGTTAATATCCATGTTGTTCGTGATAACCCTATTCTCGTTGTCAATTTCAATCTCCAAAAAATACGATTGTGGAAGACCAGTAAAAGCAAAAGTTCTATCGTTATCTGAATGGTTGATAATTTCGATACTGTCAGTTCCGTTTGTGGTAATTTTCAGCTTTGGATAATACCCACCGCGATAACTTCCAAGGTTTCTAAACAAAATACTTGTATTCCCCTGGCATGTATACGAATAGGTAATAGGATATTGATAGGCAAATGGGGAATCGCACCGAACCGTGCATGAAAACGCGATTGGGAGATTCCCTATTTCAACCATCTCCAACTCTTCAATGATACAACGGTATCGAACCTGCTCCATATCATCCTGCTCAATCTCCAGCCACTTGTACCCATCCAGCGGGGATAGCCAAGAACTGATCGCCTCTCTATCCCAGGCATCAAAAAAGCCGCCTGAATTGGCTAACTCTTTATCAGCGCCAAATACCATCTTAAATGACAGCGGTTCATTTTGTGTAACACCATAAAACAAAGGCCGATATCTGTTTGCAACCCTGTCCTCTAAAACATCCGATGCAACAGAGAATTTTCCCTCTCCAGGTGTTACACCATTAACCTCATATAGTCTTAGGCCAAACTCCGTACATGGGATTCCATCATATACAAAGTAGTCACCCCAAAAAGCCATAACACCACCTCCTGAGGGTTATTTCTTTATTCAGCTTGTTCAGTTGGTGCAACCGGCTCATCATCTTTGTTGAGCGTATTTTCAATGTTAATCTTCGTTAGTTGAGCCGCAACGCCCTCCAATAGATCGATTGCACCGCCAAGATTAAGAAGATTATTTTTCCCTCGTACATCGATATTGCTCAACACCATCGTAGCCGTATTGATTTTTTTGATAATATCTCTCATACTTCCTCCGTATTATTTTGCAAGTAGATCTGAAATCACCGATCCCAAATCAATGTAGTCTCCATCAACCATAATGTGGATATCATCTGGAATCCAAATTCCATCGCCAGCTCGAAGCGCCATACCCTTGTCGGCAACAATGGCAATACCCTCGATAGACTCGATATAAACCAGATTGGTTCTGTTCACTCCGTCGCTACCGTATCCGTCATAGATTACACCATAATCGCCGAACAAGAAGTCACAGCCTTGAATCGTACCACCTTGGATATAAGCACCCTTAATCATTGGTGAGGAAACCAACTCATCGGTAATGACCGTAGAAGAAATATTACGGATTTCTTTCTCCGTCCACATATTTTCACTAAGCCAGTCGATATCCTCATATACATAATCAAGTTGTGTGTTAATTCTATTAAGTCGTGTGTCCATATCGCTTTCAAGATTTGAAATCTGCGGGTTTGTACCAAGTTGTGTAACAGTGTTCCAATTGATTCTTGATCCAGATCCAAGCGTAATATTTCCGTCCATCGTAATATTGCCAGCACTATCAATAACAAGAGTATTCTTGCTTCCATTGTTAATAGTCAAACCACGCAATTCCAGATAGGTCGGAGAGAATTTATAACTTGATGTCAGCATACTTCTTCCACTTAAATCCTGATAATCAGAAGCCTGCACAACTCCTTTGAATCTTCCGCTTGCGGCTACAAGCTCCCCGCTGAATGTGCCATCACAGCCCTCCAGAGTGCCTTTAATATGGACATTACCATTGATATCAACCCAGAAGTTTGCATTGTCCTCATTGATTGTATATTCGTCGTCGGAATATAATGGGTATCTTCCGATGGCAAAACCTGAGTATGGATTCATCGTAATTTGAACCTGATTGCCATTGTAGATATCAAAAATGGCGTTATGCAAAGAAGCGCCATTCCCGTCTACACGGAAAACAGACTGCCCTCCATCTTTCTTTGCACTCTCGATAATCATACTGCTGCCGGCCAAAAGCTTACCAATCAGGCTGTCTGCGATAACACCGCTCATAATCCCGCCATCTTCGGTTTTTATCTGACCAATCGCCAAATTTGCGGTTTCCCAATTATCTGTTGTGAACATGATTTGCCCGTTGTTCATCCAGATTTCATATGGGTCATACTCCGTTGGCGAATCTTCTTTCCGCTTTCTTAGCCGCAATCCAGATTCGCTCCAAGAGATGTCCTGACCGGTTGATGACAAGATATTATTCTTTGCAATATCAAGCGCTTCTTTGGTGAACTTACTAAGGCTGGTTTCGGCACCGCTATTGACAAATTGGCTGTATGTCCATTTCCCGCTGTCAAGCGTCTTCCCTGCCGTATTGCTTTCCTCAATCAGATCTGTAAAATTAAACCCGTCTCCGTTTGCATAATATTTGCTGGAAAGCTCAACTTCAAATCCAGTCAAATCTTCAAACGGAATCCTTACGGACACAAGATATGGGCGCATAACTTCGCCATTTGATCTTTGCCAGTATAGCCGGCTACCAAGTTTCAAGCTCTTCTTAAATGGATCGAACTCCGACATAGCGAGGAAATTTGCCAAGTCCAATGTGCATGTATAGGATGGATAAGACACCCGCTCCATCAACTCCATGCCATAGTCAAGCAAGTCCCACTCTACTGCTCTTTTTTCGTACTCCGTTGTGCTTCTGGTAAAGTACAAATCCGCAGTGCCAATCTTAAAGGAAACAGAGCTACCCTCTTCAATTGCTCCGCCCACACTGGAATCCGGCACAACATTGGATGTGACCGTACTTCCAGTACCGGCAACCGACACGCAGCCGCTTGGGAACGACTCTCCGTTCAAAGAGCCGGCAGAAAGTCTTGCGGTAAACAACAAATCGTGGTCGTCATCAAAATCAAGAGATGCCCGGATGATTTCAGCGTCCAAGACAAACCCTGATGTTGAACATCCGATATGACCACCAACAATAGAATAAATATCTTTGCCGGTTTCATTTACGACTTTAGTAACTGTTGCGTCTGTGATATTGAAAATCGAGCCAGACGCAGGGATGCTCTCACCAGCACTGTCAAATGAATCTACCTCAATTGCCACAAAGGAATCCTCTGAAATGGAATCTTCTTTAAGATAACGGTCAATTACTTTGTACTCATTTTCTGTAAAAAAAGCACTCAGTTTTGTTATCTCATTGATAGCCTGCATCTTTTCATCAAGCTCGTCCACTTCGGCCTGAATATCAGCAAGAGAATTCTGTTTTGCAGAGATTTCTCCCTTTTTAACAGAGATATCCTGGTTTACTTTGTTCAGATCGCTTTGGCTCTTCAATCCTTGAGCAATCGCCTGAATCGTAGTGGCCTGGATATTCTCAAGACTTTTTAATTCTCCCTCCAGCGTTGTAATTGCCGCCTGCTCTGTAAGGAGCTGGGCTGTCTTCAAAGCCTCTTCCACGGTGTAATTGAAATATGTTCGCTGGTAAGATTGAAATGTTTCTTTCCAGTTGTTATATTTGTCGATAATATCCTGCGAGAAATAGTCATGGGTCATAAAGTAGTCAAGGTTAATCAGGCTCGTTGTTCCCATGGGGTTCACACTTCGGATATCAACATTATCCGCACCGTAAACACTTAGTTGTGTTACAATGCTTTCCGTGTCCTCTTCAACTGATACCTCTTTGATTAGGTTACTGAGAGAAAATAATACTGGTGTTGTCTCCGGCTCGTTTTCGATATCTCTTACATAAATAAGCCGGTTGTATGTGTCAAAGTCAAATACACAGCCGTATGACTCCTGCAAATCTGACTTCATAAAATTATAGATATTTTGATCACCGCTATCATCAAAGGTGCGATACTTGTCAATTAGGCTGGCATCAACCTGCCCAATCTTCCAAGACGGCATAAGCTCTAAAATCATGCCGATAATCGTACCCTTCGGTGCAATTGGGTTCCACAAATTATACGTTCCGGCAGTAAGCACAAGTTTCTTAAATGTAAACTCATACTCCAGAGAATAAGCGGTGCAGGTTTTTACCTCTCGCACACCGTCGCTATTTGTTTTAGGATCTACCAGAAGAAATCTTCCGTAATCCTTTAAGTCAATGATTCTCATTCCAACTACTTTTTCATAGTTCGGAGTTGCTTTGCCGTCTACATACCCAGGAAGATCGAACGATAGCGTTGAGATCTCGTTATAGCAAAGATCCGCTTCTACATTAAAAGCGTAGCCCAATACACCGATTGGCGTATCATCCATGTTCTGCAAAATAAGTAGAGGCTGCTCTTTCACATTGACCTTTGCAAAATCTACAACCATGTTCAAAGCCTCCTTTTTATAAAATGAGCGGCCACCAATTACGGTGGCCGCATGTTCTTATCGGAGCATATGACTTCCTAAACTATTCTTCATGCCCTTGCGCTTTGCAGCGGTCATGAGCTTATCGATTGTACGATCAGAATAGTATTCAGCCAATTCCTTAGCAGATTGCGTGTCCGCATTCTTAACCTCAAAATGGTTTTCAATGCTAATTGCTCCCATGGAATTGTCGGCACTCTCATTGTTAATGACAGACTGAATTGCATCGCTGGTTGTGTCTCTTGCGGTAGCAAGACTACGCACAACAGAGTCTACCACGCCAGTAATCGCACTACCGATTTGTCCAAGCAGATTTTCATACTGCTGACCGGTAAATACAGCCTCGCCCTTCTGCAACTTAGCGAATACCTCGTTGCTCTTCAGCGAATCGTCTCCAACAATTCCACCATCATGATAAATGTACTGCCGATATTTCTGGAACAATTGCTCCCCGCCAACTCGATCCACATACCATACGCCATCACTACCACGAACGGCATTGATTCCATATGGAGCAAGCAATTTACCAAGTCTTAGGTTCTCGTCTGCCAGTCTCTGCTTCTCTTCGTCAGAAGCCGATCCCCATGCCTGACCATTGGCATACATTTCAGAGAGAATACTGCTAAGTTCCGCATCCTCCTGTTGCTGATCCAAAATGGCCTGCTGCTCATTGGCGATATCGTTGTTAATGCCATTTAGTGCAGATACAATACTGCCGTATTCCTGAGCGGCCTGCATAGCGGTTTGCCACGCAGATGTGATAGAGTCCTCGCCATCAATCATGTCTCCATACTGACGGTTCCACTCAATCAAATCTTGATACAACTGATCCCAGTCTGCATCAATGCGGGCAATGGCGGCGTTATACACCTCTTCCTCAGTGTCAACCGTTGCCTCTACCTTGGCGATTTCATCGTCCTTGGTCTGCTCAAACTTCTCTGCCTCTTTATCCAGCGCATCGACCTGCGCATCATACGCATAGTCGGCCTGGTAATCAGCAAGATCCTGTTGAAGCTCGGCAAGCTCCTGTTCCAATTGCTGCCGCTCTGCATTCGCCTCCCGGCTATCATCACGGCTTAGCTGATTGATCTTTTCTTGTACTTTTGCAATTTCGGCAACCCGCTCAGCGACTTCCCGCTCGTAATCCTCTTCATCTCTGGAAACCTCCAATGACTCTTTCTTCAAATCAATGATTTTCTGATAATCGTCAATCTGTTCTTCCAAAGCATCAACTTTATCTTCGGCTTCCTGACGCACCAGCTCCATTGTCTTTTCAATGATTTCTGTAATTGCGTCTTTCTGTTCGTTATAAATGTCGAGCTGAGTTTCACGCAGAAGTTCAGTGTACTCCCGTAGGGTTAGTACGCCCTGCTCAAGCAGGCGGTTCAATGCGGCAATCTTCTGTCTCAGGTAATCAACTTTTGTAAAATCGAAACGATCCCAAAGGTCGAAATCATCTGCATACTCAATGAACTCATCAAACGGTTCAAGGACATTATCAACGATATCGTAATCGCCAGAAAGGTTCTGTACTGCAATACCTTGTGTTTCCAGATAAGCAACAAGCTCATCCTGAATGCTCATCAAATCCTCTTGGGATGCGGTTCCAGCCTCAACAGCATAGCTCATCTCAAGATAAGAGGATGCCAGATCATACAATTCGGTTGAACTCTGAACTGCGGCAGATCCAGCTTCCAAAGCTGCTTCACGAGCCTCTTTTGATTTGTTGACAAGAGAAGTGATACCAGAAATAATTGCGTTAATAGCAAGACCAATACCAAGACCGATCAGCGCATTAAGCGCTGTATTAAGTACCTGAACACCAATTGCAGCGGCCTTAGACTTAACACCCATAAGGGTAGTCTTTATGCTTGCCTGCTCCATTGAAGAGGCATATGCCTTAGAAGACACCGCCGCATCGTCAGAAACCTTTACGGCACTGCGCAGCCTATCACTGCCTTTTCCAATTGTATCATTCCATACAATTTGCCGTTGAGTTAGATCTCCCGTAGATGTTCCGAGATTTGCAATCTTACTATTATATTCATCCAAAAGCTTAATATCGTTATCAAGTTCAAGCTTTTGGGCGTTCCATGCAAACGCAATGCCTGTTCCAGAGCCGCCCCAGTTTTTCTGATCTGTTGTTCGGAACAAATTGAGCTTATCCAAAAATGGCATTACAGTAGCGAAAACGGCGGGTAATGCGCCAACCGTATCTACCAATGTCGTAAGCCACCCAAGCAAACCAGTACCAGCGTCAAAGACACCTTTGATCAAATCACTGCTCAAAATAGTGTTTGCAAACACCTCATATTGAGCCTGGAACTGTTGCTGCTTGGCCTGAATGCTGTCCATCCATTTCTCATGCTCTCTAACGGCAGACCCCTCAGCATTCAGCGAGGTGTCCATAACCTTAACAGCGTCGCCCATATTGGTAATGGCCGCAGCCAGGGCGTTACCTTGCCGCTTACCAGCCAATAGCTCCAGCAAAGCAGCCTGGTCGATATCGCTCATATCTTCCCAAACTTCGCTGATCCCAAGCATGATATCATAGGTGCTCTTGAACGTCTCTTCGTCCAGCATGATATCAAATCCACCGCCGCCGTCAACATTGGTCAGTCCAAGGATCTTTTTGCGCAGCGAAGCGGTTGTTTCAGCCATATACTCCGTTTCAAGGCCGGCTTCTTCAAGCTCCGTCTTCGCACCACGAATACGCATAGAAACCGTCTTCCACATTGTACCAACAACATCCGGGTCTTGGATAACATTGTTGGCGGCTACGATCAGAGCGATTGACTCGTCGATGGTGTTGTTTGCCTCTGCCATAGCGGATGCGCTTCGCATCATGGCCTCGCCAATGCCGCCAGACGAAATGGCAAATCGGTTGCCCACCTCGTTGAACTTATCAACGATACTCATAGTGTCGTCAACCTCAATACCAAACGCTTTCATAGTAGAAATGATAGAGTTGGTAGCACCTTCAATGCCATCTACCTCATCGCCTACTACAGCATAGATATTGGCAACCTCAGAAAGCTGAGAGGCATCTTCCATATTATATCCGAGACGTGCAAATGATGCTGTAGAGTCTACAAAATCGGCATATGTAGTACCAATCTGTACCGCCTTGTCAGCAGCGTCGGACAAAAATGCTTCGTATGAAGCGTCGGTTTCATCCGTTACTTTCATCAGCTCTGTCATAGCACTGTCAAGCTGAACCACTGCGTCATACAGGCCGGTTACACCGCGCATAACGCCGGCGATTACGCCGCCCAGCACCATCCATGAACCCATCTTTGCGGCATTTGCCTTTAGGTCATCCCAAAGCGATCTGCTGTGTTTACCGGCGCTGATCAGCTCTTGCTCAAACAGACGAATTTTAGCGTTAAGATTTGTCAGCTCTTTACTGCTGCTGATCATCTTTGATTCGTCAAAGAGCTGTTGCCATTTTGCCAACAGATTTGGATCATTTACAAATGAGCTATAAGTATTCTTCAGATTCTGAATACGCAACTGCGCAGTCTGAATATTTGAAGTCAGCCTATCTGCGTCAAGGATTTTACCAGACGCAGTATTTTGAAGCTTCATCTGCTTAAATTGCTGATTCAGCAACGACAACTGGTGTCTGTACGCATCAAGATCGGTTGGATCGAGCGCCTCGTCAAGCATTCGCTTCGCATCGTTTACAGCCGCCTTGAAATCAGCGCCGAACAAACCAGAATTTTGCCAACGCTGGATGTCAGTTTGCAAGGCAGCTTGAAGTTCGGCCTTTTTATTTGTAAATGTGGCTGCATTCAAATCGGTTGCCGCATACGCAGAGGTTTGAAGTTCCCGTGCGTATCTTTGCAAATCAGCCACCATAGAATTGATTTCTCGTTTATGATCCGCAGACAACGTAGTATTCGCCTTACGGAGTTCATCAATTCTACTTTTTACTTGTGTCAGCTTTGTTTGATACTGATTATACTGCTCCATATCGGCAAGCAGTGGCTTTGCCGTATTGGAGAGAGTCCTACTGGTAATATCCGCAATCTTGTTATCAATTCGGTTCAGATAATCAAGTGTTTTCTGAAGATTTGTACCAGCATTTTTATCAGACAAAATAGAGTTTTCCTGCACAAAGCCGCTGTATGTCCTTGAGCCATGACGAATTTTAGAAAGGTTAAAATTAAATCTTTCTACAACTCCATCAGCCTTAGTCACACTTGCGGTAAAACTCTGAATATCGCCCTGTGCGTCCTTAAACACATTGACAACATCTACACTGCCAAGCTTACTGAATTGTTTTTGGACACGAGAAACAATATCTCTTACACCAGTAAAATATCTCTGACCGTCCGCCTGTAATTGCGCAGCGTCAAAGACTTTGAGTTGTACCTGTCTCCCGCTATTTCCAGCAGAAGAAACCTGCTTAGCGATTGATTGTAGCTGGCTCTGCGTGGTTCTGATGGAAGTCTCATCAACGGCTACTTTCAGCTTTACTTCGTGCGATGCGCTCAGAGATTTAACAATATTGGACAACTGAGAGTCAAGCGATGTGACGCTATCGCCATCAATGATCGCTTTCAGCAGAATTTGCAGTTCATCCACGCACAATCACCTCACTTAAAAGTAAATTAACTTATTCCTTTTGAAATTTATCGCACTTTAATTCCGTGCTTTCTTAACCCGTTTTTCAAAGAAATCACATGCGCCCCAGACGCATCCAGACGATCAATTGTAGTTGCTGTAAACCGTCTTGGTTTTCCAGCCCAATAATCATACCCTGGATCTCCAGGTTGACCAATTCCATACTCAATAACATATGGCAAGCTTTTATTTACAGTAGCCCTTGCCCCACTTCTACCATTCAAATATGGGTTCGGATCTGTTTCGTTTACAACAGCCATAATGCCATTCTTTGCGGCTCCGCCCTTTATCACGATATTATCTGGATCTCCAATACCCTCATAATCGTATCTTCTTTGGTAGTATCCAGATGTCGGCATACTGTAAACGACATCATCAACCGCCTGTACTTCCTCTTGTTGTATAACCGGGAACACATCTTCTGTAAGAACTCTGTCTACAGTTTTTTGTAGATACGCCACAAGCTCTTTTGTGCTTTTGAATTTTGGCATAATCCCACCTCGCAAAATAATAAAAGGCGGGATTCCGCCTTTCAGTTAAAAGTATTTCAAATTATCTGCGTGTTCGCTGATCCATCCTCGATAATTCTTCTTCAGCTCGCACACAGCACATCTGTCGTCTTCTGCAAACCATTTCATGTATCGTACAAAGCCCGTGCGCTCTGGATTTTTGTATAGGTCAATCTGACCATCATGCCCAATCACAATTACCTTACAATTATCGTGGATTCGAGTTAAAACTTTCATCAGTTCGTCAAAATAATAATTCTGAGCCTCATCGATTATGATCACTTTATTCTCAAAGTTGACCCCACGCAAAAATGTGTGCGTTAAGCATCTGATATAAGCTGTCCCATTCTTCTCATTAAGAATGTTATCAAAAAGTACCGTATTCAGATTAACGCCAATCTTTTGTAAAGCCTCATAAAATGGCTCAAAATATGGCTCTGACTTCTCTTCGATAGATCCTGCAAGATAACCCTGCTTTTGCTCTTGTGTCGGGGAAGCGATATAGATGATTCCATCATAAAGCCCATATTCACAGAGCAAGTTTGCAGTCGCGGTGGCAATCGTTGTTTTTCCAGTTCCGGCTTTCGCATTACAAAACACAATCAGCTTTTCTGGGTTCCAAATTGCATCACGAAACTGCTTTTGATATTCGTCGCACTGAATACCATAGAATGGGTTATCATCCAGGGTAGTTGGCGGCTGTGGCTTAATTGGATATGAAATAGTATTCTTTCGCGCCATGAAGTGGCCTCCTAAATAATTTCGTCAAGATCTGTAACAATTTTATCTGCAACCCCATACTTGATTGCTTTATCGCTGAACATAAACCAATCTCTACGATAGTTGCGATCAATTAGGTCTTCTGGAATATTTGTGTGCGTCAAAATAAACTGCCGCACTTTTGCCTCGAACTCTTTTGTAAATTCCAGGTTGTCCAACACCTTGCCCGTATCACCTACCGCTCCAGTCGAGCCATCGTGAATCAAAATAGAGGTTGAGTCAAAGATATATCTCTTATGGCCTGCCATGAGCAAAAGCCCACCGCTGCTGTAAGCTCTTCCCATTCCGATAGTAATAACTGGTGTTTTGGAGAGTGAAATAACATTCGCTGTATACAAAGTCACATTTGCAGCTCCGCCATCAGAATTGATATAGATTTTGATTGGCTTTCGCTTTTCAACTGGCAATCCAGAATCCTCCTTATTCCATTTCAAAATATACATAGGAATGTCGATCATGCCATCGTCGATTAAGTCATTCCACAAAATCTCACGATCTTTTAATCTCCTATAATACTCAAGTAATGTAGGGGGGGGTAGTGTTGTCTCCATCAGATCTTCAACATCCATAAATTCATCTTCAAGAAATGCTTTCTTCATAAGCGCCTCCAAGTGTTTTAGTCTTCTTTACTGTTTCTGCTCTCCAAAAACGCACTCGCTAAGCTTTGAGCAGAGATCTCAGTATTTTGTGCCATTTTGCTTACGCTGGTCATAAACCCATCCATCTGCTCTGGATCAATGCCGTCAAACAATGAAGACATCTTAGAAACAAATTCAGAAACATCCTCAGTAATCTTCCGAACATTGCTTTGCTGCTCTGCGATCATCTTCTGCTCTTCAAATGCAATCCGCTCATCAATTGACCGCTGGATCATAGTAAACTGATCAATGTCGATATTGTCCAAAATTGCATTGATAATTCCAGTCGATGCCATAACCAGGTCATAGGTTTTGCTTTGCGACTCCGGCATAGTAAAGTTTGCGTAATATGTCATCAGGTTCTTTTTTGTGATAAAATCGCGGGCAATTGGCACAATCAGCATGTCATCTGGCATGATGCACTCCCGCACGACCTCTTCAATAAACCTCACTGACTCATCCATGGTCAAAAGTGGCTTTACTGTAAAAGTAAACACTTCATCTTCCCCATAATGGATCTCAATATCCTGCGGCTCTGTATTGAATTGTCCGCAGTATTTTTCCAATGCGTTAATGGAAATCTTATTGTTTTTCTTTGACATGAAGCGTCTTCCCTTCTATCTCAAAATGATTTACGGCATAATGGCCGATACATATAGCGTCAGACAAGTTATCGTTGTCTGTATCTATATGGAATTTTTCTTTTACAAACTGGATCGATAAAATTTTAGATTCTTTCTTGCCAGCATTTTCGAGGGTCTTTATTTTTTCTTTTACTTCCTTTGAAGTCCTACCACGTGCTTTACAATAATTCTGCCACTGCGTAGGAGCAACAAAGCTATACAGGTATTCGTTTTTCTCAAATAGATTAACGAGGACGCCCTGTAGCTGAGCAAGTTTTTTGAACGACTGAACATTTACACGCAATTGAATATCCTCGATAAACACAGCGGATATATCATGCTCTTTTATCAGTTCGTCAACTAATGTTTCTATGGCAAGAATCGCCTTTGCGTAAGTGTATTTCTTGTTTCCAAACGAAAATGTCCCATATGTTTCAAGTTCTTTTGTGTCGTAGTTAAATATCGCCCACGCTCCATTTCTTGCCTGGTCAATAGCCAGGATTTTAATAAAAACCATCCTCCGTTCCAAACAAAGAAAAAGGAGAGGTTATTCCTCCCCTTTCTCGTCTTCTTCATCAATAGGAGTCTCTACACAGACTTGCGGCTGATGCGCTTTTGAGATACGAACCTTTTTGCCCTTAATCTCATAATACACCTCTTCTCCAATGTACTTTTCGATTCCGCAATCTTTAGGAAGACAAATTTGAGTGTCTTTACCATTCAGAATGGCAATTACAACACATAGACCGCTATCAGTGGAAAGAACATCTTTCACATAAATCTTATATCTCATTGCCATACCTCCAAACCATTTTCAAAGAATAAGGGAGAGCTTTCGCCCTCCCTATATTCAAATCTATAACTCTTAATACTTCACCATTTGAATCATGGTGCCAGTATCAGAGTCGCGCATGATCTCGCATTCAAATGTGGTGGTAGAAGGATCGCCCTCGGCAGCAAAACCAAGCTCAAGGTTAGAGGTAAACTTCAGGTTCGGAATAGTAACCTGGAATGCCTCATCCTTACCGGTCTTCTGGTTGCGGAGCACGGTATCTCCAACAAGCTTGTATGTACCGCTGAAATGCTCTGCGTCGATCACATAGGTCTCGGCGGTCTCTTCACTGTCATAGTCGTAGTACACTACAACACGCTGATCCTTAGCCGCAGCAACCGTAAGCTCCTTGCCTGAAAGCTGAGCGCCCTCCATGTCGTACAGGGCAGTCTCTTCGCAGTCAGAATCATAAGGGTACACCAAGATCTTATCTGCTGTGGTGTTAGGCTCAAATGCCAGAGTAATCTTACCGGTGGAATCAGCCTTCAGCGGATACATGCTGCCCTTATTTACGCCGTTCTCATCATACTCTGTAGTCTGTCTCATACGAATGGTCTGTACGCCAACCTTACGAGCAATGCCAGAGATAAGTTCCAGGGACTTCGGAGAAATCAGAGCGTCCTCAATGGTCAGAGTGGCCTCCTTATTGATTTCCCATGTAATCAGCTTAGGGTTGCCCTTACCGCCTCTTGCGTATACTTTCTCAGAAGTTACGCTAATTGAAGAAGTCTTCAAGCTGTCAAACTGGATAACAGGCTTGTTTGTCTCCATATCATAGAGCACAACGTCCATGACTTCTTTTGCGCCAAATTTTGCGTTAGACATTTACAATACCTCCTTAAAAAAACTAAACAGCCTGGTTTCCCAGACTGTTCCAAACTACTCTTCTTCGCGCTTGATCTTGGTGATCCAGTGCGTGAGTTTTACATCTTCTTTTTTAGCGCCATGTAAAAGCGCTTGGACATTAACTTCATAATCCTCCATGATTTTCAGACGATTGAACTGATCATTGAATTGGTACAAATCATACTCCATGATTTCATCCATCGTCATTCCCATTCCACTTGCCAATATACTGACCAGATCAGCAAGCGTCAAAGAGGATTCATCTCCGCCGCTCTTTGCTTTCCGCCTTTTCAATCGCTCTTCTTTTCTCCGCTGCAAGACCCTACGAGCAGCCTCGTTATCTGGATTTTCTTCCTCTTCTTCTATCCCTTGTAAGCCATTTCTGAGTCTAACAATAGATTGGATTTCATCAAAATTATCTTTTGTGATCTCGAACCCATCTCCGACAAAAGAAAGCCTCTTCCCAGAAAAGGTAATCTTACTATGTGTGATTTTGGAAAGCCAAAACAACATCATTTGCATAGTCTCTTTATCATGAATCGCATTGCCGACCAGATAATTAAATGAGCCTATATCGGATATGTCCCTGCCAAGCAAAGCGCCGATATCGCTTTCATTCAAAGACATAAAGCGGATATCAGTATTGTACTTTGTATAGCCAATACGAGAAATTTCCTTAATTGAAATTGGGTAGATAGGAACTCCGTCAACAAAAATAGGATCTTTTGCGCACAATCTCAGATCAAGATCTCTTGATTCCAATGTTATTTCCTATTGAAATCCACTGTGCGATACACAAGTGTTCTCCCATGAAAATCCTCAGCCGGCGTAAATCTATCCCACGATTTAAGCTCCACACGACCAAGGCCGAACCCATTGCTCCCGTTAATCAGCTTGTCAACCTCAGTTGTCAGTAGGTCTGTCACAAGACCTTTCGGGGTTCTCATAGTCCTTTCATGGGCAATAATCCAAATATAGATATTGAAATCTGAGAATGAGCGATTGATAATTCTTGGGGCGATAACATCAAAGCAAATATAAGTTCCAACTTCAGATGTCTTCCCCACAATGAAATCATAAGGGAAAATATATTTGTAGGCCATTTCCTTTGCACTCATCTCTGGGGCTTCAGTTGGCCGAATCAAATCAATTATGGCATCGCACTTACAAATGCTCTCCATGATGGTATCTCTGTATTCAGGGACTTGTTCAAAATACATCAATACCACCCCCTAACCGTAAATACTGTTTTGCTCGATGCTTCGCATTCAGAGCTTGTGATTTCAACTGTAATCTCTTGTCCAATAAAATCACGGTTGTTCAGCGCATACAGCACAAAGCCATTTTGATCAACAGACTGAATTGTTCCAAACTCTGCGCCATCGGTGATTGTTACATCAAATGGCAATCCGCTCTGAGCTACACCGTCTTTGCAAATAATAACGGAAGATTTTAGTGTTTCTCCAAATATGATAGATGCGTCTCCACCATCTGGATTAACGCGAATTGAATAACCAATCTCTGACGGTTGTTCTGGCTTAGACAACTCCGATTTACCAAAATAGTCAGCCACCATCAATTCTTTGCTATCCGTCTTCTCGTCAAATTGGCTTTCAACAATTGTCCATTGAATCAGGCCGTCATCTTTCCCACAGGAATATCCGCCAGGGTCAACCTGCGCCAGACGATATGCAGTTGGGTTATCACGGTTTTTATCAATGAGGAACCTAAACCCACTGTCAAGCTTTATCGTCTCTTCGTTATATGGGATGTAAATTAAGTGCTGCGATGTGCCAAGCGTCAAATGGTCTTCAGATGTTTCACCAGAGCCATACTGCGTACTATTGATATCATAAACAGGATACTCAACAATTTCTCCGCTGGTCGGTGAAACAAACTTGATTGAATATTTGCACTGCCAAGCAATCGCTTTTTCGTACATCTTATTGTTATCCGGGAGCGAATAAACAAGCCACATTTGGCCTCTTGCCTTGATATACTGTCCGCTCCGAAGTGTCCCAATCTTACAAAGAAATTGACGCATCACACTATTGTTATAATTGTCCGCTGTCACACCTTGTATAATCGCACGTGCAGAAACCGGAGTAGCAGACAGAGTTTTCTCATAAATCTCTATTTCATCCGCAAGGGGAGAATCCAAAATTTCTTCAAATCCCCCTTGTGCAAATGCAGAGAATTCATCGCCCTCAAAACCGCTGTTAAACAAAGGTTGGGACATTAAATACCATGATTCTGGCATTGCAACCCCTCCTTAATCAAAGCAGTTATTTTTGAGTTTATGAAGCATTGTGTTCACTCTGCTAAGCTCACTATCAAGCTCTTGCTTCGTCACCCGCTTTGTTCCGTCTGCTCCAGTAACCTGAATATCTTTGGCATAAATACCGTTGAGAGCCATAACGCGGCTAAGTTCTCTTTGAAGGTAACTGACATACATCATCAAAGCAAGAATGCGAACTGTAGGGCGATCAAGCTTATTTGCAAACGACCCGCTTTCACTGTCGTATTCAAGCACAGTGCTTAGATCGAGTTCGTAATCTGCAATCGCAGTTTCTAACCACTGTTTCTCCAGGCCAGGATCGATCCTATATTTCGTTAGAGGCATGGAGTGAAAACTTGTTTCAATATCCGTAAAAGTAGTAGGCTGATCCATACCTCATCCTCCTTACTTAAATGGTGTTTGTGTCGGCAAACTCGTTAATTGCAGCCATCTTCCATGCGGCTACATCGTCTCCGCCGCACTCCTTTGCAATCTGGACAATCATCTTCTTTTCTGCCGGCGTGGTTACAAGCTCATTCAGCTTTGCATGAAATGCGTCTTTCCCACGAATCGCCAGAAGAGCCTTTACAGATTCCTCGTTGAGAACAACCGCATCCTGGGCAGACTCTTCTCCATATCCAAGAAGCTCCTTACGCTGCTTATCGTCCACGATAAACAAACGAGCGTGATCCCCCTGATTGGATCTGCCATCCCCTACAAACAGAGGATTGCCGCGCTGAATCTGCATCTGAACCTCAGCTACATCCAACTGGGAAAAATTCTTTGCATTTGCGGGGATGCGGATATCACCCACTCCATTTTCACGCTTAAAATAAAGCGCCCAGCTACACAGATTGTTGATTGCAACCTTATCTGTTAATTCCATATTTTCTTTCGCTCCTTATAAAAAGATTAAGGGGAGAGTATTTCCCTCCCCTTTTAGATAACTTAACTAATTCCTATTAAAGAGTAGGAACCTCGAAATTGGTATCAGACAGAAGACCAATCTGATCCTCCATGCCCTCTGCTACGCCGGCACCAATCTCCATATCGAAACGGGTCAGGTGCTGACGGGTTACGATATCGTCACCAGTCATAGTGGTCAGTCCGCCACGACGGAAGATCTGGAGAGGTGCGATGTTGCCCTGAGGAATGAAGAACAGCAAACCTTGAGGCATATAAAGCTCATAGGAAGTCTTGTCCTCATTCAAACGGGTGTAGTCAAGAGCGTTTGGCAGCTCCACCACATTAGAACCGTTGTAGAAGCTGAGCAAACCGGTCTTACGAATCTCTTCGGCAACCGCATCAGCGCCAAACGGAATGGTGGAAGCACCGAAAGTCTTATAACCAGCGAAATCATTCAACTGAGAAACTACAGCGTAATCGCCGCAGATATTGGTCTTGCCGTACCGACGCATTACCTTCAGCATATCGTCAACGGCAGTCTGGGTAATACCAGAACTCTCAGCGAAGTGCTTTACGCCTTTTGCGTTCTTCAGCGCATCATAAAGCTTTGCGATAACATAGTACACAGCCTTATTCTGCATGTCAGTCTGTACCTGAGCCATACCCTCAGCAACAGTTCCGTCAAAGTTTCCGCTCTGCAACTCACGATAGTCCACCGCATAACCGGCAGAAATGGTCTGTGTTGCAATTGGGTACTCACGGAAGCTGTGGGTAGCGAAAGGCACATCGCCGCTTGAAGCCTGGAAGCGAGAATCAATGCTCTCATACTTATAGGTCTTCATCATAGGCACGGTGTCGTAAGGAAGGGATCTGTATGTACCCATGAAGTTAAAAATCTTGATAGCCTCGATCAGCTTAGGCTCAATGGTAAAACGCTGAATTGCGTTCAGCTCAGATACTGCCTGATGATCGCCGTCGATTGCGCGGCCAGCCAACTCCTTGATATAGGCAACAGCCTTATCTACTACCTTACCGTCAACAGCGGGGTTTTTACCCTGTGCCAGAGCAGAGAACACCTCTACGATTGGAGAAGTGGCCTTTACCTTGGAACCAACAACAGAGTCTTTCACATTGTTGACTGTGTTAAGCTCAAAAATCTTATCCATTATCTTCTATCCTCCTTTTAGAAACAAAAATTCTTACTGAGCAACGATTTCAGCAAGAATGCCATCATCCATATATGCGGTCTTAGCAATTACCTTAAAGGAAACTGCATAGTCAGTTGCGTCAGCAACCTTCTTCACCAGGCCAGATGTGGTAAATACCAAAGCATCGCCAGCGACCAGGCCATCAGTCCCACCGTCAATCTCAAACGCAGCGAACTCAATCTCAAGTCCGTTCACGGTTCTCAGATCATCAGCGCGTACATACTCGCCGGCGTTCACCACATAAGTCTCAGGGCTGTTGTGAAGCTCAGGCTTATCATTGATGTTGGTGACAATGTGAACAATAGCCTTTGCAGCGGTATCATCCTCTGCCAAAGATGCGGTCTTTGCGGCGCGGTCAAGCACAACGCCCATACCTACTTTCATATCCTCAGTTGCCTTGCAATATGGGATATTCTGCACATTCTTAAATGCACCAATAGTCTTGTATTTCATTCCTTTAACCCTCCTTAATTAGCCAAAAATGTCTACATCGCCGTCATCTTCAGGGGAGTTCACACCGCCGAAAATGTCGGGAGCAGAGTTGTTCAATTCGACTGTGCGTGTCTCTTTGTTCTTACGAACCATCTCCACGCAAATCTTGCTTGTGATGCTGTTAATCTCAACTGACATAGGATCGGCCTTAAATGCCTCGATCTCAGCCTTGGCAAGATCCTGCTCTTCCTGGCTAAACTCCGCCAGAGCAGAATTCAGCTCAGCAATCTTCTTTTCTTTCTCCAGCGCGGCATTGGCCTCTTTCAGACTATTCAGCTCATTGGTCTGGCTCTCAATAGCCTGGTCTTTCTCAGCAACAGACGCATTGGCAGTGTTCAACTTCTCGTTCAGCTCTGCAATCTCAGCGTCTTTTGCGGCCACCGCATCGTTCAGCTCAGCAATCTTCTTCTCATACTCGCCACTCTTATTATTCAACTCGTTAATGGTCTGAGTTACAGAAGACTTGATAAGCTCAACTGCCTGGCTCATCATCTTCTCATCCATACCTGTTTCCTCCTTATGTTCTTGTGATTTATTATTTAACTCCATGACGATTGCCGTATCATCTGCCGGTCTGATACCAAGAATGGCATACCCGCTATAATCATAGATTTGCGGGATTCTTCCTTTCTCTTTGTAACCGCCATCGTAAATAATACGATTTTCATTTTCTGGTCTACCTACAATTTCCACAGAACCTTTGACCGTTCCATGTTCAAGCCGATCTTTCAACCATGCTACAAACTTAGGGTATCTCATTTCATCAACATATCCATCTGCAACCAAAACCCTTTTTGTAACACCGTCAATTTCGATATCGTCAATATAACCGCGCTCGAAGTGTCCAACGACAGTCGCATCTTCCATATAAGGCATATCGGCAATCTCAGTTAGCCCATGCCCATATGGTAGCGTCCTGTCTTCGCTGATAAATTCAACACACAAAGACATATTAGAAACGGAGTCAATCGTCTGCTGTGTATAGGTCTCATCCCAGGAAATACCGTTCTCCTGCCACTCATCATGGTTAGAGAAAATCTCGTGAAGAACTACCTTGATTTTTCTTCTTCCCGTGATCTGGCGTTCATTAGAGAGTTCAAAAATTCTACCAGTCGGAATACATCTATTCATTTTCTCACCCCCTTACCCCGTTGACGGCTTCGGCATATTGTTACCACCGTTTGTCTTTTGCTGCACGGCAGCAGGATCTTCGCTATTAGTTGGTGGTCTGCCGCCTTTGTTGTGATCCTCAAATTCAGGATCATCTTTAACGGTCACGGTGAAAGAAGTCCTATGCACTGGGTACTTATTCTCAAAGTCTTCATCCAGCTCATAGTCCATCAACGCAACATAGTTGTCCGGGTTAATTCCAGTAGACGCAATCCATGCGTATAGGCTTCCCTTTCCTCTTGCATAGAGATCAGACATATACCCTACCATCTGATCACGATTTACCATCGTAATTGGCAGGATATAAAACTCGACTCTGCAACTTGGATCTTTAATGATATTTTTATTGATGCACTTATTCAGCTCGTCCACAATATCCTCAATCCAGGAATACACATTTGCTGCGACAAGCTCTAAATTCAATGTCGCTGTAGAGTAGTTCCCAGTGCTGCTGCCGTCAAGAGCGCTGGCGCTCACACTGATATCCTTGTTTACAGAATCTACAATCGAATTTTCGTTCTTTTCATCAAGCAAAGAAACATCCAACGAAATCTTGTCAAGCTTTGTCCCACTCGCAAGAGAGAAAAATGATGTACTGCTGCCGTTTCTGCTCTTGCTGGAAAGTGCGTTCTTGACCAAATCATGCTGCTGTCTCTGCTGTTTTTCGCTCAGAGCAGATGTCCCCTTATCTTTGCCCTCAGGGAATGTCTCATACACAATTTGGTTGTTTACAGAGTCCAGAACATTTCGCTTCGTATCAATAAAATATTGAGCGTAGCTAATATCGTCGAGAGCCGCAATAGAAAATGGGATTCCGTATGGTTCAGAAATCTCGCTCTTGATTTTCGTTACAATTGTCTTTGTATTATCAAGAACAAGCCAATCTGCGTTCAGCTCCCCATTCATCTTTTTCAGCCATCCATCCTGGATCTCTTTTGGAAAGCCGGCAAGCTTTTTCTTCCTTGCATCCTCCGTGAAATAATCAAAATACTTCAAATCAAATGCGACAACATAACTGTTGTTCTTTCTTCCAATGATCCGCACATATTCAACAGGAAGAGGGATTACCATTGCATTGATTCCAAGCGCATTGATTTCCGTTATATTCTGGATTTCATAATCAGTCAGCGCCATTCTATAGTCTGGTGTGGTCGCAGCAGTTTCAAAGTAAGCGACATACATACCATCATTGGCATTCTTGAAAATACCATCGCGGATAATTTGCTTGTATCGAATGGTGCTTAGTGTACCTTCCATTTTTGCTTTATTGGAACGATAATTTCTTGGCTTTCTGCCATCTGGCCGGCGTGACTTAGAAACAATAACACCATCTAATGTGTGCATTGACTTCATATAGTCGATTGCGCCAGACACAACGCCATTCGTTCGGTAAGCCCACTTTGCCATTCTGCGCAGCTCCGTAATATGGTTCATTGGGTTTTTCGTAAAAGCACGGATCTCCTGAATGGTATATGGAGATTCGCTTGACCCGCAAAGCATATTGATATATGCGCTTCCAATACTTGTATTGAACTCGTGGGTATGATCTTCAGCCTTAACGACAGCATTTTCCTCGTACACACGGTCTCGTTTCCAGAACTGATACCATTTCTTTTCACTCTGCAACTTCATCACCTCCTTCAGTTAAATAGTGGAACATATTCGTACTCCGCCGTATCGGACAACAAATCATGTTCAAGCATTTGGGCAAAATAATTACCGTAAGAAACAGAGGTGTATCTGTCCTTACGGTCATTGTTGTTCATAATTTTAATCAACCCAGTCTGATCGCCTCGCTCATATTCAAGATTGATCATCTCATTGATTAAAGCAACCGTTTCTATATAGGGTCTTTCAAAGAATAGCTGCGCTTCAACATCAGCAGTCGCATATTCTGGGATAAAATTAGAAATCTCATCAACCGCCTCAGTATTGCTGATCAGCAAGTCGATCATCCCAGAATTCAGAGCATTACGCATGGACTCAGCAATATTGCTGTTCGTTTCGAGTTGTGCCTTAATGACATATACATTCTCTTCAGCGCCGGCAATCTGAATTCTGTTCGCAACCTTTTCGTCGTTCATACATTTCCATGGTTTGTATTCAATGTTTCTCTCTTCATCAAACAAAACCTTTGCGAGCATGTCATAAACGGAAATACCGGCGTTACGTCCGTCGAGAACGCAATAGTCGGCGTTAAAATCCGTATACAATTGTTTGATGCGGATAGCCTGCTTAGTGGTCTCCCCTCCATGAATAGACTCCATATAGACAACCTGACGGCGATATCCTCTTTTAACCGTAATATGCTCGCCGGCTGTGTCCATCACCTTATGCTCCTGGCTTTCTGGCAAAAGTCTGATGCAGGAGAAGATAGAGTTATCCGTATCGTTTCCGCCCTCCATTGCAATATCACAAGACAATACTCTGATTTCCCCCACCTGTTTTGGAATATCGTATTTGTTCTTTTGCTTCAAAAGAGCTTCATCATTTCTGCGCGGATAAAACGCCCGCTTTAGTCTTCTGTTTCGGTTCAACTGATCATAGTTAAAGAAAGACCTGGCATTTTCCGCAATCATCTGGTTCTCGTACTCAATCGCCCAGGACATCGGATCGAGTTTCTTTCGCTCTTTAATTAGGAAGTTCCTGGTTTTAATGTTGTGTTTCAAAGCAATGCTGTAGTCCATCGCAATAACACACGATGTACCACCAGACAGCATATCCTTTGTAAATGTCTGAATTAGATTCCACATCCAGTGGTTCTGATACCATGCGGAGCTGATATACACTTCCTTAGGCTCTTCCTGCATCCCGGCATACTCTTCTTGCTTCAAATAGTCTGCTTGCCGAACAAATAGGAACGGAGAAAGAACACTGTCAATGATATTCTTCGCAATCATACGGAACTCTTCGTAGATCATAACGGTCGCACGATAACCACGAGCGTTCTCATTAGCGGCAACAACTACAATAGAACTTCCGTTCTTAAAAATAACCTCAATCTCATTCTGGTTGTCCTTAAAACTGTCTATCTCCTCTTCAAGCAGCGGCGACTTTGGCAAAAGCTCCTTTTTTATCTTTTCTGACACGATGAGTCTCGCCTGTTTCTTGGTAGCCGATGCCACAACGATCCTTGCCCCAGGCCGTAGGATTGCCTCTTTACAGGCGAACACGGCAATAAGGAAAGACTTTGCTGCAGAACGGGCGGCTACAATGCAGAAGCTTGGAAAATACTCCATCAGATAAAGAATGATATGCTGATATAGATGAAGAACAATCCCAAAGTAGTGCTCTACAAACCTCGATGGGTTTCTCCTATAAAAAGTGAGCCACAAAAGTACACGCTGAACATTTTCTACTTTGTGCAAATAGTGCGTAGACGGGAAATGTTCGTGCAAATGCTTTTGCCGCTCATCCATTAAAACATCATAGTTCATCACATCATTCCTCCTGGGAAAGCTTGTATTCCTTATCAAGCTCTTTTGATCCGGTCAGGAGGTTTTTCAGAGGTCTAAAAATAAAGCGAGAACAATAACTTCCTATATCATCAAAGTCCTTAAACAACTTTTTGTCCTTGTAGAATTCCGCCGGGGTATACTTTTCAATATCCCTTGCCCATAGGCCAAGAGGATTCAACTGGACGGACTCTTCCTTCTTCTGCCGGCGATCCTCCAGCTCAGTCGTCGCCGCATTGATGTATTCTTTGTAGGTCTTTGCCAATGCTCCAATTCCAGAGTCTCCATTCTGCACGGACTTCTGCAACTGTAATTTCAAATAGCAAAGGCTCTTATATAGCTCATCCTGACGCTTATCCTCAGGATCACCGTATTTCTTTACCCAATCATCGTACTCATATTGTAGCGTTTCATAATCCTGGTCGCTGAATCCAAGACCGAACAATTGGATGGTCTCAATCGGAGTCATAATTTTGGGATTATCTTTTACCGCTTGAATTGTCTCTGCGTTTTCGACTTTATTTGCTCTGCGGTAAAGAATTGTATCTGCATAAGACGCTCCCTTTGTCTGCGCCAAATTCAACTTGGAAAAATATTGGCTTACCTTACTTCTGTTTGGAGACGGGTGCTTTTTGGCATTTGCCCATGCTCCTTCATCAAAGCAGGTGTTAATCGTCGCGCACAAAAGCTCCATCGCTTTATCCTGGTCTCCGTCAAACACCTCATCACGATAGTATTCAAAGGATTTATCCAGGCACCTTCTGCAAATCGTAAGATAACCGCCATTACCTGCATAATAAGGAGACGGGGTGACATTAAAATTATCCTTCTGTCGCATATATCCCTTACCACATGCGCTGCAATGATACGGGTATTTGTCGTCGTTCTCCAAATTCATTCGTTCAGGGCGCTGCGTTTTTGCTGCGGCTCCCTTTTTCAAATCATTTGCCACTCCATTTCCTCCTTTCGGCAATAATAAAAAAGCGACACACAAAAAGTGTGTCGTAGAATGGTGCGCTCAGCGGGACTCGAACCCACGACTCGCTGCTTAAAAGGCAGCTACTCTACCAACTGAGTTATGAGCGCATATTAAGTTTACCCGGTTTGCACGGTTGCCCCACTTATTTAACGCCAGTTGGTGACTCCCTTTAGGCACAAGACATGCGCACACGGCAATGTGCTTTTATGTAGCCATAGATAAAATTGCTGTTCATGTCTTTTTTATTATGGTGGAACGAGATGGTAACGATCCATCATCCTGCGGTTTTTCAAACCGCCGCTCAGACCTCGTAAGCTATCGTTCCATATAAGAGGGAAATCGCCATACGATTTCCCTGACTCCAATATACAACATGGTATATGGAGTATGGCGGCGCAGGTAGGATTTGAACCCACGGTGCGCTCATCACGCACGACGGTTTTCAAGACCGCTGCCATAAACCAGACTCGGCCACTGCGCCATATTTGGTCGGTAGGGTTGGACTTGAACCAACAGCGTTTCTAATGTCACAGTTTTACAGACTGCTTCCTTCGCCAATTTGGATACCTACCGATTTTCATATAAATTAAATGCTTACTATGTATTTACAAGTATTAAACCCCTGCCCATTAGAATTTGGAGTTGTCCTTAAAACAATACTCCTCTGATTACCATATTCAATTAGATCCTTCATAGGAATCACAAACATATTCTTATTTTTATCTGAGCAGAACAATATATCTAATGGGTGATCTGTAATTCGGTCATAAACCCCTCCATTTGTACCACCTTTCGATGTAAGCGATATCTCTGCATTTTCAGAAGATGAGAATTTGCATTGAACTGTTTGAAAAATCCCATCCTTTTCTACAATCATGTCATACCACTGAGTATCATTTAATGGTAGTGACACTGTGTACCCATTTGCACCGAAATATGCGATTGCTAAGCTTAGGCCGACTCTTCCCCTATCTTTGTTAGTATTTGCTATCAATATTCCTCCATAAATATACCGCGTTAAATTTCAATGATTGGTGCCGGTAGTAGGAGTCGAGCCTGCAACCTGCCGCTTATCTGGCGCTACGGGGTATAAATCCGCTGCTCTGCCAATTGAGCTATACCGGCATGGAAAGCCATAACAAGACACAAAAGAGAAAGGGAGGTAGAAAGAAAGGAGATGGTTTGAAAGAAAACTTAAAACATAGATATTGCTGTATGTGTCTTTATTGGCAGGGGCTGAAGGACTCGAACCCTCATCAACGGTTTTGGAGACCGTCATGCTACCATTGCACCAAACCCCTATATTGGCGACTCCAACGGGACTCGAACCCGTGACCTCCGGCGTGACAGGCCGGCGTTCTACTCTTCTGAACTATGGAGCCATACTGGTGCCGTCAATGGGACTTGAACCCATACGAGATTGCTCCCACCAGCCCCTCAAGCTGGCGTGTCTGCCATTCCACCATAACGGCATTCATTACTTGTCCCATGGGATTTTATCGTATAGATCATACGGGGAGTCACCCGTGGCAATCTTCTCAAATCCGCCAGGAACGATCTTCCATAGTGTATGTTTTTTCTTTTCGTTGTTCTGGCTTATCTGAAATTCCTGCCCGCATTTTGTCGTACAGTGTACGCCCAATCCGTTTTCTGAGGACGGAATTTTTCGTACTAATCTCCGTTTACTTCCTGCGTTTTCTGTCAAAGATTTTCTTGGCACAAATATCTCCCTTTCTTCATGGTGATGCCGGCGGGGATTGAACCCGCAAACTCCGGCTTGAAAGGCCGGCAACTCTACCAATTCGTCCACGGCACCATTTGGTACTCCCAACGGGACTCGAACCCGTATTACCGGCTTGAGAGGCCAGCCTCCTATTCCAGTTAGAGGATGGGAGCATTTTTGCACAAAACCGAACCAACATCTTATGATAGTTGGCTGGGGTAGCTGGACTCGAACCAGCGAATGCGGGAGTCAAAGTCCCGTGCCTTACCACTTGGCGATACCCCAATATTTTCTTATCAGATGTTGCATTCTGTATCAAAGTATGGTATAAATGTAATAACCAAATCGATTGGAGGCAATGTATTATGGCCGAAGAAAAAGCAAAACGCGCTCGCCGCACTGTGGAAGACAAAATCGCAGAAATTGACGCAAAGATCGCAACTCTCGAAGCAAAGAAACAAGAACTTCTTCGACCCGCTAAGATGAAAAAGATTATCGAAGAAGCTTCCGCCAACATGACTCCAGAAGAAATGGCTGAAAAACTTGGCATTAAGCTTTGACCCTCTCGCCCCGCCGAAAGGCGGGGTTTTACTTTTACCGTGCCTGCACTCCCGATTCTCCAAACAGATCTCTCGCTGACCAGGCCATACCATCCAGTCCTTTGTGGCAGAGACAAACGAGCGTAGTTATTTTATTGATCGTGCTTTTACTACCACACGGATGGTACGCCAGAGAGGAATCGAACCCCCAGCCTTAGGATTAGAAGTCCTATGCTCTATCCGGTTGAGCTACTGGCGCATATGGAGATACCGATAGGACTCGAACCTATGATCCTGGGGTTGCAGCCCAGTGCCTTACCACTTGGCTACGGTATCATAGTTGGTGCTGGCGGTGGGACTTGAACCCACACGGTATCGCTACCAGCGGATTTTGAGTCCGCCGCGTCTGCCATTCCACCACGCCAGCTAATTTTCACAGAGCACCTTGTTTGGTTTGATCAGTTAAAAGTTGATTCCATGTATAAAATTGCTGTATGTGCTCTTTATGGTACGGGTAACAGGGGTCGAACCTGCACAGGATAGCCCACCAGATCCTAAGTCTGGCGCGTCTGCCAATTCCGCCATACCCGCATATAAACCTGGCATAGCGTTAGGCCGTCGCCCGCAGCCACTTCTAAAGCGTCCAATAGAAATGCCAGGGTATATCCCACTTGGCTCTACATCACTAACGGGCTGTGGGCTACCGAGGGATTCACCAACTCCCCAAAGGCTCGACTATTATTTTTATAGATGCCCGCGATCAAAGCATCTTTGGCAACAACCTGTCAAGTAGATAGTCACAAGTGCGCCTAATGGAGTAGATAGCGGGATTTGAACCCGCCCCCTCGGTTTGGAAGACCGATATGCTACCGCTAACACTATACCTACATGTGGTGCTCGATGACGGGATCGAACCGCCGACCTCATCCTTGTAAGGGACACGCTCTCCCTGCTGAGCTAATCGAGCATACTGACCGATTCAAGGTATCGGCCATACCTTCAGATATTCGCTATCTAAATGCGGCGGTTTCATCAAAAACCTGCTGAACTTCATTGCTGCCAGATGCAAAGGTTTCAATTCCCAATTCCGTTTATAGTCTCTGCTCTATTCGTTGGGCGGGCATGGTTGCGGGGACAGGACTCGAACCTGTGATCTTCAGCTCATGAGGCTGACGAGATAGCCGCTTCTCTACCCCGCAATATATGGATAGTTCCAAAAATAGCAATTCGCCAAGACACTTTAATACATTCATAAGCCCAATTTATGTGTAGTAAAGTTGCTGTGAGTGTCCTTCTGCGATCACGCTATAAAAGCTCTCTATCCTGCTTTTTAGTTTGGCTGGCACGGCGGGACTCGAACCCGCAACCCTCCGGTTAACAGCCGAATGCTCTACCAATTGAGCTACACGCCAATATCATCCCACGAGACGCATTGTTGAAAATAAGCACAAGCGCTTACACAAAGATAAACCCAAATCATCTTTTTTGTTTCTGTTAATATTGCTGTTAGCGTCTCAACATCCAAGGCACACTTTGTTTCTTGAAGAGTAAGAATTACAAAAGTATTGCTGTTCGTGCCTTATATAAATCACTTCATATGATCCACAATCCCATTGCAGATCTGTTCATAGAACGCAAGCCATTGAAATGCATCTCCCTTGGTTTTATCGAAATTATGAAAATCATATGTTTTATCTCTCATAAGGAGAGCAATATCATTTGGCTTCATTATTTCAAATAACTTCATAAAGTTTACGAACTTGCACCATGCCACATTATGAAGTAAAATCGACCCCCAATTATCATCATAGATGAATTTCTTGGATGCGTTTTTACCAAGATACTTATTCGCTCTGTATGAAAATGGGGTTCCATAATCCGCTGGGTCAATCGGCATCTCAGGGCAAAAGTATTCGTTATGATATATGTAGATATCATTGTCTTTCACAAACACCTGAGATTTCAGCTTTATGAATTTGACTCCGAATACTGACTTCATACCCTTTAGTTCTTTTGGTTTTATTGGCCTTTGTCCGTAGGATTTACATACACATTGAAGCAACTCATATCTAACTTCATACCCAAAGAACTTTTCCCATACCAATTTTGGATCTGATAAAGTCCACATGAAATTCACAATATGGGCGTTGTTGTTTTGTTCCTGAAATTCACACATGTCGTACCAGCTATCGCCCATTCTTGTAAGTCGCAGCTTCAATTCTCCCCATGGAAATAATCGTCGCAAAACCGTTCTTCCTCTATAATCAATGCAGGAGTCGTCCGCTGCGTCAATCAGGAGATCTATATATCGAATGTAGCCATCGTCATCATAAGGCTCAATCCTCGCATTAGGCCATGACCTCTTCGCATCGTCAATCGAAGGATAATACAGATGCATTACACCATTTTCAGTTGTAACAGCAAATCGATCCATTGTATTTCCTCCAATGTTTTTGTTGGTCTGAGTGGTGGGACTCGAACCCACAGCCTCGTGACCCCAAATCACGCCGTCTACCAATTGACGTACACCCAGATAAGTGGTGGAGCAGGCGGGAGTCGAACCCGCGTCCGAAATTCCTACATGAGCAAAACATTCTTACGCAATAGCCAGCTTTTAAGCGTTTGCTTGTCGGCGGGTGCCACGATGCCAGCACATCTTACCCAGGGCGTACCGGAACGGTATCGCCTCCACCACCTTGTTTGTGTAGGGGTAACAAGGAAACCAAATGGCCTATTCTTCTATCCTCAAGCGTTTACCAGGCCAAGTTCGCTGTTTTGGATGCTCAAGCTATCTCAAGCGGCAATCCGGCTTGCTGCAAAAGCAGCAAAAGCAGGATGAATCATTACAACAGTTTCGTCGTTTCGTTTTGTTTTGACCCTTCGGCGGTATCATACCTGCGTGTTTTGCACTCTCAAAACCCCGTCGAACCCATTACTGCCCCATATTAAATTTTGGTCGAGACAGGAAGAATTGAACTTCCGACCTCACGATTATCAGTCGTGCGCTCTACCAACTGAGCTATGTCTCGTTATCACCGTGCGTCCGAAGAACCTCGTCCATGGCCGATAGGTTTTTGACTGGAATTGCAGTAAAGTAATGAGCTTAACCACTCAAACGTCAACATAACCAACACAGTTTACTGGTGGAACTGATGGGAGTCGAACCCACGACCCCCTGCTTGCAAGGCAGGTGCTCTCCCAACTGAGCTACAGCCCCATAAATTCCAACCTCTTTCGAGGCTGTCATTTGATTAGATAAAAGATTAGCAACTAAAGCCGGGCAGCAACGCCAACGAATAGTTTAGATTAACTATTTCCTTGAAAAAATCAATACCTCAATCATACCTATCACTGGATCTTCACCCTACCTCCATTGTCTTCTCTCAATATTCTGCCACCAGGAAGATAAGTCTGAGCTTCGGGGAGCGACCCCTAACTTCTTACCCCAGCATCGCAAACGGCTAAGCCATGAATGCGAGCCTAAACCTGTGCGGGAATGCTTACCCGCAAATTTCACCGTTCGTTCAGAAATTTTCTTTTACAAAATCCTTTATTTGATAAAGAAAGATCATCTTCATACCCGTCATACGGCTACTTTAACCGGCGACTTTCGTTATAGCCAAATTTCTTTGGCATCAAGACGAGGTGCATTGTTGGCCTACCTCTGTCATTATGGCTGCCACACCATAACCCCTTAGGCTTATTCTCCACAGGAGCGTCTATTGTTGCACCCGAAAGTTCCGTGCGTTTTGAAGCGACAACTCTTGGCAACACGCATTCTTGTTGACGGTTTCCGTCTCCCCAGGATATATCACTATATCCGAGCCGCACCAATAAGCAGGTATCCCTACTTATCAATACGGAAGTTACTGCGCGTCTCAGAGCGCTGACACGCTTTGTTCACTGAGTTAATAATAAGCATGATTCAGATATTGATTTTTCAAGGTTCGATGTCGTTGGAGCTGGCGGACGGACTTGAACCCCCGACCTACTGATTACAAATCAGCCGCTCTACCAACTGAGCTACGCCAGCAGATTGAGATTGATTAACTATCTCCTATTGACATGTATTACTATACCAGATGAAAACGAATTTGTCAATAGGAATTAGCAAATTTATTTTTCTTTTTTGGTGGCTGAGATTGGAGTCGAACCAATGTCTCCTGCTTATGAGGCAGGCAAGAATACCACCTTCTCTACTCAGCCAAATTGATCGGGGGATTTGCTCCCCCGATTTATTTTTCCTCTCTTACCATGCGGATCAGCTCGTCGCCTGGACGGAAAACGACATTCTTATAGCTTTCCACCATAATGCGTTCTCCAGTTCCAGGGTGAACGGCTGGATGAGATTGGAACATCTTTGGCTCAAATGTCCCGAACCCTCTGATAGATACCTTATCCCCTCGAACGAGAGCTTCTGCAATCTCTTCAAAAATATCGTCAATTGCATTCTTGATCGCATATTTCTTATACGATTTCTTTTCTGCCAATGCGTTAATTAAATCTGTTTTGTTGATATTCACGCCACGATTTCGCTCCTTTGTTGACGATATGCGTTTGTATCAAAGTCAACATCGTAGTAGGCCATAATCCCATCGTATGTGCATACGCAAACCAACTGCTGCTGCGAGCCATAGATCCTCTTCCCCACACAATAATCGTCCATGCCAAGAAAGCTGCCGGCCATAACCGTTTTTACTCCCTGCACATTATCAATCTTGTTGTGGTGCAGATGGCCTGACAAAATCGCATACACGGGACGCTGCGCCATGGTCTGAAGAGACTGTACTTTGCTTGGCGATCCGTCGTAATCTCCATGCACACCAAGGTATGTTTTGCCCCTTATATTGACCAGATACATGGTGTCGTCAATTTTTTCGTAGTTGTCAAACACAACATTCTGAAAGTTTTGCAGCCTCGCTTTTAGATACCACTCAACTAAATCGTCGAGCCGTTCATGCGGGGATGCAAGGTCTTTCTCTTCCAGGCGAGAATGGTTTCCTGCCACTGAAGAGAAATAAACATTCTTAAAATATGGACTCAGTTCTGACAAGAACTCTGCTATCAGTTCAGAAACACCGACAACTTGCTCAATCACATTTTCTCTGTTTGAGACGGCAATTGATTTATGAATATTTCCACTGATGAGATCTCCGTTTGCCCATACATAGCAATTCTCTGCCCCATGCAAATTTGCAATAGAGACAATCTTCCCTATGTAATCCTGTAGCATCATACGGCAGACATCAGAGTTGTAATAGTTCCAATAGTTATCGACACAAGCTCCAAAATGCAAGTCATTTAGACTAACAAGCAGATCCTGCTCCGTAGGCTGCACATTATTCTGGGTATATGTAAGCTTCGGCAAAACACCATTCTCAATCGCCCTCTCAAGGATCTCCTGGTTTTCATCCCGTCTTGCCATATCTCTTACAACTTTGTTAAGAGCATTTCTTTGATCAAAAAATCTTTGCCGTTCCTTTTTGAACTCCAACATTTTTTGGTCAAGCTCGTCCAAATACGATTCGCCGCATGACTCGCTTGCGTATTTCTCCTTGAAATACTTCATAACCCGATATCCACAGTACGGGGTCACATTGGCCGCTTTTCTAAGGCTATCATAATGCACATCAAGTCCAAGAAGATCCACAATATCTGACCACTCAAGATCAGGTGGATTTTGCTCTATCTTGGTTTCAATCAACCTAAGGCCATATTCATATGAGTCTTCATTTTCCAGTTGGCTATACTTCGGATTCAAGCTGTGTCCCTCCCATCCTGTGGTAATGGGACGCAACGCTCAATGGTTAAGTTTATTCCAACCACCCCATCCCATCTTTTCAGTAAATTCATAAGGTCATAGCACTTCGTATCGCAATCCGTATATTCCGTTATTGTCATATCACTTAGATCAATAATGGCATTGTCGAATCTTTCTCTCCGCTCGAAATCAGCCATATTTTCGCTCCTGCAATTCTGCTCGTTTCTTGCGAAGCGCCCTTTCCTTATCGATTTGCGCTACGATGTTGGCCGCTGCATAGTTCGTATCAGCAATTGCTCTCATCATTCCCTCATGCTCTGTTGCATAGTAATGGTGGCGTTTTGAATCCTGAACCATTGTCCGCGTGACCTTGTACTCTGGGTACAGCTCCCGGAGTAACTTTGCCTCTTCTTTTGTTACTGGAATCATAGAATAAATCAATCCTTTTCATAAAAATGTCCCAGGCCGTGAGTATTCCCACGGCCAGATGGACAGGAGATACCGAATATCTTAATAAAAACGGTTTTCTTCCCTTAAAGGGACATTTCTATTTTGGATGTGAAACAATCGTTAATCAACGGTTAGATTTGCAAATCCAGAATGACAAAATATGCGATTTTGCCAATTATGGCAAAGCATATTTTGCCGTTGAAAAACGGCTTTTTCCGTATATGAAACATCGAAATTAAACATGGGGACATTCATACAGTTTTTCGCTGTTTTCTCTTCTTTTCTCGCTCATATTCTCTCACTCTTCGTTGTTGGCATTTATCACACCTCTTCTTGTTTCTGACAGAACTACTTACCTCAAACTCTTTTCCACAATCAATACATCTCACAATCCGCTTTAGAACAGGTTGATATGAAGAACATTTTGTGCAGATCTTTTGCTGTGGACTTGTTGGTACAAACCTCTCCCCGCATTTTCTACACTGAATTGATCCAGCAGGAACATTTCTCTTTAAGTTTTCCAGAACCACATCTCCGAAACACATCCAAAAAACATTCTTCCTCTTGCTCTGCTTCATATGGAAAAGGTATTTAACCAGCGTGTCACAAACATCATTCATGCTATATCCTAAAGACTCAAACTTGTTAAGGATGCTATCACTCACATACGCAAAGTTTGCACTGTCATCATAAAAGCTAATTGAATACCGATACTGCTTTTCAACCTCATTGTATAAATCAATAACATCTTGCAATACTGAAACCTTTTTGTTAGGTTCGCTAAGCATATATTGGTAATGAAACGCACCAATATTTTTGGCCGAAAATGACATCCTCTTGTTAGGCACAATCTTATCAAGCTGATTGACCACGCTCGAATTGATTTTTTGAACCTGGTGTGACGACTTATTCTTTGCATAAACAAAGAAATGCGGCGCTTTCATTCCAGTGATTCTTGACAGCCTCGAATTGATATGGTCTGGCCTGGTTGGTTTATAGAGCGTCTTTGCATAATCAATGCAGAAGTTGTTCTCCATGCAAAGGATCTTAATTGCATCAAGGTCAACGTCGTCGCTGTTCCAAATCTTCGTAATATCATTGCTGATAACTCCGATATTTCCACCAGTCCACGCAGCCCGTAACCCATGGAAGATTTCTTCCGGCGTTACAATGACTGCGCCGGCTTTTGCCATCTCATAATACAGCGGCACAATATCTTTCATGTTCCGCTCCGCAATCTGGATAATCAATGAATCAGCGCACACAAGGCTCTTATCTCCGTCGCAATCAAACTGCAAAATCTTAGAGATAAGATCGTGGCAGCTTGTATACAACGCATTTGGAGTAAACCACTTCTTTGTTTCCCTCGTCACAACATTCTTTCTTACCGCATGTTCTCTGTATAGATGGGGAGACCTCAAGCAGTCAAGCTTTTCGCATCCTCGATATAAGTAACTCGACACTTCGCCGTCTTTCAAAAGGCCAGACGGGTCTTTATCTCCAAGAAACAGCCATTGGCAAAAAGCATACAGGTCAGGGATGAGGAACATATACTTTGCTGATAAATCCAGTTTCGCAGCCCTACCCTCTTTAACCAGGTTCTTCTTGATTTGCCGCAGCATCTCTTTGGTGTACGGGTCTGAAAGAAGCTCTGGGTATATACTTAAACACTCCTGAAAAGCGTTCTTGTTTTGATATTGGGACGAAGCCCCAAACACATCAAGCATCGTCTCTCTGTCCGACGCGATTTTCAAAATCTTATTGACCGAACGATCCGCAAGCTGCTCAATCTCATCCGGCGTTATATCAGTCAATGTCTGAAGCATCTGGTAGTTCAGCTTGGCATCAGGCAAAAAATTCTCTTCCTCGTTGCATTTTCCAGCGCTACACCCATACTTCTGGTACATCGCAATGTACTCTTCCCAGCTTGAATAGTATTTGTGCATCTTGAACTGGCTCTTCGTAAAAATAACCTGTATGCCCTCTTCAAGAATATCATGTTCTTTCCCATAGATATCTTTTACTATGCCATGGCGGACACCAGGCTCTTTCTGATCCGCTTCCATAATGAACTTGTCATATGGGAATACGGCAAGAAGACCTTTTACCCAAGGAAGCCGTACCATGGTGTTCTTCTGATTGCACGATGGAAGAACCATCCCACACCCATCTGTATGGGTAATCGGGATGCCCATTTCTTTCCGCTCCGCAGTGTATGTCCTATGGTCGATAAAATCAACGACTCCATGAACCATCGTTTCCATATCGTCTACCACGATAGACTTTGTGATATCAAATTCCTCCCAAGGGTCGGTTGCACTATTGCACAAAGCGAGGTATGCGAGGTATTTGTTGATATTGATTCCGCCACGCTCGTTGATCGAATCTACAGTAAGACCGCACATAAGCGTTTTCTGGTGTTTCTTCCACACACTCTCTTTGATGAATACGGTCTTCTTCGTCCTGATCTGTCCGGCAGACGCAGTAAAACACACATATCTTTCTCCATTGTAAAAATATCCGTTAAGAATTAGGTCTTCAATCACATCAAAATAGTATGTACGGATCACCATGAAATCATCGTAGAGTTGTCCAGTTTGCATACCAAGCGTCCTGGTCAGCATCGACTCAAAGACTGAAATCACATTTTTGTCTACCACATATTCGTCCCGAAGCTTTCTTGTAGCTCTGTGAGACTGTAACAGACGAAGCAATTCATCTTTTAGTGGCTTAATGCTGCTATTGTGATTTTTTATCTCTTTCGTAATCTGACGAATTCTATCTTTGTCTCCGATACAAACCGGAGAATCTTTTGGTATCTTATACAGCTTGCGATACCTCGCCTCTGCCTTTTCGAGAGATAGGCCATTATAGTGGTACTCAGATAGGATTTCTTTCTCAGCCTTTAGCCTATTCTTGCATAAACAGTGGTCGTTAATTGTTTTTTCCAACTGCTTTTCTTCATCTGTATAAAATGCACTGGTATCAAAGCTATAAATATGAATCTGCTTATCGAGACTTATACCTATCTCCCCCTAACAGTCAAACCTTAATTAAATCCCCGCTCCAAAACAACCAGCCGGCAGGATCTTCTTTCAACGAAAACAGGTTGCCATATTTACCAACGCCGTCATCAACAATCGCCGTAAACTCATCGTCTTCATGATCAGCAACAAATTTCTTATACAAATCAGAAAGGCGATCATAATCTTTGCCATTTCTAATTGCGTCAACATTTAATTTCACTCTGTCTCCGCTTTGAATCGTCTGTGTTGACTTCTTGATTGCCTGTAGGCCGACAAGCACATCAAATGAGCGCTTGTCGATCCCAAGCTTTCTTAAATTTTTCTGCTGCTCCCGTTTCTGTTCCCTATTCATGTACGCAGCCTCACTGTTTCGATGTCAAATACTCACCAAGAAGAGCAAGAACCTCTTCAAAGAACTCTCTCCAATAAGGATCAATCTGAATTGAAGATTTGTTGGCCTCATAATAGGTCACTGCCGTGCCTCCAAGAACATACGACATTGCCTGCCAATCACAAATCATTTCAAGGTAAGCGCAAATCTTTGTGTCTACGCTATATGAGGAAATAAAGCCGCCGTCCTCATCAACCCAGTATTGCCAATGGTGGTCATTTCTTCCGCAATGAATCTTCCACGCCTTATCGAAAGCAGCCTGGTCAACCTGCTCACCATCAACAGGATAGAAGTGTTGACGATACGGGACGAACTCTTCTTCTGAAAACTTGCTGTCATCGTGACACTTGATTCTCCAGTTCATTTCATCCACAATATAAGGTCTTTGGAGAAGTGGAACACCCGTTGTGGCATTTTTCAGTTCATCCCAAGCCTTTTGAACATTTTTCTTATGATCTGCAAGATAGTCCATATATTCACTGGTTTTTTGCAGCAAATCCGTTTTGCTTACCATGTAAAATTCACTTCCTTATCATATTTCTGATTTTTCTAACATTCGAGAATAAAATTGCCGATCCAAGCGCAGCATCATCAAGTGTGCTTGTATGTCCAAACGAAATCCGAACCGTTGATTGCGCCGCATCATCCGACAGGCCACACGCTTTCAAAACATGGCTCGGAGAGCTGGAACCAGAAGAACATGCGGATGCTGCTGATATACAAAGCCCGCTATTATCGCACATCCTTACAAGCAGTTCAGCGACAACACCAGGAAACCGCAGACTCAAAATATTTTCGACTCGATCCTGGCCTCTAAAATTCACATCAAATTCGCAACCATAAACCATGAGATGATTCACAAACTTGCTTGACAGCTCATGATACAATGAGATCTCCTTACCTATGTTTTGCAATACATTAGCCGCAGCAGCTCCAATGCTCGCAATTCCTGCAACATTTTCCGTTCCAGATCTTAGGCCGTATTCCTGACCTCCACCTAAAATAATTGGTGATATCACATCTCTTATGTACTTTGTCAAATACAATGCTCCAACGCCGCCACATGCTCCAAATTTATGCCCACTCAATGAGAGCATATCAACACCAAGCTCATCTACATCTACACACATGTGGCCAACTGCCTGAACTGCATCCGAATGAAAAAATGCACCGTTTTGATGACAAAGTTCGGAAATTTGTTTGATTGGCTGTTTAACACCGGTTTCGTTGTTTGCCGTCATTATACTGACCAGGCCAACATTGGACTCTTTCAAGACAGTTTCGAGCCACGCCAGATCTACAACACCACTTTGTAGCACCGGAGCCTTAATTACTGGTACTCCTATTTCTTCTGCTCTGCTAACCTGATTCAAAATCGCATGGTGTTCAATACTACTTACAACGATACATTTTTGCTTAGAAATCAAATACGGAATCATTCCAAGTATTGCAAAATTATCCGATTCTGTTCCTCCAGATGTAAAAACAATATCATTCGGGTGGTCTGCCCCAATCAAATCTGCGACACTTTCTCTTGCGCTATTAACAACTCGTCTCGCCATACCACCTGCTTTATGTAATGAGTTTGGATTCCCTACCATATCGCTTATCCATGGTGTCATTGCCTCAAATGCTTCTACTCTAACTGGCGTAGTAGCAGCATGGTCAAAATATATCATATCAATACCAACCCAATCCAAATTAAGCCTGCTGCTCTTCAACAAGCAATTGATACTCTTCGTAATTTTCCCTTACGACATCGGAATAGAAATCCTCATCTAAACTGTCGTCAATCGGTGTGAAATCATCACACGGATTTTCTTCATTACACTTTCCATACCAATAGCAGATGGCGCATTTATTATTATGGCTCATCTTCACCGCTCCTTTCTGAACCTACATGCGCATCATCTCCTATCATACTTAATCTTTTCTGCCTGCCTCGTTCAAGACGCGCCTTTGAAGCTTCAATTTGTTCTTCTGTTAATACCACTTTCTTTTTCGGCTTTACTTTCATCCACGACGCTGGAATATGTGCGATTAAGCTTCCATCATTGTTTACATGCCGAATGTCTACTTCATCAGGATGAGACTCTTTCAATTTGTAAATATAATTGATCCATTTGCGCTCACTGGTAAACAAAGTCGCATAGTTTTCCCCTGCTACATGATCAATTGAGGTTTCTCTAATATCATCCATCTGCATCAATCTCCCGCGATAAAAATTCAAGTATATTGTTCATGCAGATATCTCTCGCAGTCTTATTAAAACCGTCAATTGCGTTACATGGAGTATTGCAGCAGACCAAATCACACGGAGGTATAACCGCACGATCACAAATGAAATTAGCCATATTCTCTTTGGAGGAAGAAAGAAATTCAAATACCGTCATGTTCCACCTCTGTATCTGAAACTCTATCAAACTCCAAAACCCAAACCATTGGGTTGTCATCCCAAGAGTATCGATTTCTCATCGGTTTACTAAGCGACATATCCCACTTATCCGAAAATGCAAATCTGGGATCTATAACACCAGGAAACCATATGCCCTCTTCCCTGATATCGTCATCCGAAATATCTTGTAGCCTTTCTTGACGAATAGCCCTAATGGAAAGAAATAGCCTTATCGCCTCTTCTGGAATCCTGGTAGACTGAACCCATAAAATCTTCTTTGCTTCATTCTCTGGATCTGCTCTGTAAACATACTTGCCGTCCACATAAGCCCAGGTTTCCTTTATGCCTAAAATATCTCCAACACTATACGGCGGGGATGGATCTCCGTCCGTCTCTGAAGATTGTCGGACTGGAATACGCATTTGCGACTTATCGCCGCTTAAAATCATGCGAATATCCTCTCCGTTCATCTTAATGAAAAATTGTCCGATATCGTTCACCTCCTACCACTTTATACATGAGACCATATAGATCCGCTGACTATTTTTGAGATAAGGTTTGGCGAAACACCAAACATCTCTGCGATCTCTTTCCGATTGCACTTTTGCCCCTTGCCTTTTGGAATATAGTTCTGTCGAATATATAGAACATCCGCCTCTGTCAACTTAGACATTCCGTTACTGCTTCCAACATAAGCGCCGATATGGGACAAGTACCCAATTCGGTACGGGACATCGTAATCAATCAACTCCATATCAACCGCATGAAAGTAATTCTCTTTCCTGGTACACCACTCAAGGTTCCAAACATCATTGTGCTGCTTGCAGCCATCAAGATGATTTACAATCTCATAGCCGCATTCATTTGGTAAATAGGTCTCTGCCACACAGCGATGAACATGGACATTGAGCCTTTTCCCGTTGATCGAAATACATGCTTGCAGATACCCGCCGTCTCCATATCCGAAAGAATACACATGGCCTGTTTTGGCGTTCCTGAGTCTTCCCCATGTGGACACTTCAAATCTCCATCCATAATCCACACCTTGGTATACTGCTCCACGCCATTCCTCAATCGATCCGAAAGGAATCATGCTCCCCGCTCCAGACATCCGTAATGAAAAAGCCTGATCTGCTCTTTCTTCTTGAGTTCCTCATCCATGGGAACTCTTTTATCGCACCCAGCTCCAGCGGGGCAACCTCGCTTGTGTCCGGTCAAAAGGCAGTAGTTACACGCTTGGCATAGGCCGATCCAGCGCCAGTAGTGACAACCGTTACAAGGATGATTCTTGTCAGGCTTTTCAATCGTCAGCATTTTGATTCCCTCCATAAAGATTGATTAACTATTTCCTTTTATGATTTTTTGTGCGGCCACTTCATAGTGCCGTTCCCATATTGCGTTCAACAACCTTTTTCTGTCTTCATCACTTCCGGCCTGGCGCAGCTCATAGAGTAAGCATCCAAGCGCTTCATCTGTCTTATCAGCAATCCTATACGTCTTGCTGATCTCCACGGCCATGGCTTCGCCAAACTCAGTTCTCAACGAACTCGGCAAAAAAGCTTCTTGCGTGGCCTGCTTGATATGGCCGGAGATAAGCTTATTCGCCATTTATCTCTTCACCATCCTTTGGTGTAAACCCATTGCAGTTCAAAAGCCAAATCGGATCGAAATTAACAGGCCACATAAACCAACCATTCTCAAAACCATATCGATCAGCTTTGATACCAAGCTTAATCATTTGCACCAGGTTTGTTTGCTCAAACATTGCAAATAAATTCGTATCGTTCCCAGGGTAGCGGCAACAACTATGCGTGTCGCCAGGAACATTGCCTCTATACTTGCATTCGTAACATTTTGCCCTCTCCAATTAACCACCTCCCTGCCGCAGAGCGTCCAACGCCATCCCATACGCCTTTTGAAAGTCGCTGTTCTCTCCGTTCTTCTCGATCCACTCAATCGGCATTGTAAACGCCAGATACATTAGGTGGGAAATCAAGATCCGTTCCGCCTGCTCATTGGACATACCATCATAAAAGTACGGATCGAGCCGTCTGCCACATACTGGGCAGAATTTGAACTGAAGCTCTTTTGGGAAACGCCAATGGCCTCCTGAAACCGAAATCGATGCGCCGGTTTCATCCACCTTGGCCGTAGCCAATTCAAAATTGTACTTCCTGCAAAATTCGCACATTAGATTAACTAACTCCTTTCTTATATACTAACCTTATTTAGCCAATTTGTCAAGAGGTTTCGCATACGTTTGCTCGGAATATAGATATTTATTTCATTTCCATCACGAATTGCGGATCTCCAAATCCACTGAATCATCTCGCTCAACGCATACTTATCCTCGTCCACAACACACCCATGTTCCTCAAAATATCGTTTCAAGAAAGGGTTGAAGAAAATGTTCACGCAATAGGCCAGGTTCTTTTTCTCCCTGTACTCATTGGTTGCTCTGCAACTGCATGAGACAAAGCAATTTTTGAATCCATTTGGCGTGATTCTATCTTTCTGCGCCTTAAATGCAGTCCACATACTGTTCCCGCTCTTTCCAGCGTAGTGGTGCCGCAAGACATTGTATAGCCCATCCCGCATTTTCGTACATGATACTGGATTTCGGAAATGTCTCTCAGACCATGAGGAAGAAAAAGCGAACTTTTCGTCTCCAATGCTATTCAGCTTCTTGTTGTCAAAAATGTGTACTTTTTCTTTTAGACCTGGGATCTTGGTAAACTGATTCCCAGTTTCCGAAAAGTAAAAGCTGCCGTTGCGCTGCTCCACACCGATGTATCGATACGAAAAGCCGTTAATGTCAAAATAATACTTCTGAAGCTGCGCTTCAAACAGATATGTCAGAACGATTACCTCATCAAAAGCCTGGAACACCTCAGGAGGAAACATCCAGAACAAGAATGTGTCGTTGTAGTAAAGCAGTGTGCCGGCCTTAGCTCTCAGCATAAGGTCTTGGAAGGTTGTGCCAACATAGTTATCGTTGAGCCATTTTACCCGGCAAGTCTCCTTATCGATTTCGATGTATCCATTCGCAAGGAGATCCATTACATCACCCTTAGAGACATTGATCTCTTTCACGATTTCAAATACCTCGTCCATGATGAGCGTATAATGTCCCTCTTTGATCAGACGGATAGTATCTTCCGTATAGCTGGCGAAAAGAGCGTGTGTACTGGAGATGTTGAACCCTCGCTCCAAAAGGAAGTGCAGGTTGAGCAGTTTACTTCTCGGCTTATCCTTTGGGGACTTGAAGTTCTTTATTGGGCAGTTATCGATGATTCTGTCGCACTCTTTTAGATACGGAGTAATGAAGATAAACTTCCCCTGAGAGTCGTTCATGTAGTTGATCGCAGCGCTGGTCTTCCCCGCTCCCATAATTGCGTCGCAGATTTTAATGTCCAATGGGTCGTCCTCCTTTGACTTTTAGACCTTGCAGAGAGTTAATTATGTAAACTTTGCTGAAAACCACTCAGCAAAACGCCCCTAAAAAACAGTGGAAATAGCCGTTGATGAAGTAATTTTGAAAAGTGCTTCCCTTTTAGAGTGGGTGGGGGATACATGTATTGTTTTTCTATTGTCGAATAGAAAAATACCTCTCTACTCATGTTCTCATAAAACCATGGTCTTCAAAGCCTTTGTCTGAAATAACATGAATACACATGTTTCGATACAGAGCCTTGTCTTCCTCATCCGTGATCCCCAAGTATCTGAGGGTGACTTCCGGCGAACTGTGTCCGAAAGCTCTCTGAAGCATCGAAATGTCGAGGTTCGCCTTATCAGAGTTGTACTTGTACTGGTGCCAGCCCCATGTCTTACGGCAAGTGTGGGTTCCAACATTCTGTTTCACACCACATGCCTTTGCCGCATCTTTCAGAACCTTACGAAAAGTCCCGACTTGAATAGAACCTCCCTCTCTGCTGGGAAACAGGTAGCCATTACAATGTAAATAGCTCCCCCTCTCTGGGAAACACCACTCCAACGCATCCTTACAAGCTTGGTTAAGGAACACTGTTCTAAACTTTCCCGTCTTGCTCTGTAGGATTTCGATGCCGTCAGAGGTGTCCTCCATATCATCATTCATCCTTACAGATCCATCAGGGCAGAAAACCTGGTTCATCTTTAAGGACAGAAGTTCATTGGCTCGGAGTCCCAGGTTGATACCAAGTGTAAAGGCAAGCACATACTTCCGATCCTTATGCTCAAGAAGCCAATTCGCCATAGCAATGATTTCCTCATGCTTCTTGATAGGGTACACGGTCTGCCGTTCGTTCTTCTTGTAATTGTGTGGTTTCTGCTGCTTGAAGAACTGTTCCAGGCCAGGGTGAAGTGCTACCGTAACAATTGCATTCTCGGTGTACTGCTCCATAGTGATACCTCCATAAAAGATAACTTAACTATATTCTTACTAATGGAAATTACCGTTGCTGTACGGACAAAAGTTACGGTATCTCCTTGCTTATAATTATAGCAGAGCGGGGTGTCTTTGTCAATGAAATCTGGTGAAAAAGTTGATTATTTGCTTCCTTATAAGGCAAGTGTGAAAATATAACACGATGTTCAACGCAGATTTCCTTGCCAAATCCACCCGTTAGGAGATGTTGAAAGAAATCTTGATTCCAAAGAAATAGGCGATGATCAACCTATTGAGTCGAACCCGTTCTCGAATAATCTTTAAGGCAAAGAATAGTACGATGAACAAGGTGGTGATGTAAGGAATTTGTTTGGGTGAAAGATTTAGAGGTGTGGAGAATGGGGTACAAGGCGAAATTTTCGCCACGATTTTTTCGGTCAAAATGTAAACCGTCCCCCTTGCCTTGCCTCTCCTGGGATGGCGTGGGCGGCGTTGGTCAAGGGTGGTTCCGCATACTCCACAAAAGCGGAATTGAATTCCATGGTGCTGGGCGCTCTCCAGGGCTGGCCGTCTGGCCTGGGATGCTGGGACGGCTGGCGGCATGGGTGGAGCGCCTGGGCGGTGGTCTCATCGGGTGCAGGTGGTGGGCGGCGCTCTTATGCTGTGATTTTCTGTGCGCTCCCTCTCTCTTCTCCCCTCTCCCCCTCTCTCCCTCTCCAGATCGTCGGCTCCCTGGGTGCAGGCGGTGGTGCTGTCTCTGGTGTTTGGCTGGGCTCTGGCTCTGCATGGGTGCAGGCGTTCCCGGTTCCCTGGGCTGGGTAGGGCTGGCGCTTCCTGCTGGCCTTGCGTCCTCTCCGCCTCTGCTGGGTGCTGGCTTTGCCTTTCGTCCTCTGGCGGCTGGCTCTCCCCTGGTTCCTGCTGGCCTCTGCTGGGCGTTGACTGCCTGGGGGCTGCTGGGTGATGGCTCTGGCTCCGCCTGGGCTTCCCTGGCTCCTGGCTCCGCCTTGGTGCAGGGCTGGCGGGTGTCCAGGCCGTGTCAGTGGTGGTGGCTGGGCTGGGTGATGGGCAGGCGGTGGGCGTGGTGGCTGGCGTATCCCGTTCGTCAAATTGCACAGATCAAGCCTTGCAGGTTTGGTTATTATTCAAGGGAAAAGCGATAAATTTTGAGCGGTTTTTTCTTGACTTCGCCCATAAAGTGCGGTATAATAGTACCAGAGTTAAGGAGATAGTAAATCAACTCCGGTTCGCCGCTTCCCCTCTGGTGGACGGCGGGCGGAATCCCCAAAAGGGATTAGTTAAGCAATCTTGAAAGGAGATCGACACCATGAAACTGAAAGACCTTATTCCCCTGAAAAGCAAGATCACCGTCTATGTGCCTGCTACGGTCGATGTAAACAAGGAGATCGACAACTCCGCCCAGGTTGAGCGCGTGGCGCGCCTGCTGTCTGAGTGCTTCGGCGGTGCTACTGCTTCCCCTGTCCGTGGGTATTGGGTGGCTGAGAATGGCGCTCTGGTGGCTGAGAAAACAACGATGGTTTTCGCATTCTGTGACACGGCGGCGGCTGAAAAGTACATTGACGATGTTGTTACCCTCTGCAATGAACTGAAGCACGAGATGGGGCAAGAGGCCGTGGCGCTTGAGTACAACGGCAGCATGTACTTCATCTAAGGAAATAGTTAAGCAATCCAGGCGGCGGGGACTTCTCCCCGCTGGTCTGGGATTTCAAGAAAGGAGCTAAACAGCATGGCAAGATTGAATGAGCGGAACGACTGGTTCGACCTCTGGTTTGAGGATAAACAGGCGATGATGGGCACGATGATGCGGAACATGGCGGCGGACTTGGCCGCTGGGTACAACTACTTTGGTGCAAGCATTGCCAAACAGCGCGGCGAGATCGAGCGGTACAAGGCGCAGTTTGATGAAGAGATGGAAGCGTTCAAGGGAATGGATGAACCGGCTGTGAACCGCTGGTGCTTCTACGACTTGAAAAAGCGGGGCGCGATTGAGTAACCCACCTGATGATGGAAAGCTGGGGACTTTCCGAAACCGCCTGCGGGCGGTCGTGGGAACCCAAAAGAAAGGACAAACAGCGGCGTAAACCGCCTGACGATTTGAAAGGAGCTTTTACCATGAAATACAATCTGCATGAAGTCATGAGCAAGGCGTGGGAGATTTACCACGCGAACAAGCAGCCCGGCGGCCTGCGCCCTGTGTTTTCCATCTGCCTGGAAATGGCGTGGGAACACGTCAAGAACTCCAACATCCTGAACCAGTGGCAGGCGATGAGCGAGCAGCAGCAGATCAACATGCTGACGGCTTGCGTCAAGCGGGCGGCAAAGAACGAGATCGGCTACAGCACGGAAGATCACTATCTCCAGTATAACGAGACTGTAGCGTGGTTCCTGGGCTACCATGGCCTTGATGGGCTGGTGAATGAGGCGTGGCTGAAGCTGGCGGACCGACTGGACGCTGACTATCTGGAAGCGCTGAACGCAAAGCGGGCGGCGGCTGGCAAGGTCAATATCTCTCTCACCTCTCTGGTGTATCGCTCCGCAAAAGACGCTATCCGCAAGGTTTACAACGACGATATCAAGCGCGGGCGCGGTCGTGTGGACACCATCACCGACAAGAACGGCGAACAGGTGGACGCGCTGGAAACCGTAGCGACGAACCGCAAGGACAACACGGAACCCGCCGTCGTCTCCCGGCTGGCGCTGGATGAATTCGTGAACGGACGGGACGAAAAAGACCGCATGATTATTGAGGGAATCCGGGACGGCTATTTGAGCAAGGAAATTGCGGCCATGATCGGAATCTCTGAGGCGGCGGTGTGCAAGCGCCTGAAGAAGATCCGCGCTGACCTGGTGGCCTCTGGCATGGTGGCGGCGTAAGGAATAAGTTAATCAATCCGAAAGCCCTGGCGCTGGATGAGCGCCGGCGCTGGGGCGGATGGATTGAAAAAGTGAAATTTCCGGTTAATTTCAAGAACAGAACAGCGGAAAACATAATGGAGGGCTTTAGCATGTTGTATTTCAGAATCGGCTTTGAAAATGGCAATAGCTTGGAAACCGGCTTCAATGGGACGTTGGAAGAGGCGAAAGCCTACTACCTGGGGCGTGTGTTCAACCTGGGCGCGGTGGATGACGATATGCAGCGCTGTAACAGTGTGGAACAGCTTCCCACGCTGGAAATGGGGCTGGCGGCGTGGATTGCGTCCGGTGGCCTGGTGGTTATCACGGACGGCACCGTTTCCCGTCAAGTCGTTTCCGTCCTGGTGGATGGGCTGGACTTTCGCCTGGTGGTGGATGGCTGGAAGAATCCCGTTTACCTGCCCATGGTGGATGCCTACCACCTGGAGGGCTGGAAGGTCGAGCATAGCGGAATCAGCCTTTATATCATGCCTGATGGTGTGAATCTCTTTTAATAAGTAGAACAGACGGAGGGAACAGAAAATGGAAAATACACGGATGATGCGGCGGAAAACACGGGAACAGCGGCGGAAGCTGATGCGGAAACAGAAACTTTATGGGCTGGTTTTCGTGCTTCTCTCCATCCTGATTTGCCTGGTGTGTGCTACTGGAAAGACCCCGGAAGATAGGGATGCAACGGCGGTTGTTCTTCTCCTGCCTTTTGGACTGTACTTAATTTTTACCAAAGAAATTTGCATCTGTGGTTAATTCCCCTTGATGAACGGCGGAAGATATAACAGAAGGAGATGTTACCATGACAACCAAAACCGATTTTCACTCCATCATGGAGCTAAAGGAAAACTTCAAACCGAAAGAGCGTGGATGGATTGACCAGGAAGAGGCGGCGCAAGTCAAGAAAGTGCTGGAGCTGGATGGCCGGACGGACATTGAGCTGCAAAACATCCGTGATATGGCCGTGATGCTTTATGGGCAGTGGTCGAGCAGCAGCCGGGCGGATGGCAAGTATGAGGAAATGGATGCCTATATGGACGCAATGAGCGCGATCTGCGCCGTTGTGGACGGCATGAAGATGCGGCGTGGCCTGGAGGTGTAATGAATGGAAAGGCTGACGAAAACGGAAATCACCTGGACGGTGAGCGCTCTGGAGCTGACCATCAACTACTATGAGCAGGTGGCACGGCGCAGCACGAACCAGATGGAGCGCGGCATGGCAAAGCTCCAGGCGGAAAACCTGGGCAGTGTAAAAAGCAAGCTGGAGCGTGTTCTTTCCGGCGATTGCAAGCGGATCGCCGTTGAATAAAGAATAGGAGGATTTTATCATGGCAAAAATCACGAGGGCGCAGATCGAAAAGTGGAACGGGCAACTGAGCGGCGGCTTTAGGCTGGATGTGATGCACTTTGTCACCTGGGGCGAAAAGCAGGCCATTCGAGATATCAAATTGGAAGATGGGCGGATTCTCCGCGTCACGGTTGGATATCATGATGTGGTGGAAAACTTTCGGACGGTGGCGCAGCAGCCCTCTATTCATGTGCAGGTGTATGAACCGATTGAGGGAACGGATATGATGCGCGGCAACGGCCTGGGCTATCGTGTGGATAGCGGGGCGCAGCAGCCCAAAAAGAACTACAAGGTGCTTTGTCAAATCGCTTCCACGGTGGACGATGCCAAGGCACTGGCTCTGATGAAAGAGGGTCGCGACAAGCTGAACAGCCCTTTCATCATGTAACAGACTGGCGGGGAATTTTTCATCCCCGCCTTTTTTATTTTTCCGGTTAATTTTTGTCATTCTGGACTGTGTGATATAACAGAAACCAAAATTTAATGGATTGGAGCGGTTGAAATGATTGGAATGAATGAAGCGCTGATTCTTGAAAAGCGGAAAGATATTCTGGATGAAATTCTCCTGGCGCTGGAGGCGTTCACGGATGACATTCTCCCCGCGATTGGTGAAAACACCTTTACCATCACTCCATCTATCGCTGACAACTATCCCAATAAGCTGGTGCTGACCTGGGAGTGGAAGCGTCTGCAAAGGCGGATTGAAAAGGAGTTTATCTTCCATGTGGTGGACACAAAAGAGGGCTTTATCAACGAGATAAAAGCCTATCTGTTTGACCTCACCATTTCCATCATAAATCTTTGATGGATGGTAAATTATCTCCGTTTTAACCTGGTAGGTATAATAGGAGGGATAAAACCATGGAGCGAATTACAAAATCTCAATACCTTGCAATCCCGAAAGCGTATCGCGGAACCTTTGAAGATGTTCGCGGCGATCATCCTGAGTGGAAAGGCCGGCGAACCGCTTTTCTACCAGGCCACGGAACCGTCCTCTTTATCGAGGGCGTTTCGTTCGAGATTGTGGACGATGTGAAGCACTATGCCGTATGTATCAGCGATGCGGACGGCGGAAGCGGTGAGATGAAATGCACCGCAAAGAATAAGACGGAAGCCCGGCAGCGTGGCCGCGAGTATATCAAGGCATGGAAGCTGCGTGGCGCAAAAATCGAATACATCAGGGAAATGGATGCTCAGGAGGTGCAGGAGTATGAAGCTAAAAGCTGAGCTGGACGGCGTTCAAGCTGTCTTTCAAAAGAATATTGACCAGATTAAAGCCTATGCGCCCAGGCTCAAGGCAAGCGGGCGGTATAAGGTATTTGAAAACCGGCTGGCCTGGGATTGTTTGAGGGCGTTTGTCGGCACGGAGGTGCTTTGCTCCTGGTATGATAAATACGGATGCCACGATGTTCATATTGAAACCGTTGGACGAGCCGCCCTGAAAAACCTTGGTGTGATTTAAGATTGATTTATCGTCGTGGGGGTGATAGAATGGTGCTATCACCTACCACGATTGGAGGGGCGGAAAGATGAAGAAGTGCTGTCTTTTTATTTCTGTCATGCTGATGTGTTTTCTGTGCGCCTGCTCTGTAACAGAACAGAAAGAGCGGACTACAATGTATGATATCATTGAGTCCGGGAACACGGAAGAAATTGCAGCAGCGGCGGAAGCAGCGGTTGAAAAGCATGATGAGCTGTTCAATCTGGCGATGGATGAGATGTCCGCCTGGAATTCCTATGCGGATGGGACGGGTGCGGAAGATGCGCTGAAGTCTGCCCAGGCCGCAATGGTGGATTTTTTCGTGGAAGAGGGTTTTTCTGCGGATGAGTTTGGCGGAACCGTGGAAGAGGCGCACAATCTTCTGACCGCTACCAGGGAAAGTCTTTCGGATGAATATATCGCTATCAGCACCCACTATTCTGAGATTTTGAAAGATGAAGCCGTGGAAAATTTTAAGGATGCCATTCTCTCCGGCGAATAAGAAAACTGAATAGGAATACATATGCGACGCAGAAAATCTGCGTCGTTTTTTTTATTTTACTGGTTAATTTTTGCCGTTGTCGTGCGTTAGATGTAATAGGAAGCCAAAAAGATATGGAGGTTTGTATCATGGTCGAGATGTATGTTTCAGATAGCCTTTATCTTAATGCGGAGGTGCTGGACGAAAAGCACTGGATGATTCATTTAAGCAATGGCGATGAGATCCCCGTAGAGAAAGACCCTGAGCATTATGGAAGCAGATGGGGATGGAAGATTGGGACTCAGATTTTCAGCGATGACAAAACCGCCCTGCGGTATCTGGAACGGCTGGTTACTGAAAAGCTGACCGGCAAGCGCATTGTTCTTCACGCAAAGGGAGAAGTCCCTGAGATTTGCGGCGTGAATGGTGCGGCCTGCCGCGCCCCTGGTGAATGCAATCGAGCGCTGTGCAGCCGTTGTCCGGTGGCCGAAAAGTTTTTCGCTGACCGTGACGGCGTAGAGCTGGTGTATGCTGTGGATTGAAATAAAAAACGGGGATGACTCCCCGTTTTTTTTATTTTCAAGGTTAAGATTTTCGTCACTGGCCTGGCAGATATAATAGGAGGTGGTTGCAATGTTGAATATGAAGACTGCGAAATGCAGTTACAATGTTATGAACCCAATTTCTGAGCGGCAGCAGTATGAAATCAACCTGGTTGTCCATCAGGATGAAATCTTCCGCTATCAACTGTTGTCCAGGATGAAGATGGACTGCGAGTATTTCCTGGGCTTTGGCAATATGGTTGAGAAATACCTGTGGGCTGGAAGTGTGCAGCTTCAGATCGCCTACATGAAAGCAATCTGGAATAGTTTTCCCAAGAATGGAAAGCCGGAGTGGTTGACCATGCGGCAGATCGAAAAGTACGAAAGGAAGATGGTACAATGATTGTTTCCTTTTCTTCTCCCACGGACAGAGACAAAAAAGAATATGTGCTTATCGGGATGCGTCCGTCGTGTCTGGATGACAAGGTAAAAATCACGGCCATTGATGATGATTCTCATGTTGGTGTTCTCTTTATGGGACTTGATACCTATATGCGCCTGGGTGAAGACTACATAAGAGAAAATGCCAAACTTCAGTACTATTCCTCCATGGATATGTGGTGCCTGGAGGTATCACAAAACAATTATTACAATGACCAGGCCAAAAACCCGGACAAAATTATCCCCGTCAAGTTTGTGGAAGTTGAGGCGGGAACCGGTCGGCAGGTGTATCGCGGTGAGGATGGCCGCTATTATCTGCGCGAGGTGTCCAGGCGTGAACCGTTTGCAAAGTGGTATATATGCGGAAAGCGCCGGGTATTTGAAGACGGCAGCGAGCCGAGAGCTAACCTGATTTTTGAGTGTGGCGGACAAAAGGAAAAAGTGCGCTACGATGACTGGAATGGCGTTGCCGCATACTCTGATACATTCAACCAAAATTTTCATAAGGAGATGTAACCATGTATTTGAAAAAGGAAACGCTGGAGCAGATTAAAAGAAAGTATTCCGTTTTGATTGTTTCCGATGATGACGTTGTGGATGCGTTCAATCTGGTGAATGACATCATGACGGCAGAGGCGGACGCAATCAAGGAGCGGGAGCCGACCGCCACGGCCTCTATCAGCCGCCTGGAGTCTGCCGCCTATGAGGTGTTCAGCATCGGCGGAGATATTGAAAACGAAAATTTTTCTGAGGGTGAGTAAATTCTCACCTGGATTCGGCGGTAGATATAATAGGAGGTGAAATTTCATGGTTTCCTACCAGGACAGCGCCGTGAATATTGAAACAAGATATACCGTCGAGTTCGTGAATAACAAAAAGGATTGGGATTACATCTGCAAGGGGATCTTCAACCATGGTGAGCCGTGGGATCGCTATCAATCCCGCAAGTATTCCAGCCTGGACGATGCAATCACTTTTTACCTTGTGCATTATTTCTCAGACGCTACATACGATGTTAGGCTGTTTGAAGAAATTTTGCTGGATGGCAAAGTCGTTCGGGAAACATATTTTGATTCATCTTCATTAGGCCACTACATCAGAAGCAATATTAACAAGGCCATGGAGGATGAAATTCTCAAGTTAAGGGAGGGCAGTCGTGATACCCAGGAGTTAATCTCCAAGTATGATGCGTTCATCGAGAAATACAACGCAAATAAAACCTTTAAGGAATTCTGTGAATCAATGGGCGATGCCCAGAAATAATAAGGAGGAACTGAATATGAATAGCAATCTGAAGAAGTCTGGCCTGGGCAAGTATGCCGGTGTGCATGGCGTGGTTTTCAAAAACGATGTGATGCCCGCCGCTCCTGCCAAGGGAGTTATCGGCAAGGCTGGCGGAAAAACCTGCAACATGCCGATGGATTCCGATGCGGAATTTGAGAAGCTCGTCAAGCGGTATGACCGGCAGCGTCAGGCTGCGGCTGAAGCCGCTGAAAAGGCACGGCTCAGCGCTGTAAAGAATGAGACGGAGGTGGAAGCTGTGCCGGCCTGATACGATACGGTTTTGGAGGGTTCCGTTCAAAAACCCTACCCCATATTTCACCGCTTATTTTTTTATAAGCGGTTTATTTTTGCGCATTTATAGCGGCAGATATAACAGGAGGTGCTTTTCAAATGAAGATTAAGGTTTGTGCTGTGTGTGGCCGCGTCATGAATGAGGATGAAGATACTGTTTACACCATCAATGAGGGGACTGACCGCGAGTATATCGAGTGTGAGCAGTGCCACGATCAGGAGTGGGAAGTGAATGCCATTACCAATTGCGAGGGCTGCGGGCGCTGGTTCTCCGCCGACATTTTGCAGTCTGAAGAGGTTGCCCCCGGCCACACCTTCTGCCCCTGCCCCGCTTGCGGCAAGGATGTAGTGGACGGCCTGACGAAAGAGGAATTCATGGAGGATGTTTATATCCCGAAATTCTCCGTCGTTGTCCGCTTTTGCAATCAGGCGCGTGGCTATATCGTATCCGCAAATTCCAGGCAGGAGGCCATGAAAAAGCTGGTTGATAAAATCGATATGACCGGTGTGGATTCCATCAATATTGCGGAAATTCTGCTGGATGAGGATGTGTTCTGATGATTACTCTGCGAAAGAAAATTGAAGAAAGCAAGGCGTGGTATCTCCAGCGCTATGGCGTATTGGATTGGCAATGGGAGGATGAAGGTCTCCCCTATGCTATCATGGACTACCATAGCAGCGTCGGCTCCACCCTGGACTTTTCGGAGGACGATTGGAAAGCCTGCGAAGAGAATGGCTGGAGCAAGGATGAAGTCTTGATTCTGTGCGATGAAAAATAAATTTTAGCAGTTGGTTTATTTTTGCCGCGCTCAAGCGGTAGATGTAATAGGAAGACAAATTCACCTACAACCTACAACCAAAATACTTAGGAGGTAATTCAAATGGCAGCAAATGTTGAGACTATGTTTTATGTTCGTGAGAAGCCGTGGCACGGCCTGGGGACTTGCGTTGAGGAAGCGCCCACCAGTGCTGATGCGCTCCGTCTGGCTGGCTTGGACTGGGAGGTAAAGCAGAGAAGCATTCAGGTGTGCGGCGGTGCGAAAATCGAGAACTTCAAGGCCAATGTCCGTAGCTCTGACGGCGCTGTGCTGGGGGTCGTATCTGACCGCTACCAGATCGTGCAGAATGCGGAGGCGTTCAGCTTTACCGACGAGCTGATTGGCGGCGATGTCCGCTATGAAACCGCTGGCAGTCTTCAGAATGGCAAAAAAATCTGGTTGCTGGCACGGATGCCCGCTCAGAAGATTGTGGGTGATGATGTGGAGCCGTATCTTTGCTTCTCCAATACCCATGATGGTTCCGGTGCTATCCGCGTGTGCATGACCCCCATCCGCGTGGTGTGCAACAATACCCTGAACCTGGCGCTGAATACTGCTTCCCGTAGCTGGTCTACCAAGCATGTTGGAGATATCGACCACAAGATGCAGGAGGCGCGGATGTGCCTGGAGATGGCGGATTCCTACATGGGCGAGCTGGCCGAGTATGCCGACCGGCTGGCGAATACCAAGGTCACGGATGACGAGCTGAACAAGCTGCTGGACGAGATGTTCCCTGTGGATGAGAACGATTCTGACCGCAAGAAGAACAGCGTTCAGAAAGCCAAGGATGAGTTCATGATTTGTTACCTGCGCCCGGATATCGCCCAGTTCCTGAACACCGGCTGGGGTGTAGTAAACGCAATGAGCGACATGGTTTCCCACTCCGCTCCCCGTCGCGCCTCCAAGAGCTATCAGGAAAACAACTGGGGGCGTATCATGGACGGCCACAAGCTGCTGGATCGCATGACCAGCCTGGTTGGTGTTCGATAATGACCCGTGCGTATACTGTAAGCAAAGATCCCAAGTCTGGTATGTGGTATGCTCATGCAAAAGGGTATCCGTGCATACCAGTCTGCGGGAGCATATCAAAAGCCAAGTCTGAAGCTTTAGAATATGCAAAGATGATGAACTTTCTTCCTAACCGCGTGGAGGAAATAGAACAGAAGAGAAAGAAAGAGTTTGAAGCCCTCATGAAAATTTGAGGGCTTCCTCTTCTCTTATGAGTTTAATAATAGAGGTGCTGAAGATGAAAATTTATTTACTGGTTCATGTGATGGACTGCGATAGCTGGTGCGTATACACGGATGCTTTTCTGAGCAAGGAGGAAGCGCAGAAATCCATGCGTAATTTCTGGCAGGCCGCGCTCAAGGAATGGGGCATTGATGCCGGAAGCGAACAGAACGACGAACAGAGCTGGGAATGCAGCGATATCAGCGCAAGCATTAGCGACTACTGCAAGAACGAGTTCGAGCATTGGGAAATTCATGAGAAGAACATGGATGTCCAGGTCGCAATCAAGGTGCATGAAGGAATGGTTCAGTCCGTCATCTCCAACGCTGGCGTTGATGTGGATGTGTATGATCTGGACGTTTCCGATTACCCGGACGAGGGCGAACAGGATGAGGCCGATAAGCTGGAGAAAGAATTTAATGAGCTGTCCAATCAGCCTGGCTGGGGCGATGTTTGGTAAGCCGCACTGATGAGTCGTAAACGACGAAACCGCCGCAAGGCGGTCTGCGGATAATTTAATTATCTGGTTAAGAATTCCCCGTGTTCGGCGGATGATATAATAGAAGGAGGTATTTCAGATGGCAACTGCAAACTACATGACGATGGAAAGCTTTCCTCTCTTTGCAAGGGAGTTTACTTCCGAAATTAAATGCTGCAAGCATTGCGGATTATACCAGGATAGCGACAACGATGTGTGCGAAGAGTGCGGCGGAGAGCTTGAGGAAGAAATATTCGTTGACGAGATCGAGGTTCAGGAAACCGTTTCGGATATTGAATCCCGTCTTGATGATGATGTCAACGAAAGTCTGGTTTTCCACAAGATTTCCGTTTTGCCTGGGCATTATTATGGTGTCCAGTTTTATGTGGAAACCACAGATGACCCAACGGAGATGGACAACGAGGACTGCCGATATTACTTTGATATGTACCGCAGCGTAGCGATTCGCCGATACAATAGCGAGGTCAATAAGGTGTGTCGGATTCTGCGGAAGCTGGCAAAGGAATACGGATTTGACGAGCTGTATCTAAGGGCGCGGTTTGGCAACGGAGCCGCTCTGTATGGACAGGTGGAAAACACAAACCGCTCCAGACTTTTGCAGGCCGTCGCTCCCAGAAGATAAGCAGTTGTGGATTCAATAAGTTTTTGATATAATATGGAGGCAATATGGTAAACAGCAAGGTGATTGACATGTCGGATGTATTCAACGGCGGCGGTATGGCCGCTCGTATCGCCCAGGCCAAGGAAAAGGCGGAGGCGGATTATCAGGAAAAAGTAAAGCAATCCCGTGAGGCGGATGTGGATGTCCGGGATTTCTTTTCAGACGAAGAGCTGGACAGGATTCTAACCGACAATGAGTTTTTCAATGGCCGCGTAGCCGATTTAAGCAAGGTGCAGCGACACGAAAAAGTTTCCATGGCGGCGCGGTGGATGAAAGCCCATAGCATGGAAGTCGTGGACATTGATATAGAGCCGGTATCCAGTTCTCATCCCAATGCCATTATCACGATGGAGATTCGCCGTCTGGCCTCTCTGCGCGGGCAGGAGCTAAAGGTGTTCACTGCCATGTGCGCAATGGCGGATAGCGTTTTTATGTCCGGTATCAAGGATAGCATCATCAGATTCACGTTCGGCATTGAGGGAGTGTGGAATGAATGATTTATAACAATACCATTTCTGATATCAGAAGCAATATCTTGGAACCGTGGAGAATGTGCGGTGAATACGAAGACGGGTTCGATGTCACAGTTGGCGGAGGCAGTGAAGAAGACTGTATGAATCTCCTGGCCGACCTTGAATCAAAACATGGAAAGCTGACCTGGTATTCCGGTTACAGTGATGAAGACTATGAGGCTGGAGAGTACATCGGAAGAGAAAACTTCATATATGATTGACCAGTTCCAAAAAGACGCTGAAAAATCTCAGCGTCTTTTTTATTTTAAGGTTAAGATTTTTAGTAGATGAGCGGTAGATATAATGAAGGGAGGCATTCAAATGATTATCAATCACGATCACTCTTATGTCAATGCACTGGACAATGAATTTGTTGCCCGTGGTTATGCGGAGGATGACCTCTTCTCCATCCGCCTGACTTATGAATATACCCAGGAGCAGAAAGAGGAAAACAAGCGCATTGCAGATTCCTCTACCAGAGAGCAGTGGAATGCGTATTGCATAGAGGGCGCTGTCATGCGTTCTAACTACATGAGGCCGGTAATTGAAAAGCTTGCCGATGCGTTTGTCCTATACCAGTTTTCTGATTGCGGTGTCCCATATGACAGCGACAAGTGGGATTTGTTTTTCTGGTGCAACGACTTCAATACCACATGCCGCACTTCTGACTTGACTGGAAGAGACTATTCCTACATGACGCTGAACTTCAATAAGAAGTGTTCTGCGGCGCAGCATGTGGAACTATGCAACAAGGTTCTTGAACTTCTCAAAGAGAATTTCTCCGGCCTGGAAAACCTGTGCGTTTCCATTCAGTATGATACCAGGTGTTTCACCGATAAAATCCATGAAGATGCCCAAAAAGTTGCGGATGGCATGGTAGGCCGCAAATATAATCGGAATGGATACGATGGCCGCTTGGTGAAGTACAATGGGCAAATCTACTGGATGAAGAAGTACGCAAAAAATCGCGGCTATCTCATGTCGGATGCCGAAATCCTTAGGATGAGCTGGGGAAATCAATGATATAAGCAGGTGATAAATATGCCTTACGTCATATTCAATAAACAGACCAACAAATATATCAAGCACCCATCCACATGGGTTGGCCGTCTCAGCAAAGCGACAAAGTTTAAGACGGAAGAGAACGCTTCAAATTTTCTGAGCTGCCCTCCCCGCGCACTGGCGCTTCCTCCTATTGAAGCGCTTGCTATTCTGTCAACGGACAACCTGACAGATATTTACAACACGAGCTATTCATTCACGGAAGAGACGGCGCAGCAGGAGTTTGAAGAGCTGAAGTCGTTCTTGTCCGCCACTCTGTCCTCGTTTGATAAGCTTGCATCGCTGCCGAGATACTACGGTGCAGAGGTGTCGAAGTGTGACCAGGAGACATTGGATGTTCTTCACAAGATTGAATTCTGCAATGTCAGCGCGTCGGATGGCTATAAGCTCTATAAACAGCTTCAGGAAATCCGTATCCGCCGCAGGAACGCAAAAGACCACCTCGAAATTGCAAGTCTGGTGTTATCGACTGGGCTGCTGGCAAGCATGAAAACCCTGGACAGCGAGATCAAGGCAGTGGAAACCAATATGGCGGATAGAAAGTATAAGCCGCGTGTTCTGGTTGGGCTTTTCGATGACTCTGGCATAACAGAAATCGAAGAAGAAAGCGAAGAAGATGTCACGACAGAAACAGAAAGAGAGGAAACAGCATGAGATACTATAGTACCCAGCGCCCCATTACTCCCGGCGCTTACCCGAAAGAGAATGTCATCAGCATCAAAAATTTTCATGACAAAAAATATGTCTCCGAAATCGGCGGAGATGCCTGGGGATATGTGGAGTATGACTGCGAGCTTCCAGAAGAGAAAGTGCGGGCATATGAATTCACTCCGGTCAATCCCATGCACTGTACTGCCAAGCAGTTGGCCGCAATGAAGAGAATCCTGTCCCGTGGACAGAAAGCGATGAATGCCGCGCATGTTTCTGGATCGAGCTTCCTGGTCAGTGGTCAGCAATTCTGCGAACATGGATATGCAATCACTGACGGCGGCGTAACAGCGTTTCTCCCCGCCTATGCGCCTGGAATCCCATATGCTACGAGATACGAAGCAGATGCCGTATATCGTGTGTTTCTGGATGAGGTTGGTAACGGCGATTATTTCTCCGTTGATCTGGACGATGTTCGGTATGATACACCAGACCTTTCCTACATCAAAGAACAGATTGCCAAGCACAAGGAAGAGGGAAAGAACAGCCGGACGCTGGCCTACAATCCGAGATGCGAGGTCATGTTTAAGGCGGTTCGTCTGGATGGTTCGGAAATCGTCGGTGTGTTCGATGCCCAGTTGGTTCGTGATGCGCTGGAGTGTGTGGGCAAGCACCCTGTCTGCTATCTTGGATTCAACCGGAATAAGAGCCGGCCATTCCCTTTCCTGATGGTTGGAAGCGACGATACCCTTTGGGACTTTTCCTTTGGGGTTCATGCGCTGGTGATGCCGCTTGCAAAACATAGAATTTAATGGAGGTGTCGATATGCTTACAATTATGATTATCCTGATGTTTTTGAAGCTTCTGTACGATGGAATCGGCGCATTCTATTCGCAGGCTATTGTGTCTGCAAAGAATCCATATGCCGCATATCGTGAGGCGCTGGCCGCTGCTGCGCACAACAAGGAAGATAATGGGAATAACAATGATGGAGGTGATACGGATGAATTTGCTCGATAAGTTTTCAGCCGTGGAAGTAAAAGCGGAATCCAGAATTTCAAAAAGCGATAAGCACTATTGCGAGGTGCAGCAGGCCGCTTATGACCATGGACGTAAGGCGCTCAAGGACATGATTAAGGTGGCCGAGCGCTTCATCAAAGAACAGAATGACATTCTGGAATCGGTAGACAGAGAGGTATATACCAATTATGTCTACGACGGACGGGGCGGCGTAAGCCTGACCAGTCTCCACGATTTACTGCGGAAGAGCCACGCCACATTCATTGCCAAAATCGTCTCCTACTTCTGCAAGACTTACCATGTGGATTTGGACAATGGAGTTGTCATCGAACACCTTATCCCGAAAGAACCGCGCTATTCCAGCAAGGACGATGCGAAGGAGTATACGGAGCAGATTGAGAGCCTTGAAATCTCCTATGGGCAGGTGCTTGACGAGATTTTTGTCCAGCTTGGAGGTTTCTCATTCCAGGAAAAAGCGCTCAATGAACTGAAGGAAAAGTGCCATAAAGAGGCGTGGAACTCCTACACTGGAAAGAGAGACTTTGAACAGAAGAAAGCAGTCTTGTCTTTCACTCGCTATGCCTGTTCTTTTGATAGCTGGCATGAACAGTGGCACAAGGGCGAGTATGAAATCAAGCTGGCGGATGGCATGAAAGATGTGCTCCGCGCCATTGCCTACTTTGAGTATGGGCAGATCGACTATATCCCAGCCGCTTTCCACGACCTTCTTGGATGGTCTTGGACTACCACGGAGACGGAGCGCAAGTGTTTCATGGAAAAGGTGAAGAGCATCAAGTGTTTCAAGAATGGCCGCGTGGATGTGCGATTCACCAGTGAAGAGTATGCCCGTATGTTTGCGGATGAGTTTCTTGGGACGGAGGTATAACTGGATGACGAAGCGGGAGAAGTGTGTCGTATCCGCATATACCGGCGTTCTTATGTGCGACTTTGCCGATCTGCACCAGTACATCGAACAGCTTTTGGGCAGGCCGGTATGGACGCATGAGCTTGCGTTTTCGGATGTGTGGAAAGAAATCAAGGAAAAAACAAAGCCGGAATTTTTAGAGCTTTGTAGGAATTAGTTAAGCAATCCGGTTTATTTCTTTCCTATTTCTCTGGTAGATATAACAGATACGGTTCTTGGAGGTCTCCGTAAAAGCCTCCATCCATATAACAAAATCCAGGAGTTGAGCATATGAAGTACCAGATTATGAACCAGTCGATTCCTCAAGCCAGCCGGCAGGAATTAAACGACAAGATTTTATATCTGATCGACAATGATCTTGCGGAATCCTCTGGAATTACACGCGAGGATATCTACAATGCCTATACCGGCGACGGTGGACTGCATGGCCTGAAGTATTCTGACTTTGACAGCTACTATGAATACTCCAGCGCAAAGAAAGAGATTGAGAACGGCCAATTTTTCACCCCCGCCAAGGTGTGCAAGTTCATCATGGACTGCCTCAACCCCGGCGACACGGATATCATTGCGGATCTCACCTGTGGAATGGGCAGCTTTTTCAATTTTGCTCCGATGGAAAGCAACCTGTATGGGTGCGAGCTGGATATCAAGGCGTATAAGGTGGCGAGATATCTCTATCCCAAGGCAAACCTGACCTATGGGGATATCAGAAGCTATTCGCCCAATATCAAGTTTGATTATGTGGTTGGCAACCCGCCGTTCAACCTCTATTGGTGGGTGGATGAGAACCAGATTTTATCTCAGCTCTATTACTGTCAAAAGGCTGCGGAGCTGATGAAGCCTATGGGTATCATGGCGCTTGTTGTCCCATCCTCTTTCCTGGCGGATGACTTTTCTGACGGCAATATGATTAAGGAGCTGGAACGGAACTTCAGTTTCCTTGGTCAGTTCAAGTTGGACAAGGACACCTTCTCTTCCATTGGAGTCAATGGATATGAAACAAAGGTGCAGTTCTGGCAGCGCAACAGCAACCAGGACGGATGGACTGCATCTCCATACTCCACTCAAATGTTTGCAGATGGCGTGTCCTTGAACAGCGCAGGCGTGGAGCAGGTTCGCGGCTCATTTTTGGATGGCGCACAAACTTTGTTTCGTAAAAATCGTTCTCATATTTTACTGGAGTTATCTCAGCAAAACAGCGCTTCAAGCGACTTCATGTACCAGGTAAAGAAATACCTGTATGCAATCAAATCCCATCCAGCTTTGCAGGAAAAGTATGTGAAATGTTGTGAGTATATCAACAAGTATTACACGCAGAAGCAGCCCGCAGATATGTCCTACAAAGAGTGGTGCCGCGTCAGAATCACTGAGGCAAAAGTGCTTGCCTATCTTCGGAATACGGTGCGTAAACAGAACGCAAAGAAACCTCAAGATGTGATCCGCATGGTGAACTATGGATATTCTATCGGCTACAAGGCGTACAGCCAGAAGATGTCCCGCAGTATGTCGGAGCAGATGAAACAGCCGATCCCCATTTATCAGATCGTATATGACCAAATGGATGCGGCAGAGTTTGGATGCTTTGCAAAGATGATCCGCCGCCGTCAGAAGGAATACCAGATTGAACAGCAGCCCTTGTCCTCCATGGTGATGGATGAGAATATTGGGCGATTTCTGGCTGAGTTCACTGTATACGACAGCGAGAACGACGAACAGATTTATCTCAACGATATCCAAAAGCATGACCTAAATCTTGTCCTGCAAAAAAGAAATATGCTTCTTCAGTGGGAGCAAGGCTCCGGCAAAACCCTCGCTGGGATTGCGTCTGGATTGTATCGGATGGAGCGGCAGAACGCATTTTGTACCTGGGTAGTGTCTTCTGCGATCTCTATCAAGAACAACTGGGATGTGGTGTTGCAAAGCTACCATCTCCCCTATGTGATGGTAAATCGTATTAAAGACCTGGAGCGTATTCAGCGCGGAGATTTTGTCATTATCACCTTAAACATGCTGTCCAAGTATCAGCGGCAAATTAAGTCCTGGGTAAAAGCCCATGGTGGGAAAATCGCCCTCTGTTTTGATGAGAGCGACGAAATGACAAACCCATCCAGCAAACGGGCAAAGGCGGTGCTGAATGTGTTTCGTCGTTGTAGGTTCAAACTTCTGATGACCGGAACCAGCACCAGAAATAATATCGCTGAATTTTTCCCTCAGCTTGAATTGGCCTATAACAATTCGGTGAATATGATCTCCTGGTGCCAGTCGGTGTATCGCTATGACCGATATAGCAAGAAGGACGGGATTGAGGAAGGGCTTCACGAATACCCGAACGAAAATTATGGAATGCCCATTCCGCCGTACAGCAAGGGGTTCAAGCTGTTTTCGGAAAGCCATCTTCCTGAGAAGATCACGGTGTTTGGTGTCGCCCAGCGCAATCAGGATATCTTCAATGCGGATGAACTGAAAAAGATTCTGGATCGTTTTGTTATCACCAGGACTTTTAAGGAGGTGTCTGGAAAAGACATCAAGAAGATACACCAGGTTGCAGTGCGGTTCTCCGATGCGGAGCGCGAGGTATACAAAACTGCGATTGAATTTTTTGAACGGATGCGCAGAAGGTATTTTGCATCTACTGGGAACCTGCGTAAAGACGCTATGATGCGCCTGATCCAGCAAATTACTTTGCTCCTTAGAATCAGCGCTGCCCCAAACACGGTGGAGGAATACCATGGCGGATTGCCTACAAAAATTGCCAAGGTAATGGACATGCTGGATGACGCAAAGGACGAGATTGTGGCTATCGGTGTGCGTCATAAGAACGTGGTCAACGCATATGCGGATGCCATTCGTGACCGCTTTCCTAATAGACCGCTGTTTGTGGTCACGGGATCGACTACGACTCTTGCGGCCAGGCGGAAGCTTCGGAAAACGCTGAAAGAAAGCGGGAACGGAATCCTGCTCTGCACCCAGCAAAGTCTCCCATCTTCTGTAAACTTTGAGTTTGTGGATACTGTAATCATTCCTGAGCTGCATTACAACAACTCTCGGATGAGCCAGTTCTATATGCGGTTTATTCGATACAACTCCACCCGGATGAAGAACATTTATTTTGTCACCTATCTTGGAAGCATTGAGTCAAACCAGATGCAGATGGTGTTGGCAAAGGAAAAGCTCAACCTCTTCATGCGTGGGCAGGACACAGATTTGGATGAAATCTATGAGCGGTTCGGCGTGGACTACGATCTCCTGTCTGTACTTATGTCCCGCGAAATGGATGAGAATGGAAAAATGTATCTCAAATGGGGCGAACAAAATATAGCGTGATGGTTAATTTATACCGTTGATAAACGGTAGATGTAATAGGAGGTGATTGAAATGCTTTACAACCTTGTGAATCGCGGCGGACACATTGAAGTGCTGGATGATTGCGGGCGGTTCGTTTTCTCTGCTGACACTATTGGTGAGGCTAACCGTGAGTTAAATGAGCTGGAGAAAAGAACAAGCTCCCCTTAATTGGGGAGCTGTCAGGAACATGATAAAACATATGGATGTGCAGGAGAAATTAGTGTGGATGAGTTCGTGATGATGAAGAAGATGAACGGCACAGAAACCAGGACAAAGGATTTGTGGGGCGTTCAAATTCTGGACGGCAAGTATTACATATACTGCAACCGAAAGCCGATCTGTTATGGAACCATGCAGAACGGCCTAACGCCGGCTGAGATATTGAAACGGCACTGCGGCGCAAAATTTGTCAGGGTAATATGATCCCCTTTTGCATGGCAACCCGCTTCATGTCATTCTCCCATGCGGTTTTTCTCCGATACCGCAACCACTTGATGTATTCGTCCCATCTGTGGTTGGATGCCTCGTTGGAAACGCCAAACACTCTTTGGATATCCAGTGGGGATTTGATTTCAAGCATAGCAAACAGCGGCATTGGACAAAGCAGGGTGGCCGCAAACTGATCGGCTTCAATCTCAAAATCGGATGTCTCCATCGGGCAAAATCCGTGCTCAGCAAGCATAGGTTCTGCGACCAATGGAAGATGTTTCAGAACCACATGCCCAAGCTCGTGGGCTTTCGTCCATCTCTTTCTTCCAGAAACATTGTTGTCGGCGTTGTCTGAGTTCCATAAAATCAGATATCGATTGTTCGCCACATCATAGTGGGTACATCCCGATTTGCTTTCACATAGCAAGATAACGTCCCGAATAGAACAGCCGTTTGTTTGAGCAAATTGCTGATAGGTTCTAATACGGCAGTTTGAAAATCTTGAAATGATGTTGTCTGGCTCAATCGGGAATCTAATCTGTTCCATGTCTCTGTATATCTGCAACACCTGATTATAGATAAACGGATATCGGATCATTGATACACCTCCATCCAGGTACTCATTGCAACTATATCAAATCATGTGTCCGATAAACAGGACTTATTGCTCTTCGTCCTTGAAAGCCTCGTGGAATCCAAGGCGCAGCATACCCATCATACGTTCCTTGTCCTGCGGAGACATCCTGGACTTGGCTCTTTGCAGAGATACAAAGTCTTCATCTCCGACCAGCTTTTCTGCGGAGTCTTGGATGTCGGACAGGCCGATCAGGTAGTCAGCAGATACACCAAAATATTCAGCAATCATTTTGACTTTATCGACGGAAGGTGATGTTGTTGTTTTCCATTTACGGATCAGAGAGGCGGCGATGCCAAGATCCTCTGAGAGTTTTGTCATCGAAATGCCTCTGTTTTCACAAAGCTCTTTTATCCTGGTATAAAGCACGGACTCCATTCTGCGTCCCTCCAAAAGATAATATTTTATCGTTTCGCTGTTGACATGGCTAATATTTTCTGATATAGTGAAAGGCACAGCGACACTTTATTATCGCTTGTTGAATTATTATAGCTCATATTTTCCCGTAAGTCAATCAAAAAGTTTTGGAGGAAAAGTAGTAATGGTAGTACGAAACGGCGTAGAATCCAAGCGGATGACCAGTGGTGATTTCGATTTAACAAGTGTATCCTCCAGCCGTGTGCTGCTTCCCTGCCGCCCATGGGGAGAAATGAGGCTGGAGATGATGAACGCAGCGTATGGCATGATGACACAGCAGGAGTTACATAAAGTCAAGGATTTCCCATATGAAGAAGTGATCCAAAATGAGCAATTGAACATAATGTTCAATATCCAGCGCAGCCAGGTTCGTTTGACAGCACACGCATCTGGCGATGTAGTGTGCGGGAAGAAATTGAATGCTCGTATTCCGGTTTTGGCAGATCGGGACGAGGTGGAAGAGGTGCTAAGCGCATTCTTTGCCAACGGGTGCTCTGGCCTAAGTCAAGAGTACGCACAATATTATAGCAGTGTTTTCGCTTCCTGGAAAAAGCAAAAATAATTTTGCTATTTCCTATTGACAAACGGCGGATCATCTGCTATATTAACATTCGTAAGGAGTAAACTAATCTACTCCATAGTGGCAATCAGAAATAGGAGGATGGCACGTGGATAACAGTAGTTACCGTAGCCAGTACATCCAGTCTGGTAATGAGAATTTCTCGGAGCAGTCTGTATCGGTGTACGATGCTTTCTGGAAGAGACTTGAAAAAGCAGAGAGATCTATCGGAAAGTCATTGGAGGATGGCTACACAACAGAAGAGTACGCAATACTGATCGGCAAGATGAATGTCTCAAACCTAAATGCTTTTGCCACATACAAAAGCAGAGTCAACCGGTATATCAAGTGGTTGAACGAAAGGGGTTTGATTGACCAGCCGTATTTGGATAACCTAAAAAATGTGACCTATGATATGATTCCATCGAACCATGTCTACGACACAAGGTACTTCAAGGACTTCTCTTCCCTCCAGCAATCAATCAGCGATACCCTATGGGTTGCTGAGCGGATTGACGACAGAATATTCAGCACACAAATCACGGCAATTTATTTGGCCTGGTGTGGCTTTTCCGCTGAGGAAGCTGTTGCGATGAAAAAGGCAGAAGTCCTGGACGACTGCATTGAGTTTCAAGGCCGCAGATGTTTCCCGAACAAAACCATCATGGACTATATCAAGGAGTATCGAGACTCCACCAGTTATGAATCCCAGGGCAGAGGCGTAATCACACTCAAGTATGTGTATTCCGATTTTCTTTTGCGCACATGCCGTGCGGATCGAGTTGATACAAAAACGCTGCGTATTTTGATTCGCAACTTTGGAAAGAGCGGCGGAGAAGAAATCAACCTCTTTGCCTATGACAAGGTTTACTGGTCTGGAATCTTTAACCGGGCATACACATACGAGCTGGAAAACGGAGAGATTCAGAGCGGTGATATTGAGACGATTGAAAGGGTCTTCCATCAAACATATCCGTCTGTATCCGTTGCAAATAAGAAGCTTCGTGATTATCATAAGTTCAGAGAATACTTCTTCCCAGATACAAAAGGATGATTTCACATTGACTTGGAGGGGCGACCCTTTAAGTCATATATAAGGAATTAGTTAATCAATTTTATATCCGAACAGTTCCAGGTGGAACACCTTTTATGGGAGGGCAGGATCGATACCTGAACGGATAATTAGAGCTGGTTCCAAAATAGATGATTGGAGTGGTGTAATTTGATTGTATGTACCTACTGTCGTAAGGAGAGGCCGTTTTGGGCTGTGGATAAAACAGACGGCACCGGCGACTACTCCGCACACATTATTTCAGGTACAAACACTTTTGTGGACACATCTGGGAAAGAAATTCACTTTCGGTTTTGTCCAATGTGCGGAAGACCTCTGGACGATCCTCCTGACGATAGTGGCGGACGGGTGATCGGCCTGATTCCAAGGCTGATAAATCGCAGTTTAACAATAAGGAGTGTATGACATATGGGCAAGGCCAGAAGTGACAGCGGCTATTATTGGGTAGACCGAAAACTCACCTGTAATGGTTGCAAATATCTGAACTTTTATAAGTGCGGATGTCGGAGAAATCAACCGAATGGGCAGGTTCGCCCTCTGTCTTCTTACACAAACGGAGACGACTACATCGCCATTCTGAAGCCGCCCGACTGCGATTATGAAAAAGAGAAGAAGTCTGCCGAAAAGGTAGACACGGAGGAATAACATGCCAGTCTTTATATTGCTCCTGTTTCTCGGCGTTGCAGTGTTATGGCTTTTACTTTCCTTTTGCTTTATCCCAATCGGGAAGTTTGTTTCCAGATTGATAAAGGATGCAAAAACTTCCATGTCAAAAGATGACTTCAAAGAAAAATCTGAAGAAGAAAAGGATGGTACAGAACAGAATGGTTAAAAAGGGTTTTATCGGCGCAATTGTGCTTGCCGTGATTCTTTTCGGCGGTGTGATCCTGGGTCTTATGTGTACCGAGCGAATCCCAGCCGGCTATGTCGGTGTCGTGTATAACATGAACGGCGGCGTGGACGGCGAGGTTCTACAGCAGGGATGGCACCTTGTCTCTCCCACCAAGAAGGTAACGACATACTCAATCGGTATTGAGCAGTCCTATCTTACTGCTGAGAGCAAAGGAGATTCCCCTAACGATGAGAGCTTCAACATCCCGACCTCTGACGGGAAGACGGTTCGTGTTAATCTGGAGTTCTCCTATCGCTTTGACGAAGACCGTGTAGCGGAAACCTTTACCCTGTTTAAGGGTAAGTCCGGCGAGGAAATCAAGAATACATTTATCAAACCCAAGATTATTGCCTGGACGCAAGAGGTATCTGCAAATTATCCTGTAACGGATATTTTTGGCGACAAACGAACCGAAATCAATGCGGAGCTTGATGTATACCTGCGTGATAAGTTTGATAAATACGGCATCATCATTGACACCGTAAACTTTACGGATATTTCTGTGGATGCAGAGACCGCAGCGGCGATCCAGAAGAAGGTAAATGCTCAGCAGGAACTTGAGCTTGCAAATATTGAAGCGCAGACTGCCAAGGTGCAGGCTGAGAAGGATAAAGAGGTTGCCCAGATTGCGGCGGAAAAGGCAATCATCGAGGCGGAGGCAAAGGCTGAAGCAACCAGAATTGCTGCTGAGGCCGAGGCTGATGCAAATGCTCAGATTGCAGCTTCTCTTACACCTGAGCTAATTGATAAGATTATGTATGAGAAGTGGAACGGCGAGCTTCCCACTGTTTCCGGTTCCAATGCAATCGTGAGTATGGAAGGGTTGAAGTGATGCTGATGAAGAAAATCTATGTTGATATCATCTCTGAGAAAGAGAGAAAGCTTCATCAGCTCCAGGCGGATGCGGAGAGTGCCGTTGACATCGTAACGCGGGCAATCTCTGGCCTGGAATTGGTAAACCAGGAGATTGAAGATACTAAGTCCGAGATTGACGAGTACATCTCCCGGCTTACGGAGCAGCGTGACACGCTGGTTCATAACCAGAAGCGCAACTGCGTTGTGATCAAGAATTTCTCCAAGCTCCTGGCCGTTGATGAAGCGGAGGAAGAGAGCGAAACAGCATCCTGATCGGATGCCGGTAGTTACGACACTAACAGCAATTTTGTATGTATGAAAATTTGAAAACATATCATGTGTCGTGTTGTGGGTGAAGATAATTTAAGGCGCATACAGCAATCTAACACAAAATTGAACTTGAAATTCAACATAAAAAGCGCCTTGTTTGTTTTGGGGCAGTAATCCTAACTGGTAAGGAAGTGGTTTGCTAAACCACCAGTAATCCGAAAGGATGTGCAGGTTCGAGTCCTGTCTGCCCCGCCAATCTGCTGGTGTGATGGAACAGGCAGACAGACGGGACTTAAAATCCCGTGGGGATACCCCGTGCGGGTTCGATCCCCGCCACCAGCACCAAATGGGAGCGTCCGGTGACAGCATCAATGTGTATAGGGCGGCGAGCACTTACAGCAATTTTCTTTGAAGTTCTGCAAAAACTTTGCGTTCGGTTCGACTCCGAAGCTCCCAAAGCCGTCACAAAAAATAATGTCCAGTGCGGTTAATTTTATCGAGTCTGGATTGTTAGATATAATAGAACATGCGGGAGTAGCTCAGATGGTAGAGCAACGGACAAAATAGTTTGTGCTTTGCAAAAGCGCGTACAGCAACATCAAAATAGGAATCTGTTTGTCGGAGGTTCAAGTCCTCCCTCCCGCACCGCCTCCTTTCTTTATTTGGTTGGTTGTAGGAACATCTAAAATATGATCACAGTTAGGTAAGGGTCACGCTTCAATGGTTGTACCAGAACCGAAGAAGTGCTCCAGTGCAATTCTGGTGAGCCTAACACTAATATCTATGCGTAACGCCGGCAGAAGTACAATGCGGGTGCGATTGGTAGATTGTCAGTTCGATTCTGACCGCATAGGCCATATGCCAGGATAGCTCAGCGGTAGAGCACGTAATATCACCCCATGCGAATTGTATGATCCGCACACAACAACTTTCTGATTTGCCTGTTAAGCACGTGGTCGCGGGTTCAAGTCCCGCTCCTGGCACCGGAGGAAGAGCTGCTTAAACCATTCTAAACCAACCTCATAAATGGGCAGAAATGGTGACAGTCTGGAAAGACAGACATTTACGCAGTAGTGGTCAAGTGGTAAGACAGCGGCTATAAAAAGTGTGTGCTTTTGGTACACGAACAGCAATATTCAAAAAGGCCAGCCGCCATCGCAGGTTCGATTCCTGCCTGCTGCACCAGGGGTAAGAGTTGACTTCACCATTCAAACAGTCCCTAAAAAGTTGGCAGCAATGGTTCGGTTCTGGGAAGTTTCCGAAAAAAGCTCCCATGATAAGAGGCGCACAGCAAAACACTGGTTAAAGTTTTTAGACTCATAATCTGAAACGATAAGGTTCAAATCCTTTCCGCCTCTTGCCTCCTTTAAGGCACAAGCAGCAACACAATGGACATAAGTGCCTTGAAGTTTTCTGTTAGGATTTAGTTAATCAATCTAAGGAGGAATCTAAAATGAGCAACAATTTCATGTCCGCAATGAAGAACACGCTGAACGACGAGTACAATGTCTCTGTTACGGAAAACGGCGCTGTTGGCTACCGTACCTCCGGTAAGGAGCTGCTCGATCTGAACTTTGCCGTGTCTTCTCTCCGCAGAGCAACCCCGGCAGACATCGCAGCCAGGTTCACAAGGGCTTTCTTCGAGGATCAGGTCACGGCGATGAAGTGGCTGTTCTTCGCCCGCGATATTCGAGGTGGCCTGGGAGAGCGCCGTCTGTTCCGCGTTGTGCTGGAGTATATGGCAAAGAACTCTCCTGAGTATGTCAAGCCGGTGATTCGCCTGGTGCCTGAGTATGGCCGCTGGGACGATCTCTGGTGTCTGTTTGATACCGATTTGCAGGGCGATGTACTGGATGTGGTGTGCGCCCAGCTCAAGGAAGACATTGCCAACATGAACAGCGGCAACAGCGTTTCCCTGCTGGCAAAGTGGCTCCCCTCTCTGCACTCTTCCTCTGCTGATAAGCGCCGCTATGCAAAGCTGATTTGCGGTTACATCGGCATTCAGGAGTGGGACTACCGCCGTGCGCTTTCCGCTCTGCGCACGAAGCTGGATATCGTGGAGAAGAAGATGTCCGCAAAGGAGTGGGACGAGATCAAGTATGAGGCCGTCCCGTCCCGCGCCAATCTGATTTACAACAGCGCGTTCCTGCGTCATGACGAAGAGCGCCGCCGCGACTTCCTCTCCAAGCTGGAAAAGGGCGAGACTAAGATCAACGCCTCCACCCTCTTCCCCCACGACATCGTACATCGGTACACCAATGGTGGATGGGGTACGACCGTTAAGGCTCTGGATCAGACGCTGGAGGCTCTTTGGAAGTCCCTTCCCGATACCGTGAACGGATGCGGTAATACCATCGTTGTCGCAGACGGAAGCGGCAGTATGACCAGCAGAGTCGGAGGCGGTAATGTGACCGCTCTGGATGTGGCAAACGCACTGGCGATCTATTTCGCTGAGCGCTCTTCCGGCCAGTTCAAGGACAACTATATCACCTTCTCCGAGAATCCTCGGCTGGTTGATTTCAGCCACGGCAAGACTCTGCGGGATAAGATCAGGATTGCGCTGAGCCATAACGAGATGGCGAACACCAATATCGAGGCCGTGTTTGATCTGATTTTGGACACCGCTATCAAGAACAACATGTCTCAGAGCGACATCCCTCACAACATCCTCATCATTTCCGACATGGAGTTTGACGGATGCGCCGTGACAAACACCCACCGGAGAGGGTACAGATGCGTCGATGCCCGGCTGTTTACGGTTCTCGCCCAGCGCTATGCGGATGCTGGATACCAGCTCCCACGCCTTGTGTTCTGGAATGTGAACAGCAGAACCGGTACGATTCCTGTCAAGGAAAACGACCTTGGCGTTGCCCTGGTCAGCGGGTTCAGCACGAACATCGTGAAGATGGTTATGAGCGGACAGACCGATCCTTACGAGTGCTTGCTTGAGACCTTGAACACCGAGCGCTATGCGCCCGTTGAAGAGGCTCTGAGAGGACTGTGATCGTTTTAGGAGAGGTGGAATCCACACCTCTCCTTTGATTTTACCAGGAGGAATACGCTATGGAAGCAGTTACCGAATATATCAAAAGAAACTCCAATGGCAGAAAGCAGCCTGTTCGCGGTTCCACAATTGCGTCTGCGTTCGGCGTGTCTGGCGTAAGGGTTAGAAACATGGTGAACTCTGCGAGATGCAAGGGCGATCCGATCTGTTCCAATGGGAACGGCTACTACATTGCGAGAGACAAGTCCGAGATTGAGAATACGATTGCGTCCATGAAAGGGCGAATTAGCGTGATGAACAACGCTGTGGACGGCCTGGAAAAATACTTACATCAAATGGGGTGATTGGTTCAGATGGTGACTTCGCAGCAAATTTTATCGGCTAAAAAATGCGGAGACATTTTTTCTTCTGACTGCAAACAAGATGTGATTGCGGAATATCGGGAAATCGCAAGGGTGTATCACCCCGATATTAGTACAGATCCAAAAGCAAACGAGGTCATGGCAAAGGTAAACCAGCTTTATGAGGAAGCTCTCAGGTTGATTGATGCCGGCACCTGGGAGGTCAGTAACCAGATCATTCTAAAAGATAAGTCTGGAAAGAAGTATGTAGGGAGATATCTGAAGCAAGTCCCATTTGAGCTTGGCGAAGCATATATCGCAAATTCGTCCGTTACATATCTGTTTGCGCAGAAAAATAAAAAGTTTTTTGATAACGCAATGGAGCAAATCAAAGGACTAAGGTATGCAAATAGAAAAATGGAGGATGAGATATCCAGATTCATGCCGCAGATATTGTATGCGCTTTCTCTGGAAGATGGACGGTACTGCATTGTGCTGAAAAAGCCAGAAGATGTTTTCCTGCTCTCCGATGTAGCAGATTTCTTTGGCGGTTCTATCCCTGATCGTCATGTGGCCTGGATTATGAGCCGGCTTTCCAATCTATGCTGTTATTTCAGCTATGTAGGAATTGCTCATAACGGGCTTACCATACAGAACTGTTTTATCACTCCGTCCAAACACGCCGTTCTTCCGCTCGGAGGCTGGTGGTATACACAAAAGCTTGGAGCAAAGATGATTGGAGTCCCGCGTGTTATTTACGATGTGATGCCGCTCAAGGCAAAGAGTGAAAAGAAATCCGATGCCATGACGGACTTGGAATCCGCAAAGCTGATTGGCCGGCAGATATCGGATTTGTCCTCTCTCCCAGAAGCATTTCGCCAGTTTCTGAATACAGGGTCGGCGCATGATGCGGTGGAGGAATTTAGTCGATGGAACAAAACACTGGATAAATCTTACGGAGAACGTAAGTTTGTCAATATGCAAGTAACAAAATCAGACATTTACAAGTAGGAGGAATGAAGTATGGGTTGTGGAAGTTGGACTCCCCACGATTGGGACAGTTATTCCAAGAGTTCTATCGCTGGAAAGAGCGCCGCTGGTATTTACACCAGCAAAATGATGAAAGCAGAATTTGATCCGAAAGATATCCCGGTCAGAGAAAGCCGGGACAGCGCAGACCATCCGAGCAGCAATGCGATTATTATTGGCCTGGATGTAACAGGTTCCATGAGCGACATTCTGGAGGGTGTAGCAAAGAAACTGAATGTGCTGGTATCTGAGATTCTGGATCGCAAGCCGGTCACTGATCCCCAGATTATGTTCAACGCCATTGGGGATGCCATGTGCGACACCACTCCGTTTCAGGCTACGCAGTTCGAGTCCGATATCCGCATTGCGGAGCAGTTGACGCAGCTCTACTTTGAGCGCGGCGGTGGTGGAAACGGGTTTGAGAGCTATCCCCTCGCCTGGTACTTTGCCGCCATGCACACGGACATTGATTGTCTGAACAAGAGAAATCAAAAGGGTTTCCTTTTCACCATGGGTGACGACTGTTATCCCACTAAGCTGACTGCGCGGGAAATCAAGCAGATCTTTGGCGACACCGTTGAGCGTGATATCCCTGTAGATGAACTTCTCAACCTGGTCAATCGCAAGTACGAGGTGTTCCATCTGGTTCTGGATCGTTACGGGGACAGCAGCCGAATTGCCAAGTGGCGGTCTTTGATGGGCGAGCGCGTTATCAAGGTCAGCGACTACACCAAGGTGCCGGAGATCATCGTGTCCATTCTGGAAACCATGGGCGGCAAGGATGTAGACGAGGTTGCCGCAAGCTGGGACGGCTCCACCTCCATTGTGGTGAAGAGCGCCCTGGACGGTCTGAAGAGTGTAACCGCCAAGAGCGATGTAGTCGAGTTCTAAAAATAAAATAAGATGAAATGCCAGAAAGGGGTATTGGTATGAATAAGCAGGTAAAGGTTGTGATCGGCGCAAACTTTGGCGACGAGGGCAAGGGATTGATGGCCGATTACTTCTGTAGCAAGTTGTCAAAGAACGGGAGTGTGTTAAACATCCGGTTCAATGGCGGCGCACAGGCCGGACATACCGTTGTGGTTCCTGCATATGGAAATCCAAAGCGTCATGTGTTCAGTCACTTTGGTGCTGGGAGTTTCGTGAAGAATACCGATACTTACCTTTCTGGCGATTTTATTTTGAACCCCATGTTGTTCTGCAAGGAGCTTGATAATCTTCGCAGAGAATGGTGGTTGCAGCCCAAGGTATATATCAACCACAACTGTAAAATCACAACTCCCTACGACATGCTGGTGAACCAGATTGTTGAGAGAGCAAGGGGCAATCAAAAGCATGGAAGCTGCGGAATCGGCATTAACGAAACGGTTCTGCGGTATCGTAACCATGGCGTTGGGTACACAATCACCCCTGGCTGTGTTGGTTCGGTAGATCTAAAGCACTCTCTTCAGATGCAGCGCGACTACTACCTCCCGAAAAGACTAAAGGATCTCGGCGTGTCGTCTGTTTCCCTGGCGGATTTGAATGTGATCCTCAGTGAAAATGTAATTGACAACTGGATTCTGCAAGTCAATGAGATGATGCGGTATTGCACAGTGACGGATGATAATATCGTACACGAATATGACGGCATCGTATTTGAGGGCGCACAAGGTCTGTTGCTGGATGAGTTCTATGAAGAGTTTGCGCCTCATTTGACCACTTCCCGCACCGGATTCTCTGGTGTAAATAAAGTTCTCTATAACAGCGGGCTTTCAAAATCTGCTGATTTGGAGGTTTGTTTTGTTACAAGAACTTACTTTACGCGGCACGGCGCTGGTCTTTTCCCTACAGAATGCACTTCTGAAGAGCTGTTTGGAGAAGAGCGGAGTGACGACACCAATGTGTGGAATGAGTTTCAGGGCAGTTCCCGGTACGGCAGATTTGAAGAGCGTCGATTTCATGAGGCTGTGGGTAATGAACTGAAAAAGGTTTCCAAGATGTACCCCAGCGCAAATCGCACATTCGCATTTACCCATGCGGATGAGACATCGAACCTGGTTCTTACCGAAAATGGAAAGAAAGAAATCTATGAAGTGATCCGAAAATTTAACCCGGACGGTTTCTACCGTTCCATTGGCAATACGAGGCAAAATGTAATCGCTACCAACCTGAAAACGCACAGATAATCTCAGTAAAAATAGGTGCATAACAACCGCAGAAGAGAAAGGGAGTATCAGTTTATATGCTCAAAAAGATAGACCGTAAAAACCGCTTTGTTTCCATGTTTGATCCGAAGACTGGGTTCTATGCAAGAAGCGGAGTGATTGATGAAAATGGAAAAGATACCGGTGTCGATCCCTTTATGACATCTTACCCGGAGCTTATCGATGTCGGTGTGATGGGACATTGTGTGCATGGTGCCAGCGGTCTTTGTCTCAAGTCAGGCGTTCAGTGTTATCAAAATGGCCTTAAAACGCATCATCCAAATATGTCCCTTGAAAATTTCAAGCGCATTGTAGACGAGTGCAAAGGCAAGACGTTCCAGCTTGCGCTTGGTGGGCGCGGCGACGTTGACCAGCATGAAAACTTTGCGGAGATTCTTCAGTATTGTCGAGAGAACAACATCGTCCCCAACTTCACCAGCTCTGGCCTTGGCTTTACAAACGAGATTGTTTCCCTATGCAAAGAGTATTGCGGCGCAGTGGCAATTTCCTGGTATCGTCAGTCGCACACAATCCGAGCCATCCAGATGCTGCTTGATGCAGGAATCAAAACAAATATTCATTATGTCCTTGGTCAGAATTCTATTGATGAGGCCATTGAGCGGCTGAGCAATCATGATTTTCCGAACGGGATTAACGCAGTGATTTTTCTGCTCCATAAGCCAGTTGGCCTGGGTAGTGAGGAAAATGTGTTACATGCCGGCGATCCAAAGGTACAGAAATTCTTTGACATCATCGACCATATGGATGCGTCGTTCAAAGTTGGGTTTGACTCCTGTTCCATCCCGGCCATTCTCAACTATACGCACAACATTGATCCAAACAGTATTGACACGTGCGAGGGCGGGCGATGGAGTATGTATATTACATCTGATATGAAAGCTCTCCCATGCTCATTTGACAACCAGGATCTTCGCTGGGCTTACGATATTTCCAATGACACCATTCAAAACGCCTGGAACAGCAGCCAATTTGAGGACTTTAGAAACCACTTCCGAACCTCCTGCCCAGGATGTAAGAAGCGAGCAGCCTGTATGGGTGGCTGTCCTATTCGTCCTCAGATCGTGATTTGCAGCAGTGAAGAGAAGACAGTGTGACCATGAGAGATATAAAAAGGATTCGCAAATTCTGCAATCAGCTTGCGGATATATGGGAAATGTATCCTGATTTGAGGTTTTGCCAATTACTTATTTGCTCTTCTCTATTTCGGGGTCGAGACCCATTTTATATAGAAGATGAAGAGGCAATTCAAATCATTAAAAATAACATGAACGGAGTGACTACAAGTGAAAAATAAAGCTACTTGGATTGTGGTAGGGATTGTCTTTGCCATTATCCTTCTGATCGGCGGTCTGTTCATCAGCTCCAACAACAAGGCGATCTTTTTGGAGGAACAGATTAACGCAGCCCAGGCCGATATCAATGTCGCAGAGAAGCGTCGATATGACCTTGTGTTCAATCTGGTCGATGCCGTACAGTCCTACCAGGATTACGAAGGTGAGACGATGGAGAGTATCGTTTCCGCCAGAAATAGCATGGAGCATGGCGATGTAGAGGGCGCTCAAATGGAAATTACTGCTGTTGCGGAAGCTTATCCTGAGTTAAAAGCCAATGAAAACTACAAGCAGTTGATGAATGAGCTTGCGTTGACGGAAAACCAGATTGCACAGTATCGCAACAACTACAATGAGCAGGTTCGCTCCTATAACAAAATGGTGAGATCTTTTCCCAACAATATCATTCTGAACATCTTGGGATATGAGGCGATTGATACGACCTATACGGACTATGATGCGCCGGTAGACGCACCGCAGGACTTGTTTGCCGATGAGAATTAAAAAGAGAGAGGTTCTTTTCAGTGTTATCATTGTCCTTATAATGATTTTTATTGGTATCTTTGTCAGCGATGCAATCCTGGAAAGTGCAGTATCAAAAAGCGAGTCATATCGAACCGCCACGATTATCGAGAATACAGACCAGTTCTATTATGGAATGGACACCGATTTTGGGAATGCCCTTGTATACGGTGAAGTCTCATCCAATGAGTCTGTAACTTACGATGAGATCGGCGGCGGATTTATCTACATTGAAAAGAACAAAGAAGAATACACCAGGCACACCAGAACCGTTACCAAAACGGATAGCAACGGAAAGAAACGCACTGAGACAGAGGTTTATTACACATGGGATCATGTTTGGAGTGATCGTAGGCATGTAGAGGAAATCATATTCCAGGGGCGCACATTTCCATATGAGTCAATCGAACTTCCTGCCGAGCGCCTTAATCTTGATTCTGTCGGGGTAGATAACCGCATGAATTATATTTATGTGGGTTCCGATGATCGCTACTATTACAATGTCGTTCCGATGCCGATGACAGGTACGATTTACACATCTCTGCAAAACGGTACGATCAACGATTCGTCTGCCCTGTTTCGTGATATGACCCCAGAGCAGGTGATTGCCCATATGGAACAGAACGAAACTATTTATACCGTAGTCTTCTGGGTGATATGGGTGCTACTCACATGTGGAGCTGTATGCGCTTTCTTGTACCTGGAAAACAAATGGCTTGATTAAGGAGTAGTATTTTGAAGTATAGAAAGGACTTTGTAACTAACAGCAGTTCCAGCAGTTTTTTGATTACAAACCATTCTGATAAGACAATGACTGCAAGGGATGTCGTTTTATCTTTGGTCTCTAAGATTCTGGATGACGCAGAAGACCGATTTATTCTGGAGCCTGGAGAGTCTATTCGATATGAATGTGGCGACGGGGATAACGACGGTGCTTTTGAAAACTTTATCCATAACGGGTTTAGCGGATGGGGATTATCAGATAGATACGGAAATTGGGATGTCTCTATTGATTTCCTGGAAAGTCATCATTAAAGAGGTGAGAAGATGAAAATTCGTAGCGATTTTGTGACGAACAGTAGCTCCAGTAGCTTTATTTGCTGCTTTGCCCGCATCGCAGATCCTATCAAGGCGCAGGCCATTCTTGAAAAGCACAAAGACCGTATTGAGGTTTATACATCGGAAGAGGTTCTGGAGAATATCAAGAACGACCGATGGGGCAGATGGTTAGAGGCGGACTGGGCAGGTGTCGATGTTACTCCGAAAGAGGATTACATCAAGGAACACGCTGGTGATCAGTTCGTCGTGTCGGAGGATCGGCAGGATATCGATGAGGACGAGGACGGCTACCCGGACTACGATGTTGACTACTCTTATTTTAACACCGCTGCAATTGATGATATCACTGAGGAAAATGGTTTCGCGGAAATCGATTGCCAGTGGGGAGCCGGCAGAGACGGTTAAGGAGGGTCTATGAAAGTAAGACAGGATTTTGTGACCAACAGTTCTTCCAGCAGCTTTATCCTTGCGTTTGAGAGTAAAGAGGACGGCGAGAAAAAGATCTCCGCCATGACAAGGCGATACGGCAACGACTATGTAACGCAGCTTCTAAATGACTTCATGGAGGCAACGCCGATCCAGAAAGAAATGTTTGAAAGTGCGGTCATGGATGAAGTTCGTGGTGACGCAGAATTTCTTACGGATTACGGCGAGGGAGGTTGGTGGTCTTCTGATAAGCCCACATTTGAAAAGAAGTGGAGAGAAGAGCACCCGGACAGCGAGTATATTGACTACTTCGATTCCCCAGAGCGAGCGGCGGAGGTAGAGCGCCATACAAAAGAACTTCTCTCAAAAATCAAAGAGGATATTGGCGATAAGGAATACCTGGTAGAGCTGGAGTATGAAGATCATACAGATGTCGGCTCTGAGCTTGAGCATCACATTCTCCCTGAGCAAGAATTTACAGTGAGAAGATTTAATCACCATTGAGGAAAAATCTTATGCTGAAGATTTACAACTCTTATTATATGTATCAACTCGACCATGGAGAGTGGAACAGGTTTGGATATACGGGTTGGTTTTGCAAAGAGGAAACTGAAGTAGTTGACTCAAAAACGATTCTGGAAAACGTGGACTTTGAACAGGCGTTTGAACACTTTGAGAAAAACCCAGATCACAATATAGCGCCCTGCCGCACATTTATCTTGCGCCGTCCGTATCTGCATTTCTTTGTAGAGTGGCTATATGAGCCTATAAATTTATTCAAAAAAGACTTCTCTTCTATTTCTATTATTGAGGTCAATGAAGAAAAGAAGAACGTCACCATTGAATGGATTATGGAACATCTTTCCGCTGACAAGGCAATCCAATTTCTAAAAGAGCGGGGCATGGCAGTATGTCCGATTAAACAGTAAAAGAGGTGTCGTATGAAATTCAGAAAAGATTTTGTGACCAATTCCAGCAGCTCCAGTTTTGTTTGCGATATTTGCGGCAATGTCGAGAGCGGATGGGATATGTCGTTGCAAGAGGCAGAGATGGTCGAGTGCGTAAACGGCCATACAATTTGCCAGGATGAGATGCTGAGCGCACCAAGAGAGGTAATGCTTCGTCTGATCCAGGAGGAAATGCAGCAATCCTGGTCTCACTTTAAGGATATGACTGATACTGAACTGAACGAGAAGACCGATGAAGAGCTGGAAGAGATGATGATGGAGCGTGAGGACGGATATTATGGAATCCCGGAAGAGTGCTGCCCCATCTGCCAGTTCATCGAGTATTCCAACAAAGATTTGGCAAAGTATCTGGAAAGAGAATATAAGGTTTCTCGTGATGAAGTTTTTGCCAAGGTAAAACAGCTCAACAAGAGACGCAAGAAACTTTATGACAGCGAGTATGTGACCGAGGTATGTTCCAGATTCCATCTGAACCCCGCCGAAATCGTCGCCGGCCTGAAAGATCGGTTCGGCACATACAGCCGATTTTATGATTTTATCCATAAGGGGTGAGCCATGAAAGTAAGAACTGATTTTGTGACCAATAGTAGCAGTAGCTCATTTATCTGTCTTCGCTTGCCGACTGGAGCTGGAGAGGCGATCCTTGAGCAAAACGATCTTTCTTCTGAAAAGATTCTGCAACGTATGGACGATGGAGATTATGACGATATCGAGTTGAGAGACAGATATCTTGAGGCTGTGCTTGGGGAGTGCGGACTTGACTATGTTGGATGGACGCTTGATGAAAATGATTTGACTGAGCACAATCTTGCAGAATTGCGTGAAATGCTGTCCAAAGAGATTAAGTCCGTCTACAAAATGGATGTGTCGCCTAACAATCTAATCTTTGATTTTGGAGAGATTTATCGATGAAAATTAGAAGCGACTTTGTTACAAACAGTAGTAGCTCAAGTTTCGTAATTGCGTATAAAACAAATCCAGATATCCCATCTGATGTCGCAGAGAAATATCCTGAGATTAAGTATTTTTACGATATCGTTGAAACACTTCTGCTTTCTGACGCTGGGTATGAAACGACGACCGGGGAGCGATGCACTACAAAAGAGGAACTGGACTCCTGTATTTTGGATTACGAATCCTGCGGCGAAATTGATACCATTGAAAAGATTATCTCTGAGGGATGGTTTTCAAAAGAGCTGTATGGCGAGTGCATAAATCTGATCGAAGACGGATATACGATTCTGTTCAAGGATATAGGCTATGACGATGAAGCGCTCCATTCCATGTTAAAGGAGATTGGAGATAAAGGTATCGGTGTCAAAATCCTTGACAGCGATTAAATTAGGAAATAGTTAATCTATTTGAGGTGATGCAATGTATAACGCTTTTGTGACCAGGATTAAAAACCTGCGTAAGCACTCCAATGCAGATCGTCTGCTCTGCGGCGAGTGTTTTGGTAATACGGTAATCGTTGGGCTTGATACGCAGCCTGACGAGCTGGGGGTCTACTTCCCCGTTGACGGCCAACTTGGTGTTGAGTTCGCCCAGAAGAACGACCTTCTGCGCAGAAAAGATGAGAACGGGAACCCCGCTGGTGGCTATCTCGATCCAGAGAAGAGGAATATCAAGGCACTGAAGCTTCGCGGCGAGAAGAGCGACGGCCTGTTCATGCCTCTGTCTTCCCTTGCGGATTTCACGGATATCTCTCAGCTCAAAGAGGGCGACACTATTACGCAGCTCAACGGCGTTACGATCTGTGAAAAGTATATCCCAGTTCGTAAAAAAGGAAATTCTGTTGGTGCCGGCAATCGCACCAGAAAGCGCAAAGATCCCATCTCTCCCCTGTTCATGGAACATGCGGACACGGAGCAGCTTCCTTATAACCTCAGCGCTTTCCACCAGGGGGATCTTGTTGAGATCACGCTGAAGATGCACGGTACATCCCAGCGAACCGGCTACCTCCCCGTGCTGTCTGGTTATAAAAAGTCCTTTATGGACAAGCTGCTGCGCCGGCCTGGGAAACCGATCTATGACTGGGGATATGTCACTGGAACCCGCCGCGTTGTTCTCGATACCTTTGACGGCGGATTTTATGGGAGCAACGCATTTAGGGAGCAACACGCCAAGGTGTTCGGGGGCAAGCTCCACAAGGGAGAAACCGTTTACTATGAGGTAGTCGGATTTACTGACGACGGTACGCCAATCATGGCCTCCTGTGATAACAAGAAGGTCGGAGATAAGGAGTTTGTGAAGCAGTACGGCAAGCAAACTGTATTCAGTTATGGTTGTAGCCCAGATGGTGTAGACGCTCCGAAGTCTGCTCTATATGTATACCGTATGACTATGACCAATGAGGATGGCGATGTTGTGGAATATCCACCGTTCTTCATGCGCTATCGGTGTGAACAGATGGGTGTGAACTGCGTCCCGCTCCTGTGGTCTGGGTTTGTGCCTGAGTCTGATAGCCCCGGTGAGTGGGTAAAAACCGTAGCCGAGTGTTACTACGATGGTGCTGATCCCATCGGCAAGTCCCATGTGCGCGAGGGCGTTGTCTGCCGCATCGTGAACCGCCCAAAGTTCACCGCTTACAAGCACAAGAACTTTGCGTTCAAGGTGCTGGAGGGCATTATCAAAGAGGTGGCCTCTGCTCCTGATATGGAAGAGTCCCAGGAAGTAGCGGATGCCGCATGACAAACAAGGAAATGATCGAACCCTGGCGGCAATATGGTGTCCGTCTTGAGAAAGAAGACACCGTAGACGGGGTAACACACCTTTATATCTCTGTCCCAAAGATGTCGGATTTTTTCGATGATAACGGAAATGAGTTATCCGGCGCTCTGCTTGCCAAGCGTGTAAAACGGAGTATTTCAGATTCAATTGTCCTGCGAAGCAGAACCAGAAATGAGCGCTGGACAAAGAACATGTCCTACAACATCGATTACAAACCGGACAAAAAGAACGAGCAGAGGTCAAACCATATCCCAAAAACAGGCGACGATGATCTGTCTGATATTTTTGATATCTTCTTTGGATATGGGAACAAAAATCCATTCACTTAATGAAAGGAGTGTTTGAGATAGAAGAGCGAAGCCATGATGAAAAAATCATGCGCCGGCTTTCAGAACATTTAGACGCTGTAAAGGAAAAGCACCCGGAATGGGTCGGCATTTTCCTGCAAGGGTCGCAAAATTATAAGCTCGACTACGAGGGGAGCGATGTAGATTCAAAGCTCATCGTCCTCCCCTCTTTCGAGGATTTTGTATTGAACCGAAAGCCGTATAGTTACACGCACATCATGGAAAATGATGAGCATGTGGATGTGAAAGACATCCGCCTGATGTTTGATTGCTTCAGAAAACAGAACATCAACTTTGTTGAGATCCTTTTCACGAAGTACAGAATTCTTAATCCGAAGTATGCGTCTCTTTTTCAGCCGGTTTTGGACTCCCGCGAGTTGATCGGGAGATACAACGACTTTGCATCTCTGAATTGTATGGTTGGCACCGCAATGGAGAAGCAAAAGGCGCTCTGCCACCCATATCCGGCCACAATAGATAAGATTGAACGGTTCGGGTACGACCCAAAGCAATTGCACCATATTTTAAGGCTTGACGAATTCATGACAAGATGGCTTGCAGGTGAGGCATATGAAGATTGCCTGCTCTCCAAGAAAGCAGATTATCTCAAACAAATTAAATTTGGGTGCCTGAGTAAAGATGACGCTGTTAATATGGCGGAAGTCTACACATCAAAGATGAAAGAGACAAAGGCAAAATATATGGAAGAGCATACGCCAACCGTTAATCGAGCCGTTGACTATGTATTAAACCAGACGCTGATTGATCTGTTTAAGTACAATTTCAAAAGCGAGATCGGCTGTGTTGCTTGAGTATATGGAGGGACAATATGAAACCGATGTTTATGATGATGGTCGGGCTTCCTTACAGCGGGAAGTCCTGCTATGCGGAAAAGCTGAAAGAAGAGTTTAATGCTGTGGTTCATTCCAGCGACGCAATCCGCGAAGAGATCCTTGGGGATGTCCAGGATCAGAATAATAATGGTAAGGTGTTTGATGTGCTTCACCGCCGTGTGATCGAGGATTTGAGCAACGGCAGAAATGTCATTTACGACGCAACGAATATCAACTATAAGCGCCGTATGGACACCATTCAGCGGCTGAGCAAAGTCCCGTGCGAAAAAGTGTGCGAATTCATGGCAACTCCTTTTGCCGATTGCGTGGAGCGCAGCAAGCATCGGGATCGCGTTGTCCCCTATGAAGTCCTGGAGCGGATGTATAAGTCCATTTGGATTCCCCAGTATTATGAGGGATGGGACAAGATTCATGTGATTTACCCGGATGGTTTTAAGACGCTGGATGTGAAAGAACTTTTCTGGGGTGAAAACGGCTTGGCCTGGCTGGATCAGGATAATCCCCATCATGATCTGACGGTTGGCGCTCACTGCATTGCTACATATGCGAACATTCAAAACGGCTCCCCTGAGCTGTATGAGGCGGCGGTGCTACATGATATCGGCAAAGCCTTTACCAAGGCGTTTAAGAACAGCCGGGGTGAAGACACTGACATTGCGCATTACTATGAGCACCATCATGTCTCCGCGTATGACAGCCTCTTTTACACCCAGCCTGCTCTTGATGTTCTCTATGTCGCTGGAGTGATTCAGTGGCATATGCGTCCCTTTGAATTGGAGCGTGTTCCCCACGCAGAAAAAGCTGCCGCAAAGTTTAAGAGACTGATTGGCGACAAAATGTACGCGGATGTCATGGCTCTTCACGAGGCGGACATCAAGGCAAAGATGGCACCTGCGGAGGAAACGAAATGAAGTGCTCCATATGCGGCAAAGAAGTCCTAAAGGTAAACCCGTGTCCATACAACAAGGAGTACGGCTTTGTGTGCGAGAGTTGTTGTGAGAAGTGTTTTCAAACAGAGCCGTTCCCCTGTTGGGAGTACATTGAAAGAATGGGCAACCGTTATAGAGAGGGGATGTTTTTATATACACAAAAGAAGATTTAGAAACCATGCAATCCTGGAGCTTGGATAAGAAAATCCAAGTTACAACCGCTCGCATTATAGAATGGTACGAACATTATAATGGATTGGTCTATGTTGCATTTTCTGGTGGGAAAGATTCTACCGTCCTTCTCGATTTGGTGCGCAAAATATATCCAGATGTGCCGGCTGTATTTTGTGATACTGGTCTTGAATTTCCTGAAGTCCGGCAGTTTGCAATGAACACAGAAAATGTAGTTGTTTTGCGCCCAGAAATGAACTTCAGAAAGGTAATTGAGACATACGGTTATCCAATCGTATCAAAGCGAGTTGCCGACACTGTGGAATACGGCCATAAGCCTGGATCTTTTCGCTGGAAAGAGCTTCACGGGGAAATCGTAAGAAGTAACGGGACAAAATCAGAGTTCAATTGTGAAAAGTGGTGCTATCTGTTGGACGCACCATTCAAGGTTTCTTCACGGTGCTGTAACGTCATGAAGAAAAAGCCTATGAAGAAGTATTCAAAAGAGACTGGTAGAGTCCCCATTATTGCTACCATGGCTAACGAAAGCAGATCCAGGCGATCTACATGGATGTCAACGGGATGTAATGCGTTCAACAAGAAATCTCCATCCTCTCAGCCTATGTCTTTTTGGACTGAAGACGATGTGCTCCAGTACCTCCATACCTACAATGTACCATACGCCTCTGTATATGGCGACATTGTACCCTGTGGGGGGGGTGGACGACGACTGGAGAGCGACGTACCGGATGTGTATTTTGTGCTTTTGGAGCACATCTTGAGAAGACCCCAAACCGTTTCCAGCGTTTGAAACAAACGCACCCAAAGCTGTGGGATTACTGTATGAGATCGTGGGAAGATCACGGTCTCGGTATGCGAAAGGTATTGGAGTATATTGGGGTATCGTGTGATTGAAAGGAGTGTTTTTATCAAGTTCATCAGTAAAATTTTATCTTCCTGTGTAATAGCCGCCCTGCTGGTCTTCCCAGCACAAGCCGCAAGTTCTGAAGAGATCCAACAGCAAATTGACAGCGCAATCGAAAAGCAGAATATGGCGCATCAAATTGCGGAGTATGTAAGGAGTTTTGGAGAAAGCGAAAGCAACCCGGCAATTCTTTTTGCCCAGGAGAAATGGTGGGAGCAGCAGCGCATTCTCACAAATCTCTACCAACAGCACGACCAGGCCGTTCAAGAGGAAAATAGCAAAAGGAAATATATCGGAACATTCCGTATCTCCCATTATTGCCCGTGCTCGACCTGTAATGGAGGATATTCTGGAACCGCATCCGGCGCTCCCCTTACCCCATGGGTATCAATAGCCGTTGATCCGTCCGTCATCCCTCTTGGCAGTACGGTTTACATAGACGGATATGGAGAGTTTAAGGCGCATGATACTGGCGGCGCAATTAAGGGAAACAGAATTGATGTATGTGTTGGGAGCCATTCAGAAGCGTACCGTCTCGGTGTCGTATATCGTGATGTGTATGTGAAGTAGGTGTTAGTGTGAACAACTGCTTTTTACTTCTGCTTATGATCTTTCTCCATATTGTGGACGATTACTATTTACAAGGGATTCTCGCTTCAATGAAGCAAAAGGAGTGGTGGAACAAAGCCGCTCCAGAGAAAATGTATCGGTACGATTATATTGTGGCGCTGATCATGCACGGATTTAGCTGGTCATTCATGATTATGCTTCCAATCGCCATCAGTATGGAATTTCAATGTTCTATCGGATTTATTTTTGCTTTCTTGGTGAATTTTATTACCCATGCGTTGGTAGATAATATGAAAGCAAATGAAAGGAGGATAAATCTGATATGCGATCAGGCGATTCATATTGCGCAAATCGTTTTGACATTCTTGGCGTTTACATGAAAAGCAAAATAGAAAGGAGCTAATACCAATCCTGGTAAACCGGGTTCTCAGAAGATTGATAAGTCTGAGGTAAAATTGTTTGTTACTGCGTGAACGCCATATGGCAAGTAGCTTGGGAGGATTAAACGGTTGACCGCAACCAGTTTGGTTCGTGGTCGGTATGAAGCACATTGCAAGCGTCAGCTTTGGCAAGGATTCTCTTGCCATGCTGCTCCGTCTCATAGAAGAGAATTGGCCGTTAGATTATGTTATATTTTATAACACTGGAATGGAGTTTGACTGCATCTACAACATTAGAGATAAGGTCAAGCTAATTTTGCAGGAAAGAGGGATTTCTTATGTCGAGTTAAGCCCGAAGCGTCCATTTTTATACTCTATGCTTGAGAAAAAAGTGTTTAGTAAGCAAAAGGGCGTTCATTTTGGATATGGTTGGTGTGGAGGCTTATGTCGCTGGGGAACTTCCGAAAAGATACAGTCTATCAGAGAATTCAAAAGAAGCCTGAATGATATGGTAATCGATTATGTAGGTATTGCAGCGGATGAGCAAGGCAGATTTGAAAAGGCGAGTCAGGATGGTAAAGTTATGCCGTTGGTACAGTGGGGCATGAGAGAATCAGACTGCCTAAAATATTGTCATGACCATGGATTTTACTGGGTTGAAAAAGTGTCAAACGCCGGCGTAGAGTACATGGATCTCTATGATATCCTGGATCGTATTTCGTGTTGGTGCTGCTGTAACAAAAACCTAAAAGAATTGAGAAATATCTATCGGTATTTGCCGCAGTATTGGCGCAGGTTATGCGATCTGCAAAGCAAAATCGAACGCCCATTCAAAGGGTATTACAAAGGTCAGGCCAAAGGCATCTTTGAGCTTGAAGAAAGATTTTCAAAAGAAATTAGTTAATCTAATTTAAGGAGGAATCATTACGAACTACAAAACTGCCTTATTCTGCGAGTTCGATAAGTACGCCGCAGAAAGCTATTGCGCAGTCCATGGCATCGATCCGTCACTGAATATCGGTGATATCACAAAGGCAGATGAGAAATCTGTCCCTGATTTTAATACGATGTTTGGCGGAAGCCCTTGCCAGGACTTCTCAATTGCGGGCAAACAGGGGGGGGCTGCATGGACATGTAAAAGTTGCGGCCATACATACAACCCCTTAGAAGCCCATTACACTATGCGGGACAAATGCCCCAAATGTGGATCAACAGAGATTGAAAAGACGAGATCCTCTCTCTTGGTAGAGTGGCTTAGGTTTTTGAGAGAAAAGAAACCGAGATTTGCAATTTACGAGAATGTTAAAAATATTGTAGGCGCTCGTTTTAAGGCTACTTTTGACCTCTTTGTAAAGGAGCTGGAAGACTACGGCTACAATGTATATTGGCAAGTGTTGAATGCAAAAAATTATGGTATCCCTCAAAACCGTGAGCGCGTCTACTGCGTTATCATTCGTAAAGACCTTGACAATGGAAAATTCAACTTCCCCTCCCCTATTCCTCTAAAACAATCCCTTAGCGATATGCTGGAGCAGAATGTTGATGAGAAATATTATCTCAGTGATGAGAAAGTTGCCGGCATGATCGCCCCCCCCCGCTGCGTGAAATCAGCAGAACCGTCCGAACAAGCGGACGAAGTTCAACCGACAGACACACATGGGATCTGCTGCCAGCAGATTGGTGCGAAGCTGGGTCAAAAAGGGACATCGTTTGAAGGATATAGCGATGTCGCCATGACTTTGCTTGCGCGTGATTATAAGGGGTTCGGAAACCAGCAAATGACAGGGGTTATAGAAGTTGATTGATAAGATATTGCAAGTTGGCAATTGGACAAAAGGCTCAAAGATAGATAATCCGCAGCGTGGCCGCGTGTACGACCCAAGCGGTATATCTCCCGCCTTGACCTGTATGGGGGGGGTAATTTGGAGCCACACATTATAATTTACGATGATTACAATAGGAGGATCAAGTCAGATCAGACTTGTATAGGGACTGTTATGCCAAATTTCAAAAATGACGCTCCAGGTAATGGGACGAAACTAATTGAGACATACGATAATATTACAATGCTTGGCGGGTTACAAAGGCACCAAACCCCGCGTTCCGATGGTATTTGTCCATGCGTAAACAGCGCCGCTGGAATGGGCGGCGGGCAAACACCAATCGCAATCCGCCCTGGGTTTCGTGTGCGAAAGCTGACCCCAAAGGAGTGTTGGCGGCTTATGGGATTTGAAGACCATGATTTTGAAAGTGCCAAATCCAAAATGAACGAAAATCTTTATAACGGGAAAGACCGTTCTTCTTCCCAGCTCTACAAACAGGCCGGCAACAGCATCGTGGTAGATGTGCTGCTCCACATTATGGAAAACCTGTACGATGCGATGCCGTATCTTTTCGATGATATGGTTGTCGGTTCTTTCTTCTCAGGTATCGGCGCATTTGAAAAAGCTCTTACGAAACTGGACACGCACAAAAGCGCTGAGCCTCCCTCGCCCATCGGGGAGGAACCTGATCTCCAGCAGATTGGCTATATCAACGACTATAACGGTGATGCCAACAGAGTTTACAATGGTGACGGAATTTCTCGTACCCTCAAGGCTGACGCTGGTGGGGGGGGTGCAAAAACAGGATGGTACAAAGTAATACAGAAGTGAGATGCGAAACATTATGTATCAATTCAAAGGTAAATGGCAAGCAGCCGTCATTATCGAATAGAATTTATGATACATCTGGTGTTGCCGCCGCTGTAACAACTTCTGATTACTTTATGCCAAGATATCAGATAAAAGGATGAACAAAGTGACAAATGAAGCAATCCACCCCGATACTCGTTCTTGGCGGTTTATCGGGGTAATTGATCCGCAGGGGCGAAAAGCAAAGATAAATAAAGTTATATTGGTTTGCCCAACGCTCCGCGCACAAATACATGGGAATCCCCCTTGCGCAGTATATGAGGTGAGAGAACAAGTTGGAGAACATTGTAAGAATCAAGCAGGCAACGAAAAAAGGTTTTATTGAATGTGTTGTGGGGGGGGGCTGTGGATCTGTCCTATCCAAACAGTAAAACCAGACGAGGCAGAGTCCAGGACGGCGGAAGAATTTGCCCCACAATTACAGCTCAAACAACTGGGATTTGCGTGATAGAAAAATCCCCAAACCCAGAAAAACCTCTTGACATTTTAGGAAAACCTGTTATACTGTAATAGGAATTAGTTAAGCAATTCTGACACATAGCCAGAATTTTAAGTCCATCCAAAGGAATTAGTTAATCAATCTAAAAAGGAGTAAAAGTTATGACTAAAATGGATCTGATCCGAAATCTGGCCGAGGATTTTAACTTTGGAGAGCTGCACATTGCCCCTGTAGAGGTGGTGAAGACGGCTCCCTGTACCCTGATTCCGATGCCGACTCAGGTTATCTTCAATCCTCCTGCCACCATTGTGTATTGGGAGGACGGCGATAAGACAGTCGTGCGCTGCGACAACGATGTGTTCTCCGAGGAATTTGGCTACGCCATGGCCTGCATGAGAAAGGCTTATGGCTCCCGCGCGAACTTCAAGGCGCAGTTCAAGAACGCATTCCGCCCTCAGCAGAAGCCGAAGAAGCAGAAGAAGGCCAAGGAGGTTGATCAGCAAGAGCCTGCTGCCGCTCTCCCCTCTCCCGCTCACAATGTTATTGGGCTTGACAAGATGATCAAGCAGCTCGCCGGTGACGACAGCATGGGTGTCCGCGTGGGCTATCGGGTAAAAGAGAACGAGTAATTTCGTATGTGTAGAGTGTGGCTGTGTGTTTCAAAATCCAAAGGATTATGTTGAGACACACGGCCTTGACACTCCGCCCTATGAGCATTTCACTGGATGTCCCGTGTGCGGTGGGAACTATGTTCCGTATAAACAATGTGACTATTGCGGGAACCCCATATTGGATGGCTATGTGGTGATAAAATCTGGCGAAGTGTATTGCGACAACTGTTACAGACAAAAGAATATCGAAGATTTATGGGAGTGATAAACCCTGGTAAATGAGGATCTAAAACAGCGGTATCTCTCTATCTGTAGGGAGAATATTTCACGAGATGGCATTGAAAATTTGCTGGCCTGGATCGAAACCACAGACTTTTACTATGCCCCAGCCAGCACCAGATTCCACGGCAATCATGAGGGCGGTCTTCTGGAGCATTCTCTGAATGTTTACGATGCCTTAAAGGATTTAGTTAAGCAATTTCCAGAGATTGTGGTATCAGAAGAAACCATTGCAATTTCAGCCCTGTTTCATGATTTGTGCAAGGCAAACTATTATGCAGTAGGCACCAAAAATGTCAAGGATGAGGCAACCGGTCAATGGCATAAAGAGCCGTTTTATAAGGCAGAAGACCAATTCCCTGTTGGACATGGTGAAAAGTCTGTCATTATTCTTCTTCGTCACATGAAGTTGACGGACGAAGAGATTTATGCAATCCGTTGGCATATGTCCGGGTTTGACAGTGCTGTAAAAGGCGGTGATTTTGGTTGCAGCAAGGCTTACGATTCTTGCCCATTTGCCGTTCTGCTCCACCTTGCAGATATGGAAGCAACCTATTTGATGGAGGAACGAAGTGTCTGAAAACAATGCAACAATGAACTTGAACCGAAAGCTCTTTGAGCTTCGCAAGTATGTAGATGTAGTGAAGAAGAGCAAGAAGGGCTACGGTTACACCTATGCGTCTATCGTAGAAATTCTTGCTAAACTGAAAGCCGGCATGGATAAGTATGGCCTACTGCTTGAGGAAGAGTGCGTCCATGGATCGCAGAAGATTGTGATTGACCACTACGAAAAGCAAAAGGCGACGAAAAACGGCGATGTGATCCAAGAGGTCGTCCATGAGTTCGTCGTTTCCCAGGATATCATTTTTACCTGGATCGATGTGGACAGCGGGGAGTCGAGACGTGTTCCGTGGACTTGCTGCGGGGAGCAGGCAGATCCGTCCCAGGCGCAGGGCGGCGGTTTTACCTATGCTCAGCGTCAATTCCTGACTCAGTATTTCCAGATCGCTACCCCTGAGGACGACCCGGACTATTACCGCAGCCAAAAGGAAGAGGCAGAGGTCGAGGCAAATATGGCAGTGACAAAGCAGATTGTCACCAAAATCGATGCCCATGTCCATAGCTATTTGGACGCAAATGATAACTCTGAAGCCGCCCGCAAGACGCTTACGGAGCTGGTAAAGAAACATGTGCGCAATGGCAATAAGCCGACTGCCGACTACATGAATTATCTGACTGACCCGCAGGTTGCGGCGCGTCTCTACGAAGAGCTGCAACAGCAATGCCCAATTAAGGATGGAGGTAGTAAGTAATGGGGTTTCATACAGGTGCTTATGCGACCGTGTGGGAGATTACGGAGACTGGCAGCAAGTTCTCCAAAATCCGTATCTCCACCAGCCGCAAGGATAAGGAATCGGATGAGTATGTCACCGATTTCAACGGCTTTGTCTCCATGGTTGGCGACGCAAACAAAAACATCAATCTGATCTCCGATGCGCTGGAGGGTGGTGGCCGCTGCCGCATCAAGATCGGTTCCTGTGATGTGTCGAACCGCTATGATAAAGAGGCTGGCCGCGAGTATACCAATTTCGCCATGTTCGACTTCGAGATGGCCGATGGCTCCAAGGACAGCGGCAAGTCAGCTGGAAAGCCTGCTAAGAAAAAGCAGCAGAAGGGCAAGCCGGCCTCTCCCCTGGCGGATGAAGAGTCGGACGATGACGACGAGAATTTGCCGTTCTAATTGAATCAATCGGCGGTGATGCTCTATTCGATATGATTTAACGATATCAGATATGGTATGGAGCTATTCTCGCCTTACTTCATTCGAGGAATGCCCGTACAGATGGTTCCTTAGCTATCTGTATCGGGACGAGTACGGTAGGCCGCTGAAAAAGAAAAGTGGGTTTTTTGCAGAGTTTGGTAGTTACATACACCTGATTATGCAAATGTACTTAGATGGTGTATTGAAGAAGAACGAGCTTTCGACCTTCTATGTAGCCCACTTTTCTTCCAATGTAAGATCAAAAGCTCCAAACCAAAAAATATACCACAATTATTTTGAGCAGGGTTTTCGTTATCTTGATAATCTGTCGTTCCCCCAAAGAACGGTTCTTGGCGTAGAGCAAAATGTGAACTTCTCCTTTGCCGGGAAACCATGGACTGGGTTTATAGATTTGGTCAGTGAGGACAATGGGAAACTGATTATCACCGATCATAAGTCAAGGCTGCTAAAGCCCCGCTCACACCGCTATTCTCCTACGAAATCAGATCTGGAACTGGACAGTTATTTACGGCAGTTATATGTCTACTCCGCATCCATCAAAGATCAGTACGGCAGATATCCAGACGCACTTGAATTTAATTGCTTTCGTTCTCAAACAATGATTCAAGAGCCATTTCGTATGGACAGAATGCGTGAAATTGAATTGTGGTCAAAAGAAGAAATTGAAAAAATCACAGTGAATGATGACTGGTCAGCAAATCCAGATTATTGGCGGTGCCATTATCTATGCGATGTATGCGCAGACTGTGAATACAAACAGATGTCCTGAAGAGAGGGGTGACGGGAGCTGCAAATTGATCGAGATACAATCCTCGAAGCAAAAGAAAAGCTTGGAGACGATAACGCTAAAATTATCGTTCAGGAGTTAGGGATTCAGGATTTTGACGAACAGAATTTGAGGTGCTGCTGCCCTTTCCATCAGGAAGACCACGCCTCTTTTATATATAACAGAAAAACATTTTCCTTCCATTGTTTCGGCGCTTGCGCCAGAAACTATGACATCCTTGATGTGTTTATTTACAAGGGGATGACCTACCTTCAGGCTTGTCAAAAGCTGTTCGATCTCGCTGGGATCAAGTACAGCTTTGGCGAGCTTGGAGTAAAAACAAAACACCAGTATAGATATCCAAAAGAAGTACCGCTTGGCGATAAAAGCAAGGTGTATGAGTATTTCAAGCGCCGCTGTATCAGCCCGCAAACTCTTGACTATGCGGACGTTCGCCAGGACGAAGATGGCAACATCGTCTGGAACTACTACGACTCCAATGATGTCTTGACCATGGTGAAATACCGCCCATCCAGAAAGGTACATAAAGGGGAGAACAAGTGCTGGTGCCAGAAAAACGCAGATACCAGCAACTTGCTTTTCAATATGAACCGCATCAATGTGACAGCACCCCTCTTAATCTGTGAGGGGGAGCCGGATTGTCTATCCGCAATTGAGTCGGGCTTCACCAACGCTGTTTCCGTCCCGCTCGGCAGCGGAAACTTCCACTGGATCGAAGAGTGCTGGGACTGGCTTGAACAGTTTGACAGCATTATCGTGTGTGCGGACAACGATGAAGCCGGGCAAAAAATGCAGAAAGAGGTCGTATACCGCCTCGGCAGTTGGCGCACCAAGGTTGCCGAAGTGCCACCGATTTATGAGGCGGAGAACGGCAAAAAGTACAGCGTCAACGATCTGAACGAAGCTCTCTATTATCTTGGCAAGGAAAAGGTTCTTGAGATCATCTTGAACGCCAAGGATAGTCCCGTTCCTGGTGTGATTGACTTCTCCGATATCCAGGATGTGGACTTAGACCAGATCGACGGTATCACAACCGGCATACGTCCCCTTGACCGATATCTGATGAAGCTATTCCAGGGGACGCTCAATATCATCACCGGCATCAACGGAGCTGGCAAAAGCTCGTTTATCAATCAAATCATTTGCCAATCGTTGGAGCAGGATAAAAATGTATTCCTCTTCTCTGGTGAGCTGCCAAACTTCCAGACAAAAAACTGGCTCAACTCTGTGCTTGCAGGCCAGCGCCACATCGAAGAGCGACACTGGCAGGACGCGACTTACTATAAGGTTTCTCCAGAGGCAAAACGGGAAATTGATGAGTTTTATCGTGGCCGTTTGTATATCTACGAGGACGGACGATCCAACCGTATGACGGATCTGCTGAAGACTATGGAGGATTCCGTCAGAAAGTACGGGACAAAGCTGTTGATTCTCGACAACCTAACCGCTATCAATTTGGAGTGCAGCGACGACAACAAATATAATAAGCAGTCTGAATTGATTATGAATCTGATTGCATTTGCAGTCAAATTCAATGTCATTGTTCTGCTGGTCGTGCATCCACACAAAATTGATACCATGCGTCGGTTAAACAAGATGGATGTGCAGGGCATCTCCGCCATTATCGACCTGGCGCACCGCATCATCAGCCTATACCGCGTCTCTGATAAGGATAAGCAGGGCGAACCAAAGCTAAATGGTTCCGGCTGGCGCGTAAAACCGATCAAGGAAGATGTACTGATCGACATCCTAAAGGACAGAATGCTCGGTTACGAAGGACGCAGCGTTGGTGTCTATTATGATCAGCCGTCCAGACGATTTTTCACATCTGAAGAAGATCTGGATCGCCGCTACTCCTGGGATAAACACCCTTATGTTGGCGGTCTCCCCTATCCTCCAGAGCAATTGAATGATGAAGAGGATGAGGTGTTTGGCACGGTAGACGGACATTAGTAGGGAGGCGAGTCTTCTGAGTAAAAACTATACTGCTTATCATGTTCACTCTGAGCTGTCTTTGCTGGACAGCGCAACAAAATTCCAGGACTATATTGATCGCGCCGTCCAGCTCGGCCAAACCGCAATTGCGTTTACAGAGCATGGCAACATCTATCAATGGGTTGCCAAAAAGATGGCCTGCGACAAGGCTGGAATCAAGTATCTCCATGGCGTTGAGTGCTATTTGACTGAGCAGCTTTATGAGTACCCCGACGCAAACGAGCTGTGGAGAGAAGCGCAGTCCGGCAGAAATGAACAGGACGCAAAAAAAGTGCTTGCTGAGATGATGGAGTCCGGTAAGAAAAAAGTGAGAGATAATTACCACACGATTTTGATTGCAAAGAATTACGACGGCATTCTTGAGATCAACAATCTGGTGAGCTTGTCAAACCGAGACGACCATTTTTATTACAAGCCAAGAATTACATTTGAAGAGTTCCTTGGCATCTCAGACAATGTAATCAAAATAAGCGCCTGTCTCGCCTCCCCGCTCAATAAAATGAGCGTCCGACACCCGATGTATGAAAAACTGCTGAAACATTACGACTATTTGGAAGTGCAGGCTCATAATTTTGGGGAGCAGATTTCTTACAACTGTCATCTTGCGGAGATGTCAAAGAAATATGGCATCCCTTTGATTGCCGGCACAGACACCCACAGCATCGATGCGTATAAGGCGGAATGCAGAAGTATTATGCAGCTTGCAAAGCACATCGAGTTTGCGGACGAGGACAGTTTTGATTTAACCTACAAGACCTACGACGAACTGGTTGAGATGTTCCGAATTCAAGGCGCATTACCAGAGCAAGTATTTCTTGAAGCGATAGAAAACACAAACCGTATGGCCGACTCTGTTGAGCCATTTGAACTGGATATTAGCTTCAAGTACCCGAAGCTATACGGGAATGCCGCAGAAGATAAGGCCGTATTTGAAGATACCATTCGCAAAAACTTCCAGTCAAAAATTGATGAGGGTGCAATCACCCCAGAGCAAATCCAGAATTTCAAGGACGCTATCAAAGAAGAGTGCCGCGTTTTTGATAAGATCGATATGTCTGGGTTTATGTTATTCATGTCTGAACTTGTTACCTGGTGCAAGTCAAACGGTATCCCAATTGGTTTCAATCGCGGTTCCTGTGGAGGCTCCCGTGTAGCATATGTCACAAATACCACGGACTTAAACCCAGAGACTTGGCATACGGTTTTCAGCCGTTTTTGCAACGAAGACCGTAAAGAAATTGGAGATATTGATATCGACGTGTCCCCATCTGACCGCGACAAAGTGTATGAGTACATTATCAACCGGTTTGGTCAGGAGAAAACCGCATTTATCCTGGCAATCGGCACGATTAAATCGAAAGGCTGTATCGATGAGATTTGCCGTGCGTTGGGTGTAAAGTGGAACAAGGAGCACCAGAGAGATGAAAGAGGATTTCGTAAGGCACTGGAGCTTCTAAAGGATAATAGCGCTTCAGTTCGTTTTGGCGACCATCCTGACGGGTGTGAACTTTATCACTTTGATGAAAACGGAACACTAATTATCTCAAAGCAATTTGAGCATATCCCAGGGATTGAACTGGTCAAACAGTTCACCAAAGAGTATTCAAAGTTGAAAGAAGAAAACGAAAAAATCTTTCAGAAAAACCCATGGGTTGGTAAAGTAAACACTGAAATCAAGGATTTGTTTGAGCTTGATGAGGAAAAGGCAAGGAGCCAATATCCAGAAGTATTTTACTATTACGATGGGTTACTGGATGTCGCAATTTCCCAGTCGATGCACCCAGCAGGTATCGTGGCAAGCCCCATTACGCTGCGGGATCACTACGGAACATTTTTGTCCGAGGGAAAAGAGATCCTACAGATTGATATGGAGTGCGTTCATGAAGCCGGCTTGGTGAAGTATGATATCCTCGGCCTGAAAAATATCGAGATTATCAAAGACACCTATGCGCTCATCGGGAAGCCATACCCCAAGTCTCACGAAATCAATTGGAATGATGACGCTGTTTGGAATGACATGCTGCGCTCCCCCATCGGTATTTTCCAGTTCGAGTCTGCATTTGCATTTGACAGTCTGAGAAAGTTTAAGACGCACAGCATTTATGATATGTCGCTGGTCACAGCCTGCATCAGACCGTCTGGCGCTTCTTATCGGGACGAACTGCTTCAGAGAAAGCCGCATCACAACCCGTCTCCTATCATTGACGACCTTCTGAAAGATAACCTCGGCTACCTGATCTACCAGGAGGACACGATTAAGTTCCTTCAGCAAATCTGTGGACTTTCCGGCAGCGAAGCTGATAATGTGCGCCGCGCCATTGGCCGTAAGCAAAAGGACAGACTGGAAGCCGCTCTGCCCGATATTCTGGAGGGGTACTGCTCCAAATCCTCCCAGCCAAGAAACATTGCTGAGGAAGAGGCCAAAGAGTTCTTGCAGATCATTGAAGACAGCGCATCTTACCAGTTTGGGTATAACCACTCCATTGGGTACTGTATGATCGGATATTTGTGTGCGTACCTGCGCTACTACTATCCGGCAGAGTTCATTACCGCATATCTGAACAACGCCAATAACGAGGACGATATCAAAAACGGCAGCGCACTTGCTGAGCTATACGGGATTCAAATTGTCCCGCCTCGATACGGCATTTCCAAAGACCGATATGTGTACGATAAAGACCGCAATGTAATTGCAAAAGGGATCAACTCTATCAAGTACATGAACAGCACTGTTGCGAACGAGCTATACGATCTTGCAAAACGCAGCGATCCAAAAACCTTTATGTCGCTTCTCACCCTAATGAACAATGAGACATCTATTGATACCAGGCAGAGGGATATCCTGATCAAAATTGATTTCTTTGTTGATTTCGGGAATGTGACGGAATTATCCAGAATCGCATCCATATTTGTGTTCTTCAAAAATGGCACTGCGAAAAAGGTGCAAAAGGATAAGATCAGCGGGCAGATGCTTGATGTTGTATCGAAATATGCGACAGACAAGAACAAAAACGGGACAGAGGCTAAGTCATTTACCATCACGGATATGGCCGGCCTGCTGAATGAATGCGAAAGCGTAATCAAATCGCTTCACCTGCCAGACCTGGACTTGAAATGCAAAATCCAGAATCAGATTGAGCTTATGGGATATATCGATCTGACGACAAACAAGAAAGAGGATCGACGAAAGCTGTTGATAACAGATGTATTCCCATTGTCCAGCAAAAAAGACAACACGGTTTGGGGTTATGCGGCACAAACCAGATCGATTGGGAGCGGCAAGGTGTCCAGACTCACCATCAGGTCTTCCGTATACGCAAAAACACCAGTCAAACGATTCGACATAATCTATGCAAAGGAATTGGAAAAGAATAGGAGTGGTTATTGGTATTTGCTCGATTATGATTTGATCGCATAAAGCAAGAAAGGATATAACGGAAATGACACATAAACATAATTTTATCTTTAAGGCCGCATCGGTTCTCTGCATGGCTTTGGTGATTGTTCTTCTCTCATCTTTTGTATATCCAGTCGCCAATGAAGTATCTGCAAAGGAAGCAACATCTACCACCGTAATTATTCCGCCTCCATATTTGGCGAGTGCTCCGGCAGTTACAGAAGGAACCGAGATCCAGCCTGAAGAAGAGAGTGTAGATGTGAGCGCTCCCGTCGTTCCATATACAGAGGAAGACCTGGATTTGCTCGCAAGACTGATTACCGCAGAAATGGGAGCAAGCTGGGTGTCGGATGAAATGCAGCTCTATGTGGGCAGCGTTGTGCTCAACAGAATGCAGCACCCGCTCTTCCCCGATACTTTATACGATGTAATCTACGCAAAAGGCCAGTATTCTCCAACATGGACTGGCGCAATCAATAACACGCCAGACGAAAGAACCATCGAAAACGCACGTCAGCTCTTGGAGCAAGGCAGCGTTCTCCCAGAAAATGTTGTGTTCCAGGCAAACTTTCCCCAGGGCGACGGAGTGTATTACGAATACTATGATGAAGTGCTTGGAACCACAACTTATTTCTGCTACCTAAGCAATTAGTTAATCTATTTTATGGAGGTTATGCGATGAAAGTCATTAAACCAAGTTTTGAGATTATCACGCCGATTGACTCAGAACAGATTCTGAAGACGATTGAGGCGGTGGGAAGAACCTGCTATAAGAGCGAAGACAAGATTACGGATACATCCTGTGAATCTTTTGTTGGAGGGATTATCAAAAGAGGACATGAGGCCGTTATCGAGCATTACAACATCACTGTCCGTCTGATCAATGACCGTGGCGTTTCTCACGAGGAAGTCCGCCACCGCATTGCAAGCTATGCCCAGGAGAGCACAAGGTACTGCAACTATTCCAAGGACAAGTTTGGAAATGAAGTGACCTATATCGATCTCAAGGGCGGCATGGAACTTGATCCCAAGATGAAAAATCTCGACGCTGAGACCACCGCCGCTATTTACAATGAGTGGCTTATGGGCTGCGCCGATGCGGAACGCCATTACAACCGTATGATTGAGCTTGGTGCGTCTCCCCAGATTGCAAGATCGGTTCTGAATAACTCAACCAAAACTGAGATCTGTATCACCATGAATATGCGTGAATGGCGGCATTTCTTCAAACTTAGAACGCCTGTTGCGGCTCACCCCCAGATGAGAGAGATCGCTATGATGCTGCTCCAGGAGTTCAAAAATAAGATCCCCGTGCTTTTTGACGACATTGAATGCGAGGTTGCCTAAATGAAAGTAGTTTGTATTTCCGGCAAGGCACAGCATGGTAAGGACACAACTGCCGGCATGATGAAGACTGTGCTGGAGGACATGGGGTACTCTGTTTTGATTGCCCATTATGGAGACCTTCTAAAATATGTGTGCAAGACCTTCTTCAACTGGAACGGAGAAAAGGACGATTACGGAAGAAGTCTGCTCCAAAAAGTAGGCACAGATATCATTCGCACCCAGCGCCCAAATTACTGGGTTGACTTCATCAAGGATATGCTTACCATGTTCCATTCTGAGTGGGATTTTGTACTGATTCCAGACAGCAGATTTCCAAACGAAATTGACTCGCTGAAGCAGGCCGGGCTTGATGTAATCCACATCAGAATTAGACGGGAGAATTTTGAAAGCCCGTTGACTGCGGAGCAACAGAGCCACCCGTCCGAGACTGCTCTTGACCATGTTATCCCAGATTTTCTAATTGTGAACGACGGCACATTAGAGGATCTTTACAATAAGGTTTGCGGCCTGATCGCAAATAGATACGGAGTGTGTGCATGAAGAAACTGACCATATTAGTTGATATGGACGATGTTCTCGAAAACCTTGTTGAGTGTTGGGTTGATGAGCTGAATAAGAAATGCGGGTCTTCTCTTTGTGAAGAGGATATCACTGATTGGAGAATTGCAAAGTTTTTCCCATCTCTTACAAATGAAGACCTCTTCTCCCCTCTCAGCACTGCTGAATTTTGGGAAAAGATTGCTCCAATGCAGAACGCCCAGGATATCCTAAAGAAATTGATTGATGATGGACACACTATCCGCATTGTTACAGCGTCTCATTATGCTACGGTTCCTGCAAAAATCAAGCGGTTGCTTGAAATGTATCCTTACCTAAAGTGGGAGGATGTCATTATCGCAAGTGATAAGAGCCTTATTTTCGGTGACATTATGATTGATGACGGCACACACAATCTTGAAGTTACGAGTTGTGGTCTGGCTGTTCTCTTTGATCGTCCACACAATAGGAGCTATAACGATGAGGCAGCTGGGATGGTAAGAGTAGAAACCTGGGATGAAATTTATGAGGTTGTCTCTGAATTTGCGGATATGCTTTCCGATGAAGATGAGATTGACCAAGTTCTGAAAGGAGTAGATGTAGAAAGCGCATGATTGTAGTGTATTCAACTGGGTGCCCTAAATGCGGGGTCTTAGAGCGTAAGCTCAACGAGAAAAGTATCTCATATGAGATGTGTACAGATGTAGATAAAATGCTTGCCCTTGGCATTACATCGGTTCCTGTGCTTGATGTTGACGGGAAAATGATGGATTTTCAAGAGGCGGTAAAGTGGATCAATGAACAGGGGGAGTGATGGAATATGGATATTACGCTAAAGCTATCTAAGGACTTTGAGCGCTGCTTAGAAGACCTGAAAAAGAAATATGGTGAGGATTTTGAGTATATCAATGGTGTTCATCCGAGCCAGCTGGACTTCTCCGAGTTTATTGACAATTTCGTAGACAAGGATACATTGGCGGATGCCTCTATTGATCCCAATGCAAATGCAAACCATAAAGATATCCGAAGTTTTATGACAGAAAAAGCTAAGAGTGAGGATAAGCTTTTCGCACTGAACAAGATCTTTATGACCATCAAAAAGCAGTGGGGTTTGCGCACCGCAAAGCAATGGTTAGAGCAGGAGTTCAGCAAAGGCTTCTATCTCAACGACAGCACGACAGCCAGCTATTTCCCATACTGCTGGGCGAATGATTTGACTCGGTTGGCAACAGAAGGTCTTTTCTTCCTGGATCATTATAACCACCAAGCTCCAAAGCACCTTACCACATATTTTGATGATGTAATCGAGTTCGTGTCCTTCCTTTCCAACCGTCAGTCTGGCGCAGTTGGCCTGCCAAATGTATTGATCTGGGCGTGGTACTTCTGGAAGAAGGATGTTGATGGTGGATACTATATGAAGAATCCATCATATTACGCCAGACAGCAGTTCCAAAAGTTCATCTATCGTCTGAATCAGCCATTCCTCAGAATCGATCAGAGCGCTTTCACGAATGTCTCTATCTTTGACCGCCCCTATTTGGAGTCCCTGTTTGGTGGTGTGGAGTTCCCCGATGGGCAGCTTGCCATTGACCATATTGAGAACTTCATTGAGTTCCAGAAGGTCTTTATGGAAGTTGTAAGCGAAATTCGAGAGGAAAACATGTTCACATATCCGGTTCTTACCTATTCGCTTTACTATAAGGACGGGAAGTTCCAGGATGAAGAATTTGCTCGTTGGTGCAGTAATCACAACATCAAATGGAGTGATTCCAATTTCTTTGTCAGTGACAACATTGGCATCCTGTCAAACTGCTGCCGGCTGCTCAGCGATACAAAGAAACTGGATGCGTTTATCAACTCCATCGGCGGTACTGCTCTGAGTGTTGGGTCTTGCCGCGTGAGCACCATCAACCTTGTTCGCATTGCGTATGAGAGCAAGATGAACAAGAAGAAGTATCTCAGCATTCTTCGTGATCGTGTGTTGCTTGATTGCAAGGCTCTGTATTCCATGCGGTATGTCATTAAAAGAAATATCGAGAAAGGTCTTCTCCCGAACTATCAGGACGGTGCCGTTGAGCTGGATAAGCAATTCTGCACCATTGGCGGTATCGGCATGTACGAGGTCATGGATCTCTTTGGCCTGATTAACGAGGATGAAATGGGAAATAAGTCCTACTCAGATGAGGCGGTGGAGTTTGCAACTGAAATTCTCGATACCATCAACGATGTCAAAGATAACTTTGAGTGCGATTTCACATTCAACCTGGAAATGATTCCTGCGGAGAATTGCGCTGGTGTCATTTGTACGGCAGACAATCTTCTCTTTGAGCAGAACAAGTATTTTATCTACTCAAACCAGTGGATTCCTCTCATGGAGAAATGCACGATTCAAGAGAAGTGCCGGCTTGGAAGTCTGTTCGACAAGAAATGTGGTGGCGGCTGCATTGCCCATATTGATATTGAGAGCCGGTTCCCGAATGAGGAAGCCGCCTGGGATATGCTCAACTACGTGGCAAGCCAGGGCGTTATTTACTTTGCGTTCACCACAAAGATTTCTGTATGTTCTGACAAACACGCTTTTATGGGGACTAAAACATGCCCCACCTGCGGAAAGCCAATTGCAGATACTTATGCTCGCGTCGTGGGTTTCTATACCCCCGTGAGCAGCTACCAGGCGATCCGCAAGCAGGAGTTCAACCAGCGCAAGTGGTACGATGTTCTTACAAAAAGCGAGGTCATGTGATGCGGGTAAAAGGGATTATTGAAGAGGATTTCACCAACTTCAAACTCCCCGCCATGTTTATTAACACCTGTTTTTGTGACTTTAAGTGCTGTACTGAGTCGAACCTGGGTATTGAGGTGTGCCAAAACGCACCTCTTGCCCAGGCACCATCAAAAGACATTCCTAACTCAGTCATTTATCAGCATTTTGTGACCAACCCAATCACCAAAGCGGTTGTCATTGGCGGAATGGAGCCTTTCTTGCAGATTGATGAGGTTGAGGATTTGATCAGGCTGTTTCGTTCAAATGGCGATACTTCTCCCATCGTTATTTATACGGGATATTATCCAAACGAGGTACGATCCTCACTTGAACGTATGGAGAAATATGAAAATATCATTGTTAAGTTTGGCAGGTTTATTCCGGACAAACCGCATAGATACGATGATGTGCTTGGTATCACTCTTTCCTCAGATAATCAGTACGCAGAGCAGATTTCATAAGGGAGTTACGCATGATCATTAAGATAAATCCAGACAAAGAGTTTGTCAAAGAAATTAGAGAAAAACTGAGAGAAAACGATGGGTATTGCCCATGTGTGATTGTCAAAACACCAGATACAAAGTGCATGTGCAAAGAGTTTCTGGAGATGGAAGAGGGTAAATGCCATTGCGGGCTATACACCAAAATCAAGGAGGTAGACGACAACAAATGAATCGAGTAGCAAAATTTAGCAAGGTGTCTTTTGAGCAATTCTACAACGATTTTTGTGACACATTTTTTGAGAACTGCGATAAGCCGTCCAAGGAATGTGTTAAGGGGATTTATGATGAAATCAAAGTCCCTACAAGGGCAACGGTCGGATCTGCTGGGTATGACTTCTATGCTCCAATTGATATGAGTCTTGTCCCTGGCGTAGAAATGAAAGTCCCTACTGGCATCCGTGTCGAGATTGATCCTGGCTGGTGGTTGGCCTGTATGCCGAAAAGCGGACTTGGTTTCAAGTATCGGCTCCAGTTAAACAACACCGTTGGTGTAATTGACTCCGATTATTTCCACTCCGATAACGAGGGACACATTTTCGCAAAAGTGATCAACGACAGCCGGCAGAATAAAAATGTTCTCATCACAAAAGGAGATAGCTTTATTCAGGGTATTCTTCTCCCCTATGGCATTTCTTACAATGACGCAGCCGATGGTATCCGAAACGGAGGCTTCGGTTCTACCAGCGTACCGAATGTCGTTGAGTTTGGTGCTAAAAACTAAGTACAAAAATTAAGGGGAATCGCAATTGAAACTTGACTTTGTATTAAATGTTGATTGTTTAATTGGTATGAAAGATATACCAGACGAGACAATTGATATGATTCTATGCGATCTACCATATGGGATTACAAAGAACAAGTGGGATCTGATGATCGATCCAACAAAGTTGTGGCAGCAGTATGAACGCATTATAAAACCAAACGGTGCAATATTGCTTTTTGGTCAAGATAAGTTCACAGCAAAGATGATGTTATCAAATGAAAAATTACATAGGTATAATATCATTTGGGATAAAGTTCTCAAGACAGGATTTCTCAACGCTAAAAGAATGCCATTAAGGGAACACGAAGATATTATGGTATTCTATAAATCACAGCCTATATACAACCCACAGATGACGAAGGGGCTACCAAGCCATAGTAAGGGGAAAGCGATTGGTGCATCGATAGAAGAAATATCTTCTAATCGCATTTACGGGTCTTATAAGGTTGTGGAAAATAAGAGCGACATGAAATACCCAACTTCTATTTGGAGATTCCCAAAGCCGCATCCATCTACAGCAATTAGCTCAACTGAAAAACCTATTGAGTTGTGTCGATATGCTATACGCACATATACCAATGTGGGGGGGGGTAGTATTGGACAATTGTTGTGGATCTGGGTCGTCTCTAATTGCAGCTAAATTAGAGAACAGACACTATATCGGGATGGACAATGGTTTTTGCGACAATAAGAAAAGCAAATATTATGGAATGAGTTGGGCAGATGTAGCAACTTTGAGACTGGAGGATGTGTCGTAATGGAAAACTGCTACGATGGTGCGTGTGGAGGGACAATTACTGAGCGCTGGTATGGGGATATGCAGGATGTGAGCTGCAACCGTGGGTATGGGATGCAGACCGAGGGTGGCTCGTATCCTGAAGAACTATGCAGAGGATGCCCCATGGCAGAAAGCAACTTCCAAAACTATATGTAAGCCCTTTGTGACTGGAGCAGGATGGTATGTTCAAAGTAATTGTTGCTGGCGGGAGAGACTTTAATAACTATGAGGGTCTCTCCAACAGCTTAGATTATCTCTTCAAAAACATCAACGACGATATCCAGGTAGTGTGCGGTATGGCTCGCGGCGCAG